ATATAATAAATAATCCATAATCTAAACTTGATCTAAACTTGATCTAAACTTGATCATTTAAATCACTATCCAACATTCTTTAGATTAAAAAACATTTATGATTAAACTTGACAATTTGCACTTAGTATTTAATTTATCTTTTCAATGTTGATACAAAGAAATTTGACTTTTTCACTTAGAAATGATATAATGTGTCTTGTCAATGAATGACAATGACTTTTTTTCTTTATCCTGCAACTAAGGGGTACAGCTATGACAGTTCAAATGTTCGGCTTATTTACTGCACCACAGTATGATTGTGATGCAACTCGGTGGAATACAATGTGTGATCGAGTATCACAATTCACCTACAAGATCATTCGCAAATTACAAGACAATGATGTTCACTTTAGAGTGACTGCTGAGTTCGATGTCGATGATGCTACAGGCTCAATGCAACATTTAGGTTGCAAAATCACTGCTTACAGACCACAATCCAAGATTGACATCGTTGACAACAAGCCAACCATCAATGGTGAAACATTAGCTTTAAACCTTGAAATTAAGCTAAATTCTGCAAATCATGAAGAGATCACAATTCGCTTAGGTGAATATAGCTACTCAATGCTACATGATATGGCTACACTCGATGATCGTATGGCACTTGCTATTGAATGGCTACAAATGAAATTCATGCCAAGTCGCACCATGCTTGCAGAGATTGCAGACGATGTTGAATGTCATCGAGTTGCTACTCAACAAAACATCAAGTTTTACACTGAAATGCTTGCAGACTTGCTTGCCAAACAAGAAGCACTCAACAAGACTCGCATCGGCAAAAATTATGATGACTCTCAAGACATTTATTACAATGGTGTTCTTTTGATGCAACCAGCTATTGATGATGCTAAAGCTCAAATTGATTACTATAACAAGCGACTTCTCTCTTACAGTGTCAAACTTGAACGATATGACTTTCCCCTGTATCATAGTCCAAAAAACTATTACAGGAGCATTGTTAATCTTCCTAAAGGTTTTGTTCAGAAGCACAAATACTTCATTGAGGATGCCGTTGAATGCCTAGCTAACATTGGCAAATTATCCAATCGCGAGATCAATGTTGTAAGTCAAAAAATCTTCAACAAAACAGCATCTGCAAGCACCAAATTCCTACATTACAAGCACTTGTTCCAAAATGATCCAATCATCAAGGAATTGCTTGATCTTGCAATAGATGCAAAATACATTGATCCTAAGGACATTCCCATTGTCCCTAGCAAACGTCGTCTAGCTGAAATCAAAAAGACTTTACTTGAATTTAAGCGACAAAATGATACAACACAGAAAACTATCTATGAACAGGTCAATAACATAGACACTGAACGGGATCGTCCTGTTGTTACTCAGCTCATTAAAGATAAAAACGGCAAAATCCGAAAACGTGGGACAATGCAAATCGTAACTAGTTTTGATGACGGCGATACCTTTGAACAACGAGTTGAACTTAGAGAACTTGCGATTGATTGCTTAGTAACAATGAATATGTGCAGAGATAGCATCGTCCACCCCAAACCAGGCACACCTGAATATGAAGACCCACACAATGAAAAATACAGCCTAAAAAACATTGTTAAGTCAAATGAACAAAAACAACAGCCTGAAAAACCTGTGATCGTACCAACATTCTCTTGGGGACAATGGGGTAAATAACTAGACCACTATGGCTATATGCCTAAAAAAACGGAACATTAAAACCACACTTTAACTAAAAACACTTAACAAGATTACCTGCCTGATCTATATGGTTAGGCTTTTTTTATCACTATTTAGAATAGGATAGTTATGCAATTCATCAACATAACCCCACATAGTATTGATCTACTTTTAGATAATAAAAAGATTAGTATCCCCCCAACAGGTGTAGTCGCACGATGCTCTGTTGACAGTGAACAATTACCTACTATTTCAGCTACATTTGATGGTATGGAATTTGAAATCCCAATGTCTCAAACAAGATTAGGTGAAATCGTAGGATTACCACCACAAATGCAAGATACCTATTATATCACTAGCATTGTTGTAGCACAAAAAGCATCTCAACTTGGTAGAGTAGATGTGATTGTTCCTGATGTAATTAGAGATAGTAAAGGCAACATTGTAGGATGTAAAGGTTTCTATCGTCCTTAATATCCCTAGCATTGTTTAGAACTATTGCTAAAACACTCTACCTTTAACTCAATCGTAGCATTTATAATTATATTATGAGTGATTTACGACTAACATTAAGATTGCTATTCTTATTGTATCACTTGATTGATTTTTAAAAAATTGATCACAACAACAACCAAAAAACAAGGAAAATACAAGTGACACAGACACTTAAAGACCTTACCAAGATCGTTGCAGAATTAGCAAAAATTGCAGAAATTTATAGCGATGATCAAGACCGTATGCACAAAATCGTTTTAGCTCAGTTACCAATCTATGCACAAAGAGTATTGCTTTCTATGTGTGATGTTGATGATAATGGTAGATATAATCTCAAACTTGATCTTAGAGCAGCAATCACTCAAATTGAAGATAAGGCTGAGGGATTTTACACTGATGTGCTTGATGGTGAAACTCATAAATTGCTAGATGATATTTTTATGCAAATCGTAGATGCACTCATTGATAATAGCAATAGCGATCATCGTTTCACAAGCATTTCACTTATTGTAAATAAAGCACAAAATGCACTAGATGCTCTCAAAAAATATTCTACTGAAGAATTTGATTGGCACTATTTTGCAATGGAAACTTGTGAAGATGATATTGAAGAAGCTAATTCTGAATTACCATCTATCCTAGAAGATGTTCAATCACAACTAGAAGATGCTCTTACACACACAGCTAATGATGCATTTGATCGCTTTAGATATGATGTAAAACAACTCATTGCTGATACAGACAATATCATTGGTCAACTTGAAGGTGCATATAGCGATTATTGCGAAGCAATCCAAGCAAAAACACTTGAAGGCTATTTTGATGATGCTTGTCATGAGATTAGTGAATTGCTATTTGCATTTGTCTTGTTTCTTAGACCACTATGTGTCGTAGAATTTGAAGAACAAAAACAAAAGACTGCTCAAAACATGATTGCTAAACTAGATCGTGTTGAATTGTTAGAAAGACAAAATTCTGAATTACAACAACAATTAGATGTCGTAAATAAGGCAAACAAGGATTTAGAAGATTTGGTCAAAGGTTTTGCTGAAATCCTAGAGATCATGAAACAGAGTTAATATTTCAAAAAAACGGAATGTTCAAAAACAGTCAAATATAAACAATAAATTAAGAATGTGTTCAAAAACAGCAACATTTGAACAATAACAATCAAGGGCATCTAAGTATCATATATTTTAGAATACCCCACACACTAGCATACTCATGATATGAGTATATTTTTCGTCCACAACAAAGGAAACAAAATGGATGACACTTTAGATACATTGCAATTGATTAAAGACAATCTTGAGCAAAACAAAATTACAACTAGCACTGCTAAATCTCAATTACTAGATGCAATTCGTGATGGTATTGTGTTTGAGGCAATCTATGACTTAGAGAGATTGGATTGCACTACATCTTATCTTAGAGATAATGGTCAAGGCGATCAACATTTAACTAACTTGTTTCGTGATTTCTTAGATGAACATCATGAGTCATATTTTGGTATTGCTAGAGCAAGATTTACTCAACTCTATAAAACAATCAAGATTGAACTCAAACACTATGCAGAACATGAATATGACTTTAACAATCAAGCAATAGAAGAAATTGAATGCACAGAAGATGTTGAAACATCACTTGCAAATATCAAGCATGAATTACAAGAACTTCTACATATTTGTGATGATTTTAGCGATATTGATCAAAGAATGGAACAGGATATTGCAGTCATGTATAACAATATCAAACTTATCCAAGATCGTTTTTGTGCTAATCACAACACTAGACTAAAGCACCATAAAGAAGATATTATTGCTATCTTTCATGATAAACAAGCTTCGTGCCTTGATTATTTAGATTTGGCTATGTTTATTGTTGATGCTATCTATGATAAAGAAAAAACAAGTGAAATTGTCGTTGAATTTGGATTTTCAGGTGCTGATCAAAAGATGGTTGAATTTATGACTAACATTAAACAAATGGTTGAAGATTTCAATAATAGTCGTAAGGCATAATTTACTTAAAAAAACGGAATGTTAAAAAACCATCATATACACAATAGTAATCAATAGAATGATATTCTAGAAATTTACTACTATCACTAAGGTTGATATACTTAACCTATCTTAAATGATTGAATGATCAATCAACACAACAACACACACACAAGGACAACATGAAATGAAAGCCTTACTATACCCATACGATAGCGACCCTCAAGTAATCACAATCCAAGCATTTACAGATGCACAAGAATGTGTCGGTGGCATTGTAGAAATCCAATACAAAGGTGATGCAGAATTATTTGTATTCAATGAAGAAGGAAGAATTATGGAACTTCCACAAAATAAACACTATCAACAGTTTGTTGGCAATGTTTTGGTTGTCAACAGAAAAAAATTCGATAATCTACCATTTGGCATACAAGGAGTTTAAATGCTAAACTATTTCGATTTAGATGCAGGCGATCATAAAAATGTAAGTTATGGTCAGCAATTCTACTCACACCTTCAGCAAAATGCTCATATCTTTACTTATAGGATTGACAAGCTAACTAAAACCAACAGTGCTGAATGGGAACAAGAACGATCTCAATGGAAACTTGAAGCTGATTTGATTTGCACAGCCGTTCGTGATGTAAAAGCTGATATTAGTGATTTCACACCACAATATGTAAATGGTATCAAATTGATTGATCATGCTCTAGTGATGTTCACAGATAAACACAATGATCATGCAACATTTTATACTGTATCTAGACATGGTGCACCTAATGGTCAGCACATTGTTGTTCAATCACATTTGTTTGATAGTTACTACAAAACATTGCGATATTGGTCACAACAGAATGTAATCCGTCAGCCTGATCAAGCACTTCATGTTCTTTCTATTCTAGATTATTTCTATAGAAAATCTGATGGTGAATTTTACTATGGTGAATTTTACTATGGTGATTGGTACACTTATGACACTCTTGGTTATCATTATGACTTTGATACTGTCAATGTACCTAGCACTAGAGAACTTGTACAACAATTGGGAAAAGGTGTACCACTTGCTACATCTCTAGAACTTGACAAAAAGGAACTAACACCTACTAAACCATTGTATTACAAAGATACAAACACTCTTATTGAGAACTACAAAGAGAAACAACGATACTTTGAAATGGTCAGAGATCTTCAACTTTGTCATGATGATGAAGATATGGAAGAATTTGATTTCAATGCAAGTGATTTGTTTGATGATGATGACTCTTTCTAGACATACTTTAAAAAAAACGGAATTGTAAAAAAGATACCCCACCTATAAGCATTACAATCTTTTAATAAAAGAGAACTAATGAAATCCCCCTTTAGCTTTAATGACATTAGAGCTAATACAACAACCACTCTCTCAAGGAAAATACAAATGGCAGAATATACACCTGTCTTTCTTAGAAGAATGAAAACAGCTAAATCATCTAAAGAGCAATACCTTAGAATTTACGATGATATTAAGCTAGAACTTGCTAAATCGTTTGTCGTAAAAGAAACAGGATTTGTAAGTCAATATCCACCAATGGAAAGCGATCACACAGAGTCAATCTCTTTTTCTCTTTCTCTCAATGGTTTGGTGTTCTATCTATCTGTTGATTATGATGGCAGATTATCTGTATATCTTGCAGGTCAATCTACAAGAAATGTTGCTCAAGTCGTAGTACCTTATGATGTTGCACTTATTTGTGTATGGTTTAGATCACAGATCAATTATCTCTCTCACTTTGCAGAAAAAACGGAAGGTTAGAAAATGAAATTATATGCCATTTATAAGAGTAGAAGATGTAGAGAAACAGGTGAAACAAGACCCGCTCGACTAATCTCTAAGGGACACACACTTGAATATGTTAGAGAAATCTGCAATAGCCCAGAGTCAAGTAGTGATCACAATTACAATCCTAGAGCAAAATATGATTGGTTTTTATTCTATGCAAGTATGAATTAAATCATAAAGATAAAAATGCTCTCAGATGTGTCTAAAACCTATCTAAAAACGATTTTAAAGTGTTTGGGCTACCTACATATCATTTTGATACTTAAGTGCCTTAAAATGCTTAAAAACGACTAATGATTAAATTGATGGATATTTACCATAATCACTTAGATTGTTATACTTATATCATAAATTTGTTGTGCTGATTAAATCACTACATACAAAAAATTCCCTAGCTATTCATCAAATGAGTAGCACACCTTCCACAAAAAAGGAAAACACAAAATGTCAGATATTGACTTTGAAAACACCACTAGAAAAACAACTTCGTATTTCTTAACAAATCCATTTGGCACAGCAGACATGATCTTTATCAGAAAAACAATCTTGCTTGAAGAAACTGATGCATTTGAAGAAAATTGCGATAACGATGATATTCCTTATGTTATGGCAGAAGCTATTGTTGTTCACAATGTAAATTCTTTAGTGCTAGAACACATCTGTGAAAAAACAAACTTTGATAGATCAGAGATTTTGGTTGAACTTGAAGGTCGAATTTTCGATGGTGTCAACAACTATTATGAAGCAGCTGAACCTGTAAGATCATTGTTAATGAGTCATTCTTTCTCTATGTTCAATCAAACAGAAGAAGACAGTGATGATAAATTCTTTAGTATCAATTTCACTCACTTCGGTACTTCACCACACCAAAATGGTAAAATGCATGAAGTGATTAGAAACAATGGCTTTCTCATTGAACAAATGGTCGAACTCTATAATAGAGTGTATTATGGTTGTACACATCAGGTTGTCATTGACATGATCACTAGAATTAAAAGACAACGATATGTTGATGATCTTGAAGGCTTTTTTGAAAAACGACTATATGCTAAAGAGTTGGCAGATGATATTAGCGAAAACACTAAATTCTATCAAGAGTATTTCAACCTATACGGCGAGGAACACCCTGATCTTATTGGTGATATTCGCAAGTTTTAAAATACCATTGCTATTATCGTGTGATTAGTAGTTTGTATATATTCAAGATTATGTTGATTTTTATATAAGACTAATGTAAAAGATTTTGACAAGCCAAAACAAACCTATGATATAGGTTAAAAAAACGGCACATTAAAAAACAATCATATTTTAGATATGACAAAATGTTAGCTAATAAACTAACAGACACAACCAAAAAAAACGGAGCATTAAAAAATGCAATACTTAAAGCACTTATCATATTTAGATATGAATACGAATTGGCTAACAGAGCAATTTATCATCATAGGCAAAAACTCATACTTGATGAAAAAAAACGGGCAGTTAAAAAGTGGATTATTTAAAACAGAGAATATCAAGGTATCTAAACAAAAAGACAACACCTATGATCTATTTGTAACAGTAAGACACTCACAAGGGAATGATATTGTAGCTGAATATGGCTTACCTGATGATGAATTAAGAGTGATGGTAGAATTATACTCTAGACACCAATAGAGAACAGCACCACAGCACCACATGAAAAAACGGAACATCAAAAAACGGAATATTAAAACACTTTTTTAGATACCCCCCTATATACAATATAAGAATAACACACTAAAAAAACGGAACTTTACAAAACCCCCCTTAATAATTAGATTACCCCTCATATATGTATATCTATAGTAATATTAGCATAGACACAATAAAGAAATTATTCTAATTTTACACTAAATCCACAACTTTAGATCAAATTTCAAATATTCTCTACTAGAGTAAATCATAAAGCCAATCCAATAAATTCTAAGAAATGCCCTATTTATCGGGGTTTGCGACTGCTTTCGTCCCTTCCGTTTCTTTAAAAGTATGGTTTTCTAGGGGGTAAAATATAAGAGGTTGTATTCATTTTCAATCAGGTTTTACATGATTTTTTATTTGCCTTATAGAAAAGATTTATTTATATGTGTTTTTGTCGTGGTTTTTTCGCCCTATCTTGTCTTTTAGAAAGTGATGATCAAAAGATAGTAAATCATGACCGTTTTTTTTCCCCTTTTTCCCCTTTACTCTTCTTTTATAGTAGGTAAAAAATCATGACCGTTAAAAAGTCAATTAAAAATCAAGCTGTTCAAGTGCCTGTTGTTGCCACTGTTCAAGCTGTTGAAACTTCTAAAGCTGTTGATTTTGTTCAAGCTGTTGTTTCCCCTGTTGAAAATGCCGTTGCTGTTGGTGGTACGGTTGCCGTTTCTTCCCCTGTCGCTGTGGTAAAGTCTATTTCTTTAGATATTATCAGCCTTATCAATGCCCCAAAAACTAAAACTATCAAGGTTGATCAGCCTAAGAAAGAAAAATCAGCATTTAAGAATTTGAATGATCAGTATCATGACTATATCAAATTTTCTTTGTCTGTTTTTGGTTATGTGGCAAGTTTAAATGATGTTAAATCTTTGTGCCGTCTATCATCAGATTTTGACGATGCTTTTTCTAAGTCTGTGCTAAAAAATGGGCTTGGTTCTGTTGATCATGATGATAACTATTCTGGTAAAATCCTGTTTTCTGGTTGCCCTGTTGTGTCATTGGTTGATCATCAATTCTTTTGCTATTCTAAAGCTTATAATGATGACTTGAAAGATAAAAATCATGCTGGTTTATATAGCTGGCAAGTCGCAAAGTTTCTCAAAGCTTTATTGATTGCTCAAGCTGTGAAAAATCAAAAGTCTTTAGAGATTGCCCCCCCTTCAAGTTGTCCTTTTGTTTCGTTATCTTGGGCAAGCTATTGTTCAGCATTCAAATTGCTAGGCTGTGAAAAGATGAGCATTCAAAAGATTGACCATCTCAAAACAAAATTTGACGGTGCTTTAATTGACAGTATAAGCGAAGATTTACTTGATATAGATATTCAAGGGCTGTTTAATGCTGTTTTAAATTTTGCCCCTGTTGTTGCTGTCCCTGTTGCTGTCCCTGTTGCCCCTGTTGATAACAAGTAAAAAATCAGCCTGTTCTTCCACTCATAACAAAAGAAAGTTTAATCTATTGTCAATAACTTATAAGTTTGTTGATAGCTTAGAAGAAATTACAAAAGTTAAAAATTCAGTTTATCAGATTTCAAAAGATAGCTTTGTCATCAATGAAAATATGATGGTTTTTAGCTGTCTAGCTAGTCTTGAATACGAGCTAAAAGAAACTAAAAAAATTGAATTGGTTTTAACCTGTAAAAATAGAAATTTTACTTGTACCATAAAAAAGTAAAAAGTTTCTAGGCTGTCCCCTGTTGCCCCTGTCCCCTGTTGGCTGTCCCTGTTGGCTGTCAATGATAACTCAAAACACTAAACACTAAACACTAAAAAAAAGAAAAGAAAACAGTTTTAAAAATGGTAGCCGTCTAGAATGACGGTTTTTTTATTGCCTGTTTTCTTCCCCTGTTTCCCCTGTTTTCAATAAGGTAAAAAAACACGATGAAAACTACTTTTAAAGATAATGTTCATATGACTTTTAAGGCTGTATATTGCTTAAATGAATTAGTCAATGGATCATCATTTTTACTTAGTCCCTTGAATGATACTAGCAATATCGTTGCAATGGTAAATGATACAGTTATCAATTTTCATTCTTGTAAAGCTGTTCATTTTGATGAAAAACTTTATTATAAAAATGAGAATGGATTTAAAAAACTCTGTCAATCAGTTATTTTTAAATGTAAAAATGATTTGAATGCTTCTCTGTTGGTTCAAGTATTTTTTGATCAATATCATTACAATATCAATGAACATACAAGTTTTGAATTTAATAGAATGTATGATATTTCTTTAGAATGGGCTGTTGAAGGTCAATCAGAAGATTTCATCTATTCTTCATTTATTCATCATAAAAAGAATTTACTTGTTTTTTATCCAGCTTTAAGCCGTCAAGCTTTCTTATTTGGCTATGAAATTGAATTAAGTTTAATCGAGTTAAGAAAAGACAGATTAGTCAATGAACTAGCTATTAAAAATCTTGAAAATAAACAAGATAAAATTCTTTTAAAGTTTCTTGTTCAAAACTTGATCCACACTCAAAAAGAAATTTATTCAAGATATAATAATGATCAAGTGATTGAAATTGAGCATCACTATTTAAACAAAGTTTTAAGAAAAATTTAAGGCTGTTCACTCACTAGCAAATAAAAAAACTGTCATCTATCCTATATAAATTCTTCTGTTGCTGTTGCTAGTGTACCATAATAAAAAATCCTGTTGGCTGTCGCTGTTGCTGTTGGCTGTCGCTGTTGCTGTCGCTGTCGCTGTTGCTGTTGCTGTTGGCTGTCGCTGTTGCTGTTGGCTGTCGCTGTCGCTGTCGCTGTTGCCTGTCGCTGTTGCCTGTTGCTGTTGCCTGTTGCCTATCCACATGAAAACAGCATGACAGCATAAGACAGCATGAAAACAGCATGAAAACAGCATAAAAACAATACAACATGAAAACAGCAGAAAACACATAAAAAGACAATTTAAAACATTCATTTTAAGATAGTTTTAGATCTAAATTTTAAAACCTATAAAAAATTCAAGTAGGTAGTTATAGGTTTATATATGCTCAAAAGTGATAAATCCCAATGCTCAAAAATTCAATTTAAGCCACCTTTTAGCTCGTTTTTGTGGTGATAAATGCATACATTCTTATTATAGTATCAATCATAATCTATTGTTTAAAGAATGCTTTAAAATGCTTGCTATATGATAAGAATGCATGACTTGAACTGATAGATGATATAAGGTGACTTGTCAATAATGAATATTTAAAAAGTATGTTCTAAGTATATCACAAGTAAAAATGATAGAGTGATAACATAAAAATGATAGTAGTGATAAATGCTAAAAGGTATTAAATCAATATAAACAAGAGAAAGAGATATAAAAGTAGATTGAAACTGATGGTAAGAATAAAGGTATAAATTTTTAAGGGGGTGTATATATGCACCGTTTTTTTGGTAGTGTTTAGGTATAAAATGAACAAGTTGACCATATGAAAAATGAGAAAGGCTGAACACGACTCGCAGTAAAATATAAACTTTTTAGTGAACATGATACTGAACATGAGCCCAAAACAAATGATAATAGAAAAAGATACCCCCCCCCATGAGAAAAAAAATTAAAAGAAAAGAACACAATCGTATGCCTGCAGGTACTCAAGGCACAAATGGTAAAAAATGGCTATGGTAAAAAACGGAAGGGAATAAAACCAAACTACTTCTAGCTATATAATAATATGTGATACATTATAACAATGAATAGTCAATCAAGTTACAATGATGGTATAAACTAAAGGCACAACAAACATAATCAAGAAAACAATAAACATAATCAAGTGATGGGTAAAGAGATAGCTAAAGAATGGTAATAAAATGGTCAACCAATAGCACATGATCAAGTAACATACTAAAAAACTGAATGGTAAAAATCCAAACAATAATTCTCTAGCTATATAAGTAAAGTATAGTGATAAGTAATAGCTAAAGAGTAGACAATCAAGGCAGTATAATGGTTAAGCATAAAAGTAAATAGTCAATCCAAAGAATAGTCAATCTATGGTATGGTTATGGTTATGGCAATGGCTCAAGTGTTATGGCTCAAGTGTGATATACTAAAGGTTGGTTATCGACCAAAAAAGATGAAGTAGTGTGAGTGGCAAGCACCTACTCTTTACACTAGAGTGCCTGTAAGAATACTAAGGTAAAAAAATGTGATGATAAAAAACTAAGGTAAAAAAAGTTATATGCATAAAATTGTGAAGAGAATATGCAGAAAGATTGGAAAAAGTGTAGAAAGAAAAAATGTGAATGTGATAAATGCTCAAATTTCTAGCAAATATGGATAAAAATGGATAATAAAAAATGGTGGTGTAAAAATGTGGATAAACTACAGGCACAATGATTGAATGTTCTAGCTATATAAATTGCTAAAAATGGAATGTGAATAAAATGGATATGAAAAAAATGGGAAATAAATAAAGGTAAATAAAGAGAATGACATAAACAAACTAAGATAAATAAAGAATGGTATAAAAAGAACAAGGGCTCAAATTGTCTTTAGCAATGGTAACTGTAAAAATGTATAGAAGAGAAAATATAGAAAGTGATAATGAAATGTTAAGTGATAAATGCCTATTTAGGTAAATAAAAGGTTCGATAAGGAAAATGAGAGTGGCAGAAAATCGCCCCCAGTGAGCTTTACACTAAAGGGTATAAAAAAAAGTTGAATAAAGTGGAAAAAATGATAAAGTAGGTATGTCATTCAATAACAATAGAGAAAAAATGGAATGACAGAAAGAGAAAAGAATGTATAGAAGTTCAAAAACGATAGGCAATTTACCATGTGCCCACAGGAGATGGCGACACAACGGTCATTGTAAGTGGGTGCATGGGTACTCTAGGTCATTTGAATTTTGGTTTGAGTCTGATAATCTAGATGAGATGGGATTTGTTGTTGATTTTGGTGGATTAAAATGGTTACAAGAGTGGCTATTGTCTAAATATGATCATACATTACTGATAGATGAGAGTGATCCGTTGTTACCAATGTTTTTAGAATTGGAAGAAAAAGAAGGTTGCAAATTAACTGTCTATGAAAATGTAGGAATGGAAGGAAGTGCAGAGTATGTTGGTAGCTATGTAAAAGAAAAGCTAGAAGAATTATATGGTAACAGAGTAAGGCTAATCAGTGTAGAGTGTCGTGAGAATGACAAGAATAGTGGGGGGATATGGTATTCAAAGTAAGAAAAAAGCGATTTACAGATAGTGGTCGTACAGGTAAGCAGGCGGTAGGTTACTTACAGGTATATAGTTTAGATACTGTAGATGGTGTAAAGTGGTTTAAGAAAAGGTTAGAGGCACTAAGGGTATGTGATGAGATGAATTTAGAGTATGTGAATTGTTACACGATAAAGAATGAGAAACCTGCTTATGTATTTCTAAATATGTTGAATGGAAATTACACTATAGAGAAGATACCAATGAAGAGGACACAGAATTACAATAGGTCTAGGTGGGCATACCAAAGAGAAGTGTTGGTAAATAAGATGGGGGTACTTGGGTTTAATGTACAAGAGATGAGTACAGAAGAAATTAAAAAGTTAGTAGAGGAAAGAACAAATGAGAGTTGATTATGTGACTGTTCTAGGCTACCCACAACCAAAAGAGAGAAGTGGTGTAGGAGCATATGGTAATTTATATAAGAAGAAAAAAACTCGTGATTATGAGCAAAGAGTAATGGAAGAATTTGCTAAATTACTTGGAGCATCTATCTATAAAGGTTTAATCTATGTAGATATTATTTGTATATTTAAGAGAACAAAAGAACTATCAAAACGGTATAAAAACGGAACATACAAATATGGAACTAAAAGAATAGCACATTTAATAAAACCTGATCATGACAATATAAGAAAGAGTGTCTTAGATGGATTTCAATGTTTTATGGATGGTGGTGATTGTAGAGTAATTGGTGGGCTCACAATGAAGTATTATGCAAACATAGTGAATGAAATTGAAGAAGAAGAGAGAGTGGTAATTAGAGTGGTAAGTGAATGTGATCTAGAACAATTACATGTCTATATGCTAGAGCCAAATAATCTAATAGAGTTACTAAACAAATAATTCTAGCAATTTTAAACATAAAGAGTATATAATAGGGATTAAATAATGGAAATATAACAACATAGTAGGTATATCATGAGTGATAAGACAACAAAAGAAATTGTGGAAGAAAACAAACCAATAAGAACAACTAGTCAAAATAAGGTTAAGGTGAACAATCCTAAGAAAGATACGGGGATTGTGCTGACAAAACAAGAGATAATGGATTTAGCAGAGAAATGTTACTTGTTTTGTGAAAAGGGTAGTGGTGTAGAACTATACCCATACCAAAAGGAATTTGGGCTTAGAATAATCCAATCATTGTTACTAGAAGATAATGCTGAAATCACTGCATTGTTTAGTAGACAAAGTGGTAAGACAGAAACGGTATCAACAATCGTACCAGGATTATGTGTGATATTACCAATATTAGCTAACATACCTGACATAGGTGTTGACCGTAGAATAGGTAAATTTAAGCATGGGTTTTGGGTAGGTATCTTTGCCCCAAACTATGAACTTGCAGGCATCATGCATACTCGTATGAGTAAGAGAATAACATCTCAAGAGATGGAAGAGATACTAAAAGACCCTGAAATCAATATCAATTTAGATCATGGTAGGAAGGTGTTAAGGTTGCCAAATGGTAGCTATGTAGATTCAAATAGTGCAGGTCCACAGACAAGTATAGAAGGTAAAACCTATCATTTGATTATATGTGAAGAAACACAGGATATTAGTGATTATAAGATTAGAAAATCAATACACCCAATGGCAGCAGCGACAGGGGGGACTATTATTAAGATTGGAACACCTGCCCCTAGAAAGTGTGAATTTTATGAGGCATGTGAGAGAAATAGAAAGAAACAATTAAATCAATCTAATAGTGAACTAAAATGTCATTTTGAATTTGATTATACTGTAGCAAGTAATTACAATCCTAGATATGCAAGTTATATAGAAATGGAAATTGAACGACTTGGGTTTGATAGTGATGACTTTAGAATGTCCTACAGGTTGCATTGGATTTTGGAAAGAGGTACATTTATATCACCTGAACAATTAGCAGAATGTGGAATTAAGAAAAGGGATAAACTAACATCTCATGGTGTTAAAGGTGAGAAATTGGAATTCCACAGGTATGATTATATTGTGAGTGGTGATAAACTAACGGATAATTTGGTAGCAGGTATAGATATTGGTAGATCATCTGATAGCACGATTGTGACTGTAGGAAAAGTATGGTGGGAAAATCCTGTATATCGTAGTGGTGAAGATAGGTATTATTGTCATGTCATGGATTGGTTGGAATTACAAGGTGATGATCATGAAAAACAATACCCACAGATTGTTGAATTTCTTTCTAGGTTTAATATAGGCTCAATTGTGATAGATGCAACAGGTAGAGGTGATCCTATTTATGATCGTTTAAATGCAGACTATTCAGAGAAAGACATAGCAGTATACCCATTTATATTTACAAATAAAAGCAAACATGAAGGCTACACCATTCTATACCAAGAACTTGTAGAAGGTAGACTTACATATCCTAGTGGTGAACATTGTGCTAAGCTAACTAAATGGCGAAGATTTATAAACCAATTCAATGACTTAGAGAAGAATTGGAAAGGTAAATATATGGCAATTGAAGCCCCTACAACTAAAAATCATAGAGTAATTGACAAGCCACATGATGACTATCCTGATAGTTTAATGTTATTATGTTGGCTTGTGCATAGAAAGAACTACAGTGTAGAAACATCTGACAGATCAATCTTTGCTTTAGGTGACGACACATATTCACGAATGAGAAATAATCGTGGTGGTATAACTAGAAGAAATACAAGTAAGGGTAGAGATCGTTGGGGTATTGAATAATTACTATAATATACTAGATAACTATAGAAATTATATAGGAAATAGTATATAAATATGTATAGATTACTAAGAAAACATTGCATAATATGTATGAAAAAACGGAGATTAAAGAAATGACTATCTACAACCCATCTAGGTTAGTATCACTAGAAGAAATAAGCTCTATGACAGGGATAGATGCAACAATCATTAAAAAACATCTAAGAAGTGGTAGATTGATAGACCAAACAGAAGAAAATGTAAGAGATTATGTTGTCATGTTAGAAATGTCTAAAGATCGTTATAGTTCTAAAGACAGATATAACCATAGAGATGTAAAACGACACCATAAGTGGAAAACAGAAGATGAAATTGCTCTTAGTAAATTAAAAGCAGAAGAATATATTGAATTTGTAGGTAAAAAAGATGAAGATAAAGAAACACAAACAAATGAACAAAAAAACGGAGAATAACAAATGGCAAATTATCCTAAAGAATGGTTTGTACCACCACAAGCAGTAAGAAACAATGCAATAGATGGACTAGAAAGACGGAAGGAAAAAGGTGGTGGTGGACTTACACCTAAACAATCAAGTACAGCAGGTGCAGGTGGTGGCTCTATAGGTAGTGGTGTACAAAGAGCAAGTGATTTAAAGAATGCAAATGCAATGAGCCCAGCTACTATGAAACGAATGAAAGCATTTTTTGATAGACATTCTGCATTCAAAGAACACCATGATGATAAAATGAGTAAGGCTTATATCTCTTGGCAGCTTTGGGGTGGTGATGCAGGTAGGCAATGGGCAACAAGTGTTGTCAATAAAATGAATGAATTTGATGAGAAGGCTAAGGAAGATAAAAAAGGTTAATTACCACCATTCTGCATTAAATAAGGTGGATATGTATTAGGTGTATTATATAGCTTTACATTGATTGCTCTTATGTCATTACGAGTTTCTTGTAATAGATTATTTTGTTGTGTAAGTACAGATGTTAAACTCTCTAGCTTTGTTGAATTATTTTCCATAATCTTTGTAAGATGTAGCACATTTTCTTCAATCGCTTTAATTCTACTAAGAGATTGATTTTCTAGTGATGTAATCTTATCTTCTAGCATCTTAATCTTTACTTCTTGATTAGATGTAGTTGAGTTAATAGAACTAATCCACATAATTGCAGGGATTACTGTAAATGATGCGATTTTAACAAACCAATCGGTATAATCCTTTAGGTCATTAAAAGTGATTGCAGACATGATGTTCTCTCTTTCGTTTTACTATTCCGTTTTTTTGAGTATTATTCTGTGTTTTCTAGTGATTGACTAAATTCACATAGATGACTAAAATGTATATGTCTTAAATGACAAAACACTAAAAACCAATCTATGCTACTTGTTAGGAGATTAACATGATAGATAATAAAAATCAATGCATTGCTAAGGTAAATGATGCAATTAACAATGACTTTAAGAAGAGTCAAACACCTGTGTTATCAGCAGCAATTTTTGTAGCTCAATATGATGAAGATACAGATGAATATGCACTCACAATGTCTGTTTTAAGGTCTTGGATTAAAGATGAATTTGGTAAGAAACAATTGATCAATTTTGATAACTATATCTTAGCTAAAGGTCATAAACTTGAACGAGTACACCAAAAACCACAAGATACAACTACACAAATTGAAGATACAAATACACAAAAAACGGAAATTGAAAAACCTTTAGAAATCATTCCATTAGAAGAAATTGTTGCAGATGATGAAAGATTTCTATATGAGAATGTTGTTGTAGATACACCTAAACAAGCACAATCACAACCTACATATCAAGCTAAGATACAACCTAAAGCTAGATCAAACAAACCACAACCAAAGAAGAGATAATATGGATTTTAAGACATACCAAAAATTCACTAACACAACAGCTAAATACCCACAAGATCAAGCATTCCCATACCTTGCTTTAGGTTTAAATGGTGAGAGTGGTGAAGTAGCAGAAATCATTAAAAAAATCGTGAGAAAACAAATGTCATTCGATATTTTAAAAGATCAAACAATCCTAGAGCCTGATAGCTTACGACAACAAATTAAAGCAGAGCTTGGTGATGTATTATGGTATGTTGCACAAATCTGTGAGCAAGCTAATTTTGACCTTGAAGAAGTTGCACAAGCTAATGTTGACAAACTCACACAAAGAACAAAAGAAAATAATATCCAAAAATTAGATTAAGTTTATCTTCTCTTTAGATTGTTGTATATACTTATTATACAATTTACCTTTAGCAATAATCTAAGGAGAAACATGATTATTAGATCAACACCATTTGGTAAAGTAGACTCTCGTGTCTACTCTCTTATTCAAGGCATTGAAACAGAACATAATTGGCGACTTAAAAGATATGATCAATTTTGGAATTTTTATAGGGGTAATCAATGGGGGTGGACTAGATCACCAGACGACTCATTTGTGACTATTAACTATTGTCAAAGAATTGTAGATACACATGTAGATTTCCTTATGAAAGGTGGTTTTTCTGTCACTATTCCTGATGATCCTGAAACTGAAGAATATGAGCCTTTTGAACTAGAGTTTATTTCCAATGCACTTGAGAAAGTATGGAAAGTAAATCGTAGAGATCATATGGCTCTTGAAATGGGACAAATGGGTAGTATTACAGGTGATGTATTTATTAAGGTATCTGTTCGTGATGATTTTCTTTTAGGTAAGAAAGTGCCAAACATTGAAATTATCCCTAGTCAATTTGTATTTCCTACCTTCTCTGGACCATATGGACCTGCAAAGAAGATTGAGAGTGTATTGATTGCATATCCTAAATATTCTGATCAAGTGATTATGCAAGGTGTGTATGGTGAAGAAAAACGAAATATTGAATGGCATGCAGAACGATGGACTTCCGATAGTGTTACATATTATAGAGAAGATGGTAGTGATGTTACAGAACAGAATGTATTAGGTATAATCCCTGTTGTACATATCCCTAACTATCCTGTTGTAGGTGATTTCTTTGGTAGATCAGATTTGTTTTCTGTTCTATCTCTACAAAGAGAACTAAATGAGAAAGCTACAGATATTTCAGATGTAATCAATTATCATGGTAGCCCAATCACTATTGTCAAAGGTGCAAAAATCGGAAACTTAGAAAAAGGTGCAAATCGTACATGGTCAATCCCTTCTGATGCTAGCATTGAAAACTTAATGTTAAAAGGTGAACTAGAAGCAAGCATAGGTTTTTATAATAAAATTCGATCTGCTATGTTTGAAATTGCAGGTATTCCTGAACAGGTTGTAGCACCTACACACCAATACCAATCAGGATCAGCACAAGCATTATCTTATGGACCACTTTTAAATGCAAGAAAAGCTAAAATCCAAACATATTCTTATGGTATCAAGGAAGTAAATGTCTTAATCCTTAGAATGCTTGAATTGATTGATGGTGATTTTGCAGAGAAATTTAAAGAAATCCCTAGAACTGCAAAATACAATACAGAAGTTGTATTCCCACCTGCATTACCTAGAAATGAAGTACAAGAATTACAAATGTCTGAAGGTAGATTACGACTTGGATTAAGTAGTAAAAAAATGGAAATGGAAAAACTTGGTATGACAAGAGGTGAAATCCGTAGAGTTATCCAAGAACAATATGAAGAAAATCGTGTAAATGCAGAAATCCAATACAATTTAGGTCAAATCAATTTAGATCACCTAAAGGAATACCAAGACTTCTCTGATTACATTGATAGCTTTGAGAGTGATAATATTAGAGATGATGATGGTGATCCACCACAATCACAAGTAGGTAAAGGTGTAATGAAATTTGATAATCAAGGTGGCATTCAATTTAAACAAAATCGTGGAAATCCAAATCCCACAAGACCAATGCCTGATAGTCAAGGTGAACGATTATCACTTAAACGAGAAAATACTGATAGTGGTGGTGAATAAAACAATAAAATAATTATGTATCTTTAGGTGATAAATGCTATATCCTTATAGGTGTAATAGAAACATCAAATTAAGGAAAAACGATTATGGCATCAAACTTTATACCATTTGATAAATTAGATTATGTATCTCAATTATACATTAAAAACAATCCTTTAGGTTATATTGAAGAACTTAAACAAAAGGGAATAAAGGTAGATACTTCTGACTTTTTAGCTACATATTCGGATAATATAGATAAAACAAAAATCCCTTCTGTTAAACGACTAATAGAGAAAGAGAGCAAACCTGTTGTTGACTATGATAAGATTAAGGATTTACTAAAAAACAATATCTCTAGTGAAATTAGAAAACAAATCGAACAGGATGTAAGATCAAAACTTGATAATTTAGATGATCTTAAAGCAAGGCTTGAAACTGAACGATCTGATTTTGCTAGACGAGATTTACAAGAACAAATCACCTTAGGTACTAAATTAAGAGTATGGGAAATACAACAAAAATACATTCAGGATATGCTGGATATTAAACTTAAAGCAAGACTAACATTCCTTGAAAAATCAGGTGCACTAGATACAATTGCAAAATTGATAGAGATTGAACAGGTAAAACAACCAGCACTTACAGAGAAACAAATCGTAAATCAAGCAATTACAGATAAGATTAAAAACACTATTCAAATTGTAGATGATGAACAATTACAAAAAGATACTAAAGATACAATCAAGGATAATACAAAGGCTATCAACTTAATAGATAAAGCAATACAAAACTTACAATATGATATACAACAAGCAAAACTTGGTAGGGGTATACCTAGAGCATATTCATCTAGTGTAGGTTCATATATCACATTTTTAGAAACTAAAATATCAATCGAAGAACAGGGTAAAATTAGAATACAGGAAAGATTAGATCAAAACACTAAACTACTTAATCAGGTAAATGAAAGATTAAAAAATACAAAACCTGAGAGTTTAAAATTACCTAAGACTGTAGAAGAGCCTAAAGAAGATATAAAACAAGAGCCAATTGTAGATAAAAAAACGGAAAAGGAACAAAAGAGATTAGAACAATTAAAAGAGAAAGAAAGAAAAGCACAAGAGAAAATAGATAAAGAGAATATCAAAAAACAAGAACTCTTAGATAAACAAGAAAAAGCTAAACTAGAAGAACAAGAACGACAAAAGAAATTACAAGATGCTGAACTAGAAAAACAAAGACTAAAAGAACAAAAAGATAAAGAACGACAACAAAAAAAACTAGAAAAAGAAAAACAAATTGAACTCAACAAACAAAGAAAAGAACAATTTGCTTTAGAACGAGAACAAAAACTATTTGGTAATCTTACATCTAAGCAGAAGATGGATTTTGATGGTGCAAATAGAGCTTATGCAGGGGCTATATCTCAAACACCTAAATATGATAAGGATAAAAATTATAAACTTGTAGATGTTTTTGACCCTTCCGAATTTCCTAGCGATTTTGATACAAAGAAATTCGCTAAACAATCATCTTGGGTACAAATACCACAAGGATATGCAAGGGTATATGATGGTAAGATTATTGCTATCTTTGGTGAAAACTTACCTACTAAAGAGAGTGCAATTGCATTTAAAGATTTATTTAAGGTAGATATTCTTACACAATATGAAAAGAATAAACAACAATATGAAATTGAACAAAAACAAGCTAGAAGAGATGCACAGGATAAATGGCTACTTGAACGAAAGAAAGAAAAACTAATTGAAAAGGGTATCACAGAAGTTAATGGTGTACCTGTTAAAGAGATAGATGATAAAACACAATTACCTGTTGTGCCATATGATAGAGCAAATGAAGATCAAACATCTAAGGATAGACGACACTCAAAAATCATAGAAGTAAATGGTGTTGATGTAAAACTCTATTTAGATACAAAGAAAAACCAATATACACTAATTGACCCTAGCGAATATAAAACGGATACAAAAAAACATAAAGTAGGCACAGAAAGACTTGCATTTGCAATTAAGGATAAATTGAGTGCATATAGGGGTAAATTAGATCAAGATGGTAATCAAATCTCTAAGGGTAGATTTAATGCAATCAAATACACTATTAAGAATAAAGAGAATAAACCTGTTGACCTTGATCTTAAAGTAAAATTGGAAGTATATAAACCTGAAGTCAAATCATACCAAAAACTAGAAGATTACAATAGACCCATAGACCTTGATGAGAAATCAAAGATACAACTGATTAACAAACTTAAACTAGATAATGAAAAGGAATTTACAAGGGCTGTAGATAACCTATACACTGAAACAGGTGATAGTGAAGAACTAAAAAAAGCGGAAATTACAAAAAAACTAAACAATGAAATCCTAGCAACAGAAAAACATTTAGCAGATACTGTAAAACCTGCATTTAGAAAAGATATTAAAGATAGAAATCCATCACTAGATAATGATGCAATAGAACAACTTGTAGATAGTGAATTTGCTAAATTTATGCGATCTGCAATTACAAATGGTAAATTTATAGAGAGTGTCACTAAAAATACAGAACAATTACAATTATCTCATATAGAAGATGTAAAGACTAAGAATAAGAGCCATAAAAATCATGCTTATGAACAAGAACTTAAAGATACACTTAAAAACCTACCTTATGATGTAAAGCTATATAAAGGTATTGTTGTTGCAATTGTCTTAGATAAACCTGTTGATCCTGATGTTAAGAGAAAGCTACTCATAGACACACAATTGATTGTAAATAAACAATACCAATTGATGAGAGAAACTGATCCTACAAAGAGAGAAGAAATCATCAATTCAAATAAACAGATCAATGATAACAATTATAAGGCTGAAATCTCTAGATCAATCAATGAATTTTACTTAAATAGACCTATCATTACACCTGAGATGAGAGCTACATTTGGTGAGAGAAAACAATCTCGTATCAACAAGCGATTAGATAGAAATCAAAATAGATCAATACCATTTTCTGAAACAGAAAAACAAAACTACATTGACTATTTACTAGAACAACAAGCAATCAAAGAAGAAAATAGAGCATTTGCATTACAATATGAACAGGAACAACAAGATCGTATTCGTGAAAAGATAGCTGAATATGATGCAAGAATGAGAATGGAAAAGGAAGTAGAAGATAGTAAGAAACGAATTGCTACACGACTTGCGGATAAACTAAATGATAACATAGATAAACTTAAGGATAATCTTAAAAACTCTAGTGATTTACTTGCTGAATTATCTAAGGTAGACCCACAAGACCCTAAAGCACTTAAACTAAATAATAAGGTGGTAGAGTATAAGGTAGAGAATATTACAAAACAATTAGAGAACACTATCCTTAAACGAACGATTGATAAATATGTAGATGTTGTTTCTAGCGATGGTTACTCAAATGAAATTATGCAAGAGTACTATAAATTTGATAGAGCAAGAAAGGTATTACAAAAAAACGGAATTAAAACAGATAGTATAAACAAAGACTTTGAAAATAGACTAAAAGAATTTCAAGAGATAGAGAAAGCACTATACCAAAAACCTGAAGATAGATCACCTGATCAAATCTACAATAGTATCAACAAGGGCGATACTACAATAGAAGATATGGATAAATTAAAGGGTACAAAATATGGATTAGCTTACCAACTATCTGCAATGAAGTACTCGCACAATTTCCAAGTAAATTCAGATATTGTTATACCTAAATATGAACTTGTTAATGCAAAAACTGAAATAGTCAAAGATAAAGATGGTAAAATTGTATATGACACTATACAGCTATTTGATATATTTGATAGACCTGAGAGAACACCTGATGGTGATTTTGTTTATAACTATGTGCCTAAAACTAGAACAATAAATGTGATAGAACAGGTGTGGCAAACAAATGATAAATCTACTGTAAAATACGGCTCTAAAGAATACTATGATCTTAAACAGATATTTGTAAGAGATTTGATGTATGTAGATGCTAAAATCCAAGAAAATATAGCTAAAAACAAAGAGCCAGGTGAATACCTTACAAGAAAAAAAGAAGAACTGATGTCTAGCATTGCTAACATGACACCTACACAATCACCTTTTGAGATCAAGCAATTGGATAAAAAGGTAAATCAATTGATGGAGAACTACAATAAACTTAAATCCGAACTTGATAAGGTAGATGATAATCTTTCTGTAGAAGATGCACAGAAAATCTATGATGAACTTAAAGATAAAACATATAAAACTAAGAATGGTAACTACTCTCTAGCTAAATTCTCAAGCTCTTCCGAAATTAGATCGGAATTGGTAACACAACAACATACATTTGATACTATGGTAGACCTTGTAAGACGATCTATGGGTAAAAATGATTACAATGCAACCTATGATGATTTACTTGTTAAGAAATCTATGGAAGAAAATAAAGAACTATTACGAATTTACAATGAAGATTTACCTAAAGCTAGAAAGCTAATTGCAAATACACTATCTTCTAGTGAAATCAATGATAGACTAATACAACTTGATAGGGCAATGAATGATTTAGATGATATTCTACTTAATGCATATTCTGAAGGATCACTAGATGATGATGGTTTTATTACAGATAGATACCTAAGACAAGATTATGATACCGTTCTTAAACGATTACTGACAGATGCACAAAAAACGGAAATAGATAAAAACCCCAACAAATTCTATGATGAAACCTTTAGACAACAAATACTCAAAGATGCAGATAAAAGAAGAGAAGAATATAGAGATAAACTAGAAGTAACTAAAGACGAGTATAAAAAAGGCTCTTATGATTTAGAATTAAGTGCAGCAAGACAACTTGTTAAGGAATATGGTAAATACATATCCGTTGAACACCTACTAATCAATGAAGATGCAACACTAAGAGAACAATTAAGAGATAGAAGAGCAACAGAAGAACGATTTGTAAAACAATACACACAAGACTATGAAAAGATACTATTTACAGAGAAAACCGTAAATGAACGACAAAAAAGAATAGATGAACTAGAAGATCGCATCATTAAAAAGACTACTGAACAATTACAAGCAAAACTAAATGATGAACTTAAAGATTTAAACCAACGAAAACAAGAACTAGAGAATAATAAGACTGAACTGATTGCAAAACAAGATACAAAATCAAACACAGATAATCTTAAAGATAAAGCAAGACAAATTGGTGTAAATAGTAGAGTAAGCATGTCTGCATCTCTAAAGGCACATATTACACCTGCACTTATCTTAGAAACAATACGAGCTACTGCTGGTGATAATTCTAAAGGTGGGGGTTTGATTGTGCTTAAAGATGATACAAAACCAATTCGCTTTAGATCAAGTGGTGAGGCAGGTAAGGGTAAATCATCTGAACAATTTAGAGCTGATTTTACAAGAGAACTACTTACAAAATTACTAGATAAAAACTTCCCTACAGATAGTAGACAAATTGCAATCCTACAAACACTACATGGACTTAAATCTGATGCAAAAGATATAGAGAAAGTGATGTCTAAGGTTAAAGAACAAATCATAAACCAAATGATGCTTGCAGAAGAAACACTTGCTACTAGTAAAAAATCGAAAGATCAAAAACAAGGCTCACTAAAAGATGCAAGTTATACAAGTATGTTCACAAATGCATTTTATGAAACAATCCACAAAGAAATAGATGATAAATATAAAAAACTAAAAGCAGACAACAAACTACAACACCTTAGTGATAAAGAAATTGCAGATAGCCAAAATCAAGAATTTGCAGAAAAACTAGCTGAACAAATGCAAAAACATATCACAGAGAATTTAAGACCAATCTTAGATAGTGATAGCTCTACTATATCTAGAGTAATGGTAGATACTACTATGACTACAGGTATTACTAAACAAACAGGATTAGATGAACAACTTGTAAGAGATACACTTGCTGTAATTGGCACTGTTAAGAATGAAAAATTTGACGAATTTGTTAGGAATGTACTTGATAATGACATAGATAACATTGATCTTAAAAATGAACTAGGTGAGAGTGTTAAGAAACTTGATGAACAAATCAAACAATTAGGCGATACAATCAAAGATGCTACAAGAAAACACCAAGAAAATGTAGACACTTTAGTCAATTCAAAAACATCTAAAAAAGCGGAAATGTTAAGAAAGAAGGCACTAGAAGATTTTAAAGAATTTGTTAAATCAAATAATCCAATCTCTTCTAAGCCTGCAATGTCATTCTCAGAGGCTATTTATAATGTAGGTGTACAGAAAGTAAATGAATACAATCTTAATGATAGAGCAAAGATTAATTCTGCACTTGAAAAAGGTAGACACCAAGCAAATATGCAAGCTAACTTTGATACATATAATGAAATAAGAGAAAATGAACTATCTCAAGAATTTGATACCTTAGCTAAAATCATTTTTGATGATGGTAAAGTGTACCTAAACCCCACAATCAATACAGAGTCAATTAGTCAACTTAGGAAACATGATCTAAAGGGTAGATTTGGTATCAATCAAAAAATGGAAATGTATAGTGAATTACTAAAACAAGCAACTAAAGCACTATATGTACCAGGAAAACCAGGTAGACCTAAAAAAGGTACACTACCTGATGCAAAGATTACTGAACTTGATCAAATGAGATCAATCATAGAAAAAATGGGGGATTATATACAGACTAATATATCACCTGCAATGATCTCTAGCTATGATAATCAGCTTAAACTTATGAATGATAATTATGGTGGTATTATTGGATTATTACAATTATATGGTGATGGTAGTGGTAGAATGCCATATGTAGATGAAGAACGACTTTTACTTGCAAACAAGAAACTACAACAGGTAAATAAACTTGTATATGATAAAATCTTTAGCAAAATCCTTGCAACATTTATGGCAGTACCTAATCTTACGGATACAGAAGCAATGAACTTAGCTAATATCTCTGCCCAAAAACTAATATCACAGATGCTAGATAGTGATCCTGGTAAATTATACAATGCAACAGATACACAAATTAAAGATATGACATCATCTATCTTTGTAACACTAGAAAATCTTGCAAGCTATAAAGATGAAAATCAAGCTAAAGCAGTAAAAGATACACTTAGAAAGATAAGAGAGTCAAAAACTGATATACAGGCTCTATTCTTACAAAATGATGCACTTTCTTTAGAAATATCAGATACAATCAATCAATTATGGGACGATAAATTTGATTATGATCAAAGAGAAAACCCAATGGTTATGGATAGCATTGAATTTAAACGACTATTAAGATCATACCATAGCTTATCTATTGAACATGATTTTACAAAGAGAGAAACAATCAAATTCTTTGATAAAGCTAAAGATGAATATGTTAGATTTATGACATCTTATATAGATGATAGTGTTTTACAAGATATGTATAATCCTAAGAATGCAAATGATCCCAACGACTCAAGATTGATTAAAGATTTGGTACAAAGAGATGGTAATTTAATATTCAATTATCAAGGTGAAGAAATCATACTTGGCGACTCTACAGGTGGATATATAGACGATAGAGATATAAGACAAACTTATTCAGCAGACACACTACTTACATATGCAGATAAAAAACAGAACTATACAATTATGCAAAATACAAAGAATATGACTGATTTAGCTAATACAATCTACACTGTATTTGATACAGGTGCTTTATCCTTTACTTCTTTAGGTGTAGAAGAAAGTCAACTTAAAAAAACTAGAGAACTTATGACAAATGCAATCACTAGATTTGCAAGTGAATTTGTAAATAACATTCTTTCTAGTAATGAAGATATAATTAGAGCAACTACAATCTATGCACTAGAAAAAAGCGGAAAGAAATACACCAAAGAACAAGTAGATGAACTTGTAAATACTCAAGTGTTAGATATGATGGGTAGATATCAAAGTGATCTTATGGATAACATGAAAGATTTTATGGGTAACTTAAACTCTTGGGTAAATAATCGCATTGAAACTATAGCTCAACTTAACAATTATAATGATGATGATAGAAGAAGAGTTATTGCAAGTGATAAAACAAACTTCCTTAGAACATTCCTTTTAGGTGAAGATCCAAAAATGCCTGGATTACTTGATCTTATGACAGGTAATAAATTTAAGACTAAAGACTTAAACACAATTATCAACCTACAACAATCTCAAATTGTAAGAGAAACAATGGTCAATATGTATAAAGCTACAGATGTAAGGGTAGTGCAATGGCGACTTGACCCATCTCACAAATGGGAAGGTGGTAAGGAAATCTGTGAAATCTACTCTTTAGGCAACAATCTTACACCTGAAGATAAACTACTACTATCTCAAAGTGGTTACCCTACAGCAGGTTTATATAGTGTATCTCTCATTCCTAAAAGGACACATGCAAACTGTAGGTGTTATACATATCCTATTGTAGATGGCACAACAATGAATAATTTAGAACAAGCATTTACTAATTATCGTACTCAAGATCAATATTTACTATCTATGGCTAACATTATTGTAGCTGAGGATAGTGGTGAAGTGCCATTTTAAGTAAAATAATTGATAAAATGATAGACATCGTTATATAATCAAAGTATAAAAACATAGACTTAAAAAAACGGAGATTAAAAAATGGCTATCGAATATTCCCAAGTAGCAAATCCTACTATTAACAAATCCTTTAGAGGTCAAGACATCAACTTTAAGATCAATGATGCTAAATTACCTTCTAGGAATAAATCTCAAATCCAAATGCAAGTAGTAAAAGCACCTAATCAAGCAGCACTACAATCAAGAACTATGGAAAAAAAACCACAAATGAGAAATATGTTAGATCATAAACTCAAATATGAAGAAGAATGTTGTTGTGAAGATGGATCAATAGATAACATTACCTATAGAAATCCTAGAACACAATCTGATAAATCTAATAAGGCTACTATTGATACTCTTAAAGATGTTATGCTAAACAAAGGTATTGCAAAGCTAAACTACCAAACACCAATTGCATTAGCTAAAATTAAAGAATATGAAGATTTAGAAGCAAAATACTCTAATGACTACTCTATGGAAGATGATACTTCTATGAGTGAAGATGATTAAGATATAAAAAAACGGGACTTTTAAAAAAAGATTATTGACTACTTATTTAAAGATGTATATAAACAATAAAAGATACTAAATAGATACAATACATATTAGATATAGCAATTATAAGACACTTTAGGTTACTTTCTATTAAACTCAAAAAATCGGAGCTTACAAAATGCTACAACAAGCACAAAAAGTAAATGCACCTGCACCAAGTGCTATGATGAACCAACCATCAGCAATGTCTACTGATCTTCGTGGTCAAGATACAAATTTCTCTGTTCCTTCTATTCCTAGCTCAAGAGTACAAGCTCAAGTTAATGAATCAATCGAACGATTTGAGAATGTACCTGGTCCACATGCTCGTATGATGAAACAAAGTCAGGTACTTCGCTAATAACCATACGATCTAGCTATAATAACAAGAGATACTAAGGAAACAAAATGCCTGTAACGACAGAAAATACCCAAATGACACAGAATGATGACAAGACACAAGACAATTCTCTTAATCAAGTAAATTCTTCTCTAGCTAATCCATCTTCTTCCAATGTCCAAGATACACTTGATGCTATCGAAAAGGCTAGGAAACAAGAAAAGGATAAGCTATATCAAAAAATGAAGGAACTTGAAGATAAGAATAAACAGTTTGAGGACTTTTTAAATAAAGAAAAGCAAAAAGCTGAAGAATATGCAAACCAACTTCTAAAACAAAAAGAACAACAAATGTCTGAAGAAGAAAAGATCAAGCAAACCGTAGACAAACTTGTGCAACAAAATGACTACCTTTCAAAACAACTTGAAGAAGTAGCAAGAAATGCTCAAGAAAGATTACGAGAGAGTGAACTTAAAGCATATAAAGCACAAGCACTTGCTAAAAATAATGTTCTCATTCCTGAGTTAGTCAGTGGCAATTCTGTTGATGAAATTGATAATGCAATTAAACTAGCTAAGGAAAAAGAACAATTATTACTCAAACAAGCTGAAGAAAGAGTAAGAGCAGAAGTTGTGTCTACACTACCTAAGCCATCTCAATCAGCATCTATTCCTAATAGTCCATCAAATTTGATTGATCCTAGAAAGAAATATGAGATTGCAAACTTGAGCCCTAGTGATTTCGCTAAATATAAAGCGGATGCCTTGCAAAAAGCTAGAACAGGTTTTACAAGATAACTCTTTTCCTTAATCCGTAAAAAAACGGAATTTAAATAATCCTTAGGAGATTAAAAATGGCAATGAATACCATTACAAGTTCAAATGGAGTAGCAGGCTCTATTTATGAAAGTGTTACAGCTATCCAATCAGGTGGCGATCTTTTCCCATTATTAGATGTATATAGCCTTGAAGTACTTCACAAAGCTCGTGGAGTAATGATGTATGAACAATTCGCAATGAGAAAAACCGAATTGTCAGCTGGTCCAGGTCAAACCATTAAGTTCGTTACTTATAATGATGTTTCTCGTGGTGGTCAATTAACTGAAAGCACTGCTCTTAGCACCTATGCAATGAGCCAATCTGTTAAGTCCATTTCTGTTACTGAATGGGGTAATGCGATTGCAGTTTCTGAAAAACTTTTACAACTTAGCTTTGATGATCTTATGACTGAAGCAGCTATCCTTTTGGGTAGAGATTATGCGGTTGTTCGTGATTTAAGCCTTCGTGATGTTCTTGTTTCAGGTATCAGCCAAGTTATTTTTGCAGGTAGCTCAAATGCAGCAGTTGGCGATGTAGCAAGCACAGATATTCTTACCATTAGCGAAATCCGTAAGGCTGTAGAAGTATTACAAACTGCTAATGTTCCTAAGTTTAACAATGATTATTATGTTTGCTTTATTCACCCACATCAAGCATTCTCTTTAAGACGCGATAGTGATTGGATTTCTGCTAATAACTATGCTCAGACTAGAAATGTGTTCAATGGTGAACTTGGTCGTTGGGAAGATGTAATTTTTGTATCTACCACACATCAAGGCAATGGTGCTTGTGCATCTACTGATCCAGGTTATGAATTAGCTTTAGATGGTACAGGTTCAGGTAGTGCTGATTTGTATCGTGCTACTTTGTTTGGTGATCAATGCTTTGCAGTAGCAGATGCTCTTCCTGTTGAATTAAGAGATAATGGTGTTGAAGATTTTGGTCGTAAGCACTCTCTCGCATGGTATGCAATTTGGGGTGTAGGTGTTTTGCAAGCTGATTATGGTGTACATATCATTTCTGCATAATTCCTAGCCTAAACTAAACATGAAAGGGATTTGCTATGGCAGTTCGTAGACCACGAAATCCTGTTGCCACAAGTGAGCCTGTTTCTGTTTTATCATCAACACAAGATGTAAGTAAGATCGTTCAAGATACATTTGGTTTAAATACAGATGCTATCAAGAACGATCTTTCCATTTCTAGCGATGTAAAAACGGAAGTTAAAAAAACTGATCTACCTAAGATCAATCGCTCACCTTATGGAAATAGGGAAAATGAAAAGAAAGAACCTAAAGAACAAATTGTCTATAAACCTGAAGGTCATAAATCAACCTATGGTGGTGACAGTAAAGTTAAGGTAATTGGATTAAAAGATGTAAGAACACTCTATGGTAATCACAAGCTACTTGTAGAAAAGGGCAAGGTTTATCATGTTGATCCTGTGTTTGCAGAATTTCTTATGAAAATTGAGGCAGTAAAATAATAGGAATATAATGCTTTAATATTTAGGTGCTTTTTACTATACTCTTAATATCTTAGAAAAAAACGGAGTATTAAAAAATGATAGCAAGCACACTAATCAATAAAATTAGAAGAAGAGTACATGACACTCTTGCACTTGAAGGGGAAACACAACCTAAATATACAGATGAATTTTACAATGATTGTATAGATAGAGGTATTGCTGTTCTTAACTATGATATAGCTAAATCATACACTTTAGGTACAATTCCTACACGACTTGAATATATGTTAGAACTTAGGGCAACACTTGAAATGTGTATGATTAGAGGAGCAGAAGGTGCTACATCAAACATTGTTAGTGATTTACCTGAGTTACCTGTACAAACACTTGCATTACCTAATGGATTTAGCAAAACAAATCACTTTCTTGGACTTGAAGGACCTAAATATTGGGTAAATTTGGCAAAAACACTAGAAGATCAATATAAAAAACTACTTAATGCAGAGTTATTGCTAAATGATGATAGTACATCTCAAGTACAGGTAGGTTATTTATATCGTAAATCACTAAGAACAGGTAGACATTCTCATTATGTAATGGATAAACCACTTACACCACCTGATATTAGCTATGAATTGATAGGTAACAATGTTAGATTTGAATGGGAAGTTATCCATTCCGATTTTTTAAGCTATTATGCGATTGATAGAGCAGATAATCCTTTGTTTGATAACTTTGTGCAGGAATGGATTACTTATGATAATCAAGTACATAAATATATCTCTAAAAATCTACCTTTAGGCACATACTACTTTAGATTAAGACTAATCAATACAAATGATTTAGAAAGCTATACACCTACAATGGAGATTGAAATTGTCTAAGTATTTTGGAACAAACCTAAAAGAAACAAACAAATTCATAGATGAGTTTGGCTCTATGATACAATATGTAAGATACAATAATACATCTAAACGAGCAGACTCACCATATCTTAGTGGTAGGAAAAACTACTTACCACCTGTTGATATTAAGGCACTTGTTGTAGCAGATAGACAATATTGGAAGGAAAATGTAAGCAAGATTGGTGAAGAGAGTAGAAGAACAATCATTGTCATGTTGTCACAGTCACAAGTGATACAATACTTAATTCCTGAAGCAGAAGATGATCCACGATTACTAAATGACATTGACTTTAGTGATAAAATTCGTATGCAAGATAAATTTATCTATCAAGGTATTGAATACAAGATTGATACAATTAGACCTAATGCAGATGATGGTAGTGGTGCAATCTTATTTGAATTCCAATGTAGAAGTGAGATAGGCAACAAATGAATGATACTACAAAACAACAACTTTTAGATATTTTTGATGGTATAAAAACTGATATTGTAGATGGTGTTGATAGAGCAGTACAAAAAACAATCCCATCTTTAGGTAGACGATATAATGGAACTAATGATTATATTAAGATCATTATGGATAATGGTATAGGTATTCGTAAAACTAAAAATACAATACAATACTTTGCAAATGGTAGTATGGATTTAAATACACTTGAACAAACATACCCTAGCTTACCAAGTGATGTAGATCAATCTATTCATGCTGTTGCAGATAGGCTATACCAAAATATACATGATCAATTTAAAAATAAAAGACCAAGACAAGCAAAACCAATAGTGCAACCACCACCATTCATTAAACCTTGATAGAAAAAAACGGAGATTACAAAAATGGCTAAACAATTAAAAGAAATAGAAAAAGCAATCTATGACATATATAAAGATATAAAGCTAACATCTCTACTAGATAATGATAACACTCTTACAGATGTTACTGTATTTTTGGCATATCCTGAAACAGAGATACAACAAGATACAATCTATCCTGCAATTTCTATCAATCTTAGTGAAATGGAAATTGATTTTAAAATGGAACATGCATTACCTAGAACAGATATAGAAGTAGATTATACAACTACACCACCCACATATAGAACTAGAGAAACATCTCATTGGTATCGTTTAAGGTATTTGATAGAAACCTATGCACTTACACCACAAGAAGATAGAGAACTTATTCGTAAGGTAGAGAATAGACTAAATATTCGTGATAGCTTAATTGTAGGTGATGAAGATTATTGGATTTTTCGCCTATCCTTTAGCACTCAAGACATAGAAGATACTGATCGTATTATCTACCATAAAATCTTTACATATGAAGTACTTGCAGATATTGATAATGAAGATACTGACATCATTGAAAAAGGTGTTACAGAAATGCAATATACTTTTAAACAAGCTAAGACAATCGCAAACCAACCTGTTGATACACTAAATAGACCAACTACTGTAGAGAATGCAGTCAAATATACTGATAGAACTATGGCATTTAATGAAACTCAAATTTGGTTTCCTAGCAATTAACATAAATTTGACTAGACAATCACTTTTAAAACCTATATAACATAGATCATAAGCATACATATTAAATATATACTCTTAGACATCATAGCTACATTTTACTTGCTAAAATAGAATATATCTCACAACAGTATTGATATATTTTACCATAATAGATAAGATTACTTATAAACCTAAAAATGGAGAATAACAAATGGCAACAGTTTATGGCACTCCTGGAGTGTATATTAAAGAAAGCAATCCTACAACTACCCCTATCATTACTGTGGGTACAGGTGTAACTGCTTTCTTTGGCTTTACAAAAAAAGGACCTGTACAAAAACCCGTAGCAGTAGCATCATATAAAGATTACCTAAAAGTATTTGGTGGTTGCTATAAGACAGAAAACCTTGATCTTTGTGTAAAAGCATTCTTTGATAACGGTGGCTCTAAAGCTTATATCGTTAGATTAACTGCAATCAATGGTGACTCACTTGTAGGTAGCCCATCTTCTGCTACTATTGGTGATTTTACTTTCAAAGCAGGTTACAAAGGATTTCAAGCATTTGGTGAAGAAGGGGATAAATTAAAGGTATCTCTTAAACTTAACTCAAAATATGTAGCTAATGCAAATGGTGACCTAAAGGCAAATGCATCTATTGGTGCTTTGTTTATCTTGATGAAACAAGTAATTGGTATCTCTGCAGGTACTATCCTTAAAATTGCTGAAGGTGGCACTACTGAATATTTAGAAGTCACTAAGGTAGAAACTACTGTTGTTGCTGGTGCAGTACAAAATAAGGTATTCCTTGCATCTGCTCTTGACTCAGCATTTACTACAGCTTGCACAATTAACTCTTTACACTATGATCTTAAAGTAAAAGATAATGCGGATAATGTACTTGAAACATTTAAGCAAGTATCTCTTAATCCATTTGCTAGCGATTACATTGGATTGGTTATCAATGATGATGTTGCAGGCTCTTCTTTCATTATGGTAGATGATGCTCAATTCGATTACTCTTTAGATGCACCTGAATTTGTAGGTGTTACTTCTCTTGCTGAAACTGTACAAGCATTTATCTTTGGTCAATCAGAAAAATTATCCTTTGACTCAGATAGCTTTATTGGTAATTCTACTATGGGATTTGGCTTACATGCTCTTGATAATGTCAATGACTTTAGCTTAATTGTAGCTCCACAATCTACAGATAATTCAGATGGACTTATTCGTGCAAATGAAATTTTCCATAGTGCATTATTAAGCTATGCTGAAACTCGTGGTAAATTTGCTATTTTAGATGCACCTAAAGGACTTACACCTTCTGAAATTGATAGCTATCGTAAAGCAACATTAGGTGTTGATAGCTATTGGGGTGCTTTATATTACCCACACATTAAGGTACAAGACCCTGCTCGTCCAGGTCAATCTGCTACCATTACTATCCCACCTTGTGGACATATTGCAGGTTTATTTGCTAAGGTTGATGGTATTCCTGCCCCTGAAGGTGGTGTATCAAGTGCAGCCGCAGGCTTAAATAAATTTGGTCAATTGTCAGGACTTGTAGCACTTGAAAGAGTCGTATCTGATGCTGAACAAGAATTTTTAAATCCTGCAGGTGTAAATTGCATTCGCTTGCTTGATTTAGCAACAGGTGGTAAGGGTATTTTTGTATTTGGTGCTAGAACATTATCATCATTACCACAATATCTCTATATTCCCCTTAGAAGAACAATGAATTTTATTCAAGAAACAGTAAGACTTTCTACTAAACAATATCTGTTTCAAAAGAATAATCCTGCATTATGGTCAATTCTTAGCAATAACATTTCTGCATTCCTTACAGGTATGTGGAATAATGGTCAACTTGCAGGCTCAAATGTTAAAGATGCATTCTTTGTAAAGATTGATGCAAGCACAAATTCACAAGAAGATATTAATCAAGGTATCCTAAGTGGTGAAATTGGTGTTGCATTCCAAAGACCTGCAGAATTTATTGTCTTTACTTTCACACAAACACAATCAGGTGGTAGCATTCAAGAGTAATATCTTAGCTACATAAACACTAGATAAAGGAAAAACAAAAATGGCAGATTTATTGATGAGAAACTTTAAGTTTGAAGTTGGTATTGCTGGTATTTCAACTAGTATTCAATTTCAATCTGTAACAGGTTTAGAAAAAACAATTGAAGAAATTGAATATCGTGAAGGTAGCGATAAATTAGTGGTTAGAAAATATCCTGGTCAAGCAAGCATTTCCAATGTTACTTTTGAACGTGGATTTTCAAGTGATAGTGATTTGATTGATTGGATCAATGCAAGCTATAATCCTGATATTGCAGCTAATGCACCAGCAGTACAAAATGCACCATCACCAATGAGAGATGTCAATATCAAGATTAAAGATCGTAACAATATCATTCAAAGAGAAATTGTACTTAAAGATTGTTTTGTTGTTAGTAGACAAATCGGTGATCTTGATGCAACAGGTAATGATATTCTTTTAGAAACACTAGAAGTTGCTTGTTCTGATATGATTGAAAGAAAATATAGTGCTGAGGGCAGTACTAGATAATCTCTTTAGCTTATACAATTATTGACAATCACTAATATAATTTATATAAACATAGCATAGAAAAAACGGAAAGTTAAAAAAACCATATCACAATGATAGGATAAAGCTATGCTTACAATATCTAATGAAGTTGTATTACCTGTTGGTATTCGTATTGACGGTAAAGTATATAGAGAAATTACAATTGATGCAATGAATGGCTATGATGAAGAAAACATGTCATCTAAAGCAATCAAAAACAATGGTGCAAAAGCATTGACCATTTTACTAAGAAGATCAATTCAAGAAATCAAGGGCTTAATTCCTAAGAAAAGAAACTCTGCTGAATTGATTGATGAGAAGATTGTAAGAGAAATGTTTTCTTATGATAGAGATTTCCTATTCTTTTGTATTCGTGCTTTAGGTGATACAGAGAAACTTGATTTAAGCAAGGTTGTATGCCCTGAATGTGATAGCGATAATGAATATGAAATCGACATTACAGAGTTAGATGTATATGATTGGGCAGATACAGAAAATACACAACTTGACATTGAATTTTCCAAAGGATTTATGGAAAACGGTCAAAGACATAAACTTGCTACATGGTCATTCCTTACAGGTAAGCAACAAGAACACTTGGCAACACTTGAAGGCTCACAAGTACTTACATCTTCACTTGCTTTAGGTTTAAAATCCGTTGTAGGACTTGATCATGTTCCTAGCGATGAACAAATTAGAAGAATGTCTAGTGATGAAAGAATGCATGCATTTAAACAAATTGCAGAACAAGCACCTGGATTACAAACTGATATTGAATTAGAGTGTCAATCATGTGGTCATCGTCATAGATTTGGTATTGATGTAACAAGTTTTTTCAATTCAAAGGCGAAAGCAGTGACCAAAACTACTCAAAATGGCAAGAGAGTGCTGAGAAAATAAGGCAAAATCTTACAAATACTGTGGTTGCTTTTGCTGAAAGATGGCATTGGTCGGAAACAGATACATTATCATTGCCTATTTATCGTAGAAATCGCTATGTAGAAGAACTACGACAAATTATACAAAAAGAACAACAAGCAATGAAAAAGAAATAATAAATCTCTAGTTTATATGCTATAAAATCATGTTAGATAATATACACTAAAAAAACGGAGATTTACAAAATGGCAAATTATAACATAGCAATCAGTGTAGATACTGCAGGGGCAATACAATCACTAAATGCACTAAAAACATCACTAGATAATACACAAAAAGCACTAGACAATACTGAAAACGGTGCAAAAGATACTGCTAAATCTATGGGTAATGCATTTGGTGATGTTGCTCAACAATTACAGAACTTTGATCAAGGTATTACAAGAATTGTTGAAAACTTTCTTAAACTTAAAGGTGTTGCAGATGAATTACTTAATAAATCCCTAGAACAATTTAAGAAAAATGAACAAGAAAGACTATCTTTAGATGTTGTGCTTAATACTCAAGGTGCATTTGGTGATATGCAGAAATTTAAAGATAAAATATTGCCTACAATGAGCTTAAATATCTCTAATGATCTTGCTAAGGCTAAGGCTCTTGCAAATTCAGATCCCAAATATATGAAGGATTTTGATAGCTTAATTAAATCTATGCTATTTATAGGTGCTAAACAAGCAGATGTAGAGAACTTTAAAATTGAATATGCTAGTAAAACAGGTACTGATTTAAACAATTTTATCAATGAAACATTAAGTAATGCACAACAATCTAGAATTGATATGGCTAAAAAAGCAGATACAGAAATTCAAAGATTATACCAAACGACTAAATTCTCTCAAGGTCAAATTACAGCGATGTTCACTGATATGATCTCTAAGGGTATTGATCCAGGTGTACTTACAGAAAAGAATGTAAAAACTAAAGATGGTAATGTTAGTATGCTTGATAAAATCGTACAATTAGGTGCTACATTTACAGATGAACTTGGTGGAGCAGATACTGCATTACTTGAGGCAGGCAAACTTGTTCACCAAGTATTAAATGTAGCAAGTCCAGGTTACCAAACTGATTTTGCAGAAAATACACAACATTTAGGCACTTACCTTGATCAAATGATTACTGCATTTAATAAGACACCTCTTACAATTAAGAATGTAGGCGATGTGTTGGTTAGAAATATGGGATTAAATCAAAAATTCTATGCGACTACATTCCCTGAATTTCTAGCGATGTCAGGTAAATTACTAAATGCAAAATCAGGTGCTGAAACAGGTGAATATTTACATGCATTCCAAAGAGGTTTTATCTTAATGCAACAAAATATTGATAGGCAAATTGAAGAAAAACAAGTTGAATTACAAACACAAGGTAAGCAAGGATTAACACTTCAACCTAAAGTTAGAAAAACTGCAAAAGCATTATCCACTGCAAATCTACAAAATGATGAGATTTTAAAACTTACAAATGCATCAGGATTTAAGCAATTACTAAATCAAATCATGTTAGATGAGAATACTACCACTCAATTAAGTCAACTTGCAGGTACAGGTCAATTTAATCAAATACCAGCACTAATTGAAACATTTGCTAAAGGTAAAGGGATTACACTTGAACAAGGCACAATGAACTCTATGTCACAGGTTATGCTTGGACTTAAAGGTGAAATGGATAGTTTAAGCAAAGGTCTACAATCACTTACACCTGAATTAGCAGCAGAACTTGTTCAATCAAATGTATTAAAAGATTTAGGTAATGGTGTATATGAACTAATTAGGGGTATAGGTGAAAACTCTAAGATTGTTGAAGAAAATGGTAAGAAATTCTATTCAGGTAAATCTATTGCTAATCAAGGTACTCAATATAAAATTGGCGAGCAAATGCCTATTATTGCTAAAGGTGTTTCAGGCAATTATTCGTATGCTGATTTTGCAGGTAATCAAGAACTATTTATACAGAAACAATTAGATGAATTAGGTGCTCAATCATTTGCATACAATTTATTTGGTAATGATTTACTACTATCCTTCTTTAACTTGGTTACTTTAGGTGGTAATTTCCAAGAAATCTTATCAGGTATACAATCAGGTGTATTTACATTAGATGAGTCATATAAACAATTTGAACAGACACTATCCAATGCAATACAAATTAATGAAGGTCTTATGGATGGTATGTTTAGAGCATTCTCAAACAATGTAGGTTTTGTAAATCTATCTTTTGAGAAGCTAAAAACTACCTTAATGTCATCTTACTTAAATATAGATAAGGAAACTCGTTTAATGTCAGATGGTGCAACATCAAATGTTCTCTTAATCTTATCAACAATAGGTAAGGTAGGTGCAATAATTGGTAGTGCATTAGCTTTATCTGCAAGTTATTCCTTGATTGTGCCTTATCTCACTATGAATGCTTTAGGTGAAAAAGTAGGTATGCTTGCTAATCTAAAAACTAGATTTATTGAGATGATACCATTCTTAAAATACCTTAGCATAGGTGCACTTGTTGTTGTAGGTCTTGCATTTGCATTCCAAAAACTATTTGCAAACGGCACTGATTTAGGTAAAAAATTCCAAGATATAGGCGGAATATTCAATAACTATATCATACCTGCATTTGTAACAGGTAAAAAGAAAACTGATGGTGCATCTAAAGCAGTTATTGTTCTACAAGATGCAGCAATATCTATTAGAAGTGTATTGATAGGATTTATGGACGGATTTTCTGATGCATTACTTGTAGCTGTTAAAGGTGTTACATTCTTCTGTATGCTTATTGGTTCTCTTATTGGATTGCTTTTTGGTGCATCTATGGGACATGAAGAAGTATCAAAATATATTGGATATGTAGGCTATGCTTTAGGTATTTTACTACCACTCATCTTTTTATATAACAAGCTAACGGCTATAACTGCATTCATCACTACATTCGCTACTAAGAGAGTATTTATATTTTTTGCAATTATTGGTGGACTTATCGCCATATTCTCACTTCTTCAAGAGTATGGCTTAGTTGTTGTAGGTATTGTTGGATTACTTGCTCTTGGATTTGGATTTTTTGGTAAAGCTACTTGGGGAGCAATGATACCTTTACTCAAATTTATTGGTATTGTTCTTGTAATGGTTGCAGGTATTGATCTTCTCATACAATTATTTTTAAAACTAGCAGAAGTAGCAGGTATCAAAACTGTAGCAGCATTTGGTGATGCTTATAATAAACAAAAAGAAAATCTTATGGCAAAAGGTAAAGAAATTATGAACTCTGTATCTACTGTTCCTGATATGGGTATGGGAAATATGGAATTACCTAAAGAATTGAATATATCACCTGATCAATTATCATCAAAATCCTTAGAAGTGCCAAGTGGTGCAGATATGATTGATTTTAAAGGATTGCCACAATTACAGTCATCTTCACCTGTCACTGTAAATATTACACTTAAAGAAGCTATTATAGAGCCTACAAGTGATGTATTCTTAAAGAAAGTAGCTAATACACTTGTACCACATATTCAAGATGCACTTAATAGAAACAATACATCTATTGGATAATGTATAAAAAACGGAATGTATAAAAAAAGGAATATAAAATCTCTTTAGTATGATATATTATGAAAACAAAAATACTAAGGAGAATAAACAATGGCAGACAATTTAGGTAGTAAGAATAGTTGGTTTAAAACTACACTCGAAAAAGGTAGTATAGAAGTATATGATCCTTCACAAAGACAGATTAGAGATGAGATTGGGTTTCAATTTATCCCTAGAGATGTTGTGGTAAAATACAATCCAAACTATGAATTTTTATCTGCACCACAAGGTTTAAGGAATTTTGCTCAATTTGGTAGCACTAAACCAAGAGTAATTTCATTTGAACTTATGTATATTGGATCTACTCAAGATAATGATCTTAAAGAGATAGATACTATACAAAAAAAATTAAAATCTTTAGTTACACCTACAAGCATAGATAATACTAAATTAAAAACAGATATTGTTACTTTCCAAAACATAAGATTAGCACCACCACTTGTTAGATTAAAAATGGGTAATCTTGTTCAGGACACTACAGATAAATTGCCTATTGGTGTAATCTCTTCTCTTACAATTAAGGGATTAAGTGTATCACCTAATGGACTTAAACTAAATCGCTTTAGTGCTGATATAGAATTTACAGAAAGCACAACAGATTATGGTTTAAACTTTGAAAATCAAGTCATATACCAAGAAATGAAGGCTAAAGGAATAATAAAATGAGATATGATACTTCTAGAATTAACTATACGAATTATGATCTTGATGATAGTAGTAAGAACACTATTGATGTAGTAATACCTACTAGATATACTAATCCCTTTTTTAACTATTCCGTTTTTTCTATGGGATTATACACTACTCAATTTAGCGATACTTACCAATCTATTGCACAGAAACTTTACAATAATCAATTGTCTTGGCATACCATTGCAGATTTAAATCCTGAGTATGATGCACTTGAATATTGTGATGGATTACCTGATAACATTACAATTAAGGTGATCATTACAGAAAGCAAATAACATAGAAAAAAACGGACATTAAAAAATGGGAACAATAAAAAAAACACAAAAACTACCTAACCTACCAATAGATGCTAAATCAATCTACTCTATCGACTTAATGACAGAGTATATTCCATATTTCTTAGTATATGTAAAACATACAGAAGATACAGAATATAGACCTATTGGTGATAAATTAATGGCAAGACTCACTGATTTAGAAATACAACTTACAGATAGGAAATCACCTCTTATAGAGATCACAATTGCACTTGAGAGTATGTTTATTTCTAGCAATGTCTTTGCTTATGACTCACAAGCACTTATAGGAACTTATTATAACTTAGACAATGCACCCAAATCAAATAAAGCTTTACCTATTACAGATGATTTACTAAGAGATGAATTTGTTAGCTCTATTGATGGTATCACTAAATTCTTTGATTTAGGTAAAAAGGTAAAACTTGATTATGGATACAATGGATTTTACTCTACAATAGAGAACTATGATATTACTGACTTTAAACTACAGTTAAAGAATGGTGGTGTTGTTGCTACAATCATTGCTCAAAAATTGGGAAGAAGAAAAGACATCATATATCCTGCAATCGTATATACTAAAGGCACTGTTATAGATATTCTTAGAGATTTGGTATATCGCACAGGTATTGAACTTGATCCAAATATTATAGAAGATACACAAAAAGAACTTAAAGCATTAGAAAGTCAAATCTATGACGAAGAATTATCTTTAGATTTTCTTATCCAACAAGAAAGTGAACTTTACACTCAATACATAAATGAACTAGCTAAATCACCTATTAGTAGTAGCGATATTGAGGCTCAAATACCTACATCAAATGTAGATGATATAAATGGTAGAGATATAGTTAAGGTAGATGCAACTGTATTTATCTTACTTTCCGATAAATTCTTAGAGATTATCCAATTAAGAAAAGATATTCTCACACAAAGAGAAACAATTGCAGAGATTAAAGCTACTGCTAAAAACACATCTGCATTCTCAGATACATTTAAACTTTATGAATATACAAGTGATGAACCATTTGTTGTAGAAAGTGCAACAATAAGAAAAACACTTTTGGATTTACTTAAAACACTAAACATTACACTAGAAGGCTCTCAGGATAAACTATCACTAACAAGAGAGAATGACTATAAACTATCTTATGGTAAGCCTAATAGTGAAATTAAATCCATCACATTTAAAACAGAAGATTTACAAGAAAAAGCTAGATATTCAGGCAAACCTATAATTACTAGAAATACTGTAAATCAAGGTACTGAAAAGATAAATTTAAATACATCTACAAGCCCAGCAGGTACTCAAAAGATAGATTTAAATCCATTGCCTACTATCTCACAAAGAGGTGCTACTGCAAAAACAAGAAGTTCATATGAACAAGCTAAGATCAATCGTAATGCAAGAAATGTTTTGACTGCAAGTGTTGAAATGCTTACAGGTTATCCTGCATTTTACCCTTTAGATAAAATTGAACTTGATTTAGGTAATTCATTTTACTCAGGTGTTTATGTTATAGATCATGTGATACATGAATTTTCTGATAGTGGATTTAAGACAAAAATGGAATTAAACAAAGAAGCATCTAAAAAACTTAAACCTAAAGCTAAAGAAGGCACTCTTAGATAAGGAATAGTCATGGCAAGATTTACTAAAGGTTTAATGACCTACAAACAAGAAGAATATGAAACAAAACAATATGGTATATTTGCAGGTGTTGTTAAAGATACAAATGATCCCCTTAAATTTGGTAGAGTAAAGGTATTTTGCCCATCTATCTATGCAGATCAACTTTCGCCCTGGTGTACACCATGCTTTCCAGGTGGTATGGGTATGGAAAGTGGATTTGTAATTATACCAAGATTAGAAACTTATGTATGGGTAACATTTGAGGCAGGTGATGTATCTGCACCAATTTACTTAGGTGGATTTGCAGTAGAAACCCCTATAGGTAGAAATAGTGATAATTCAATTGTAGAGAATGATATTAAACACCAAGCAAATTCATCACCATTACCTACACATTCACAAGCAATCCCACAGGGTAGTGATGTATCTAGTATTCATACAACAGGTGCTACATTGCCACCTTCATTCAATTCTAGCTATGGTAGTAATATTGTATTTAAAACACCTAGTGGCAACATGATTGAATTAGATGATACAGATGGTTATGAACGAATATCACTAAAGCATAATACAGATAGCTTAATGGAAATTAGAAATGATGGCACAATCAATACTGTATCTACAGGTAACCAATACCAATATGTCGCAGGTGTGCTTAATCAAAAGATAGAAAAAGATAAAATTGTAGACACCAATATGTCTTTATTTGAAACTGTTAATGGTAATGTTGTTAAGAATTACTTATCTAATTATTCACTAAATATAGGTGAAGATTTTTCACTTTCCGTTTTTTCAGGTGATGAGAATAAGGTTTGTAACTCACTTACTCATACTGTAAATGGTAGCTCTATCACATCTACATTAGGTGATCTTGAATTTTCTTCAGGCGGTAGCTTTAATCTTGCAGGTGCAAATAGCTTAAATCTATTCTCTATTGCAAATACTACAATCTTCTCTAGCAATTCACTAGATATTACAGGTTTAACTAAATCCATATCCATAAAGGGTAGCAATGGTGTTGCTGAATTAAATGCAAGTGATAGAACTAATCTTATATCCTATGGTGTAGAATGTATTGCTAATCCACAAACACTTACACAACAGGTATTTTTAGGTAATACTACTTTACCAAGTGCATCTCGTGTAGGTCCTACTACAATCCCTTTACTTAAAGAAGGTGTTGTTATGGGGACACAATTACAGATTATGCTTACTGCTGTTATTCAAGCTATCTCTACCTATGCTAAACTACTATCTGCAGGTGGGAATGCACCAGGTCTTGGATTACCTGATCCCACACTAGCAGCAGCAAATATTGCACTTACTGTAGCACTAGATACAATTACTGCATTATACTTGACACCTATACCACCAAGTGGTAATCCTTTATTTGCTAGTGATAGTGTATTTGTATCTAAGAAATAACAATAACAATAACAATGATAAAAAACGGAATAGTAAAAAATGACTAAACAAGAACTAATCGACTTACTAAACCAAGCAGATAAAGATGCAATTGGATTTGATGTAGGTGCAGAAGGCGATAAGAAGATCAATGATAAAAACACTGCTTTAGCTGAAAACCTAATCAAATTTATGACAGAAAGCCTTGTGATAGATGTAGGTGGTATTACTTATCCTATAAAGGTGATACAATAATGAATGAGAAATTCCCCTTTACTGAATATATGGATAACCCTTTAGAATATATAAACAATTTACCTAGAAACCAATCAAATGCACTACAAGATCAAATCAAAACACTTGTAGATGAAATTGAAACTAAAAACAAACCATTTTGGGAAGAACAAGGCATTACAGAAGAGCAAGCATTACAACCAATTCTTGAAAGAACACTTGCAATGACTGAAATGATTAAAGGCACTGATAAAGGTAAGGAACTGCTAAAAAACGGAGATGTAAAAAAACAATTAAATCAAACACTCTTAGATATGAAAAATATGATAAATCTAGTAGGATATATTCAAAAGTCTAATGAAATATCAAACCTAAAGCAAACTATGACAGGTCTTGCTAATGAGGTTGAAAGGAGTAAACATGAAATCCTACAAAGATTACCAATCCAACCAAACACCAATAGAAAAATCGGAACTACAAAATAGTGTAAAAACGGAACAGATCAAAAAAGCCTTAGAAAACTCTTCTATTATTACAGGCACACCATCTGTAAACTACACAAAGGAACAACCTTTAGGACAACAGGTATCTAATACATTATCCGACTATGCTAAAAACCAAATAGGGAAACAAATAGCAGATGGATTTACTAGTGATGTATATAAAGATAGTGCATTTAATCAAAGCTATAATGGTGTAGAAGATTTTGCCAACAATTTTGGTAATAAACTAGGAATGTCTTGGCAAAAAACCTCACCATTTGACTTCTTAGGACTTACGGATAATTTACAAGATGCAATCGACCCTGTTAAAGGTGGTATTGACACTATTAAGGGTATTATTGATCTTGTTGTAGCCGTTATTGATTTTGTAGCTAATCTCTTAATACTTACTGCAAATCTAGTGCAAGCTATTTTGACTGCATTCATTAAACTACTAGAAGCAGTTAGAGATTTACTTGTGAATACTAATATGTTTGTCTTAAATGCAAGTGAAAAAGCACTTACAGATAGAAGTGTTTATAATCAACTAATGGAAAAGGCTGTTCCTAGCTTAAAAACAAATCAAGATATTATACCTGATTTACTTACAAGCAGATACTTTACACCTAGCGAAACCATAAGAAGAATTTCCCTTAGCTATGATGATGAATTTGATAAAAATAGACCTATAGGTGTTACAGGTGGTGATATTCATTTGGTTGTTATGCCATATCTTTTAGCACCAAATATAGGTAACATTATCCAACTCTATACACAATTCTTAGCATTACTAGATAAAAAAGCATTTAAAGATATACTTGATAGAATAAATAATATGGCAAATCCCGATTATGTAAATAAATTAAAGGATAGACAATATCCCTACTACCTTTATAAAGATGGTCAAGGTCAATCACCTAATTGGACTAAAAAAGGATTAAGTGACATTACAGGTGTAGATGCTATTGTTAATTCACTAAACAAATTGATTGCTACACTAAAGGTTGCAAATAGTGCCGTAGAATTATTTAAACAAGCAGTACGACTATTCCAACAAAGAGTAAAACAAATTCAAGCAATTATAGATCGTATTCTTACTGCTATACAAGATTTAATTCAATTGACTACAATCCCTATAGGTGCTCTTACTATGTTTGGTACAGGTAGCATAGATACTGTTCAACAAGCATTCTTAGACTCACTAAATCACCCTACATCACCACTACAAGAAAAAGATGATGAAGGAAATTTACTAATACAATCTCAAGCAAATGTATCTATGTTAGCTTATGTGATACACTTACAATTGGGTACAGGTAGTGCAATTGAATTTCTTAAAGCTCTATTCTCTGTTAGAGATGCAGCAGTTAATGTATATTCAGGTGCTACAAATACTTCAAACATTCAAGTTAGCTACGATAATATATAAGGATAAACAAAATGAACATTACACAGATTAAGGGATTATCATTTCCCTTTAGATTTAATGCAAATGGTAGTACGGATACACAAACATCACTAGATAAGATTGGTGCAAATCTCAAAATGATTGCAATCACTACATTAGGTGAACGAATTTATAGACCTACATTTGGTAATGAAATCACTAAATACCAATTTAGAAACATTGATTTACTAGATATTCCTGCAATCAAACAAGATTTAAAACTTGCATTTAATCGTTTTGAGCCTAGAGCAATCATTACAAACATTGAAATTACCAAACAAGGTAATCAAGGCACTGTATATGTAGATGTATCTTATGGTGTTACTCAAAATGGCTTACAATTACAAGTAAGTAATATTACTTTTTCCCTTTAGTAAATATATGATGTATAGTGAAAAAACGGAAAATAACAAAGGATAAAACATGAGAACACTAAAGACAAAATCACTAGGTAACTTACCAATACAACTAGAGCCTACATCTAAAGAATTTCTATCCATTAGACAATCTATGCTAGATACGATTGATCAAATTGCACCTGAATGGACGGATAGATATGCAGGTGATTTAGGTATTGTGCTTGTAGAACTTATGGCATATATGGGGGATATTCTTTCATATAACATAGATAAAGCACAAAATGAAAGCTACCTTGCTACTGCTCAAGAACGAAAAAATATCATCAAACTTTTAGAACTAATTGGCTATAATTTAAAATCAGGTAGTCCTGCACAAGTACCTATGGCAATCATTACTACTCAAGACCTTGTTACTATCCCTAAAGGTACTATTGTAGAGAGTAATGTAGGTGGTTATAGGTTTGAGTCACTTGAAAACATTGTGCTACAGGAGGCTGGTGTATATTGCCAAGCTGAATATGCAAGCCAATTATCACTTGCTTTAGGTGTAGAAGTAAATGCAATTAACAATGCTATTTTCTCTAGTGGTATTACTAAAACTGCATTACTTGGTAAATCAAATGGAAAAGCTAATCAAACTTTTATCCTTAGCGATATTGGTATTGTTATTGGTAGTAATAGCGACTTATCATTACAAATCAATGGTGCTACATGGACTGCACAAGAGTCATTTCTTGACACCGAGTCGGATAGTTTGGTTTATACTTATCGACTAAATGATGATGATACGGTTACAATTACATTTGGTAATGATTTAAATGGGGCAATTCCTGCAATTAACCAAAATATCAACATTACTTATCGTGCAGGTGTTGGGCAAAAATACAATGCAATTGGTATAGGTGCAATTAGCAATCTAAAGAGTTCAATTCAAGGCATTGCTACAATTTACAATGTTGCACAACCAAGTGGTGGTAGTGATAGTGAGTCAAATGATAGTGCTAAAAGAAATGGACCATTATCACTTAAAGCACTTGATAGGGCAATCACACTACAAGACTTTGAAACATTAGCAATTAAAACACCAAATGCAGGTATCAAATCTGCTAGAGCTGTTGCAGGTGAAGGTGCTTATGATGTAGAAGTATATGTTGCTTGTGAAGGACAAAATCCAATCCCTAGTGGTAGGTGGTATCGTGATTTCAACACAGGCACAGGTATAGTAGGTATGGTAGGTAGGTATCTTTTTGATCGTAAGCCTATCCCTACACGATTACTTGTAGCACCTTGTAGAGCGGTACAAATTAAACTAAATGCTAAGATTGGTGCATTATCTAACTACTTAAATGCAGAAGTAAAACTAAATGTGCTAAACTCTATTAGAACTGAATTGCTTAGATTATCTGATAGCTTTGGTAGATCATTGCCATTATCAAGGGTAATTCAAATCATTGAAAATAGTAGAGGTGTGGATTATTGTGATATTATTACACTACATAGGAAACCTGTGCTTGTATTTAAGAATGGTAGCAATCAAAATGCAATTGATTTAGCTACACTTGATTTTGACTATGCATCTATCAGTGAAACTACTGTAGAAGATACTTATTATATAGAGTGGCAATCTACATTATCCTTTTTTATCAAGTCCGAAAAAAACGGGTATATCAAAAATGATAATACTAAGCTATTTGTAATGAATACACAGAGTAAAACATTCACAATATACACTTTACCTATAGTAGATACAGAAGATACACCTGAGAGATATAAGCAATTTACATTTACTCTTACTTTAGGTAATTCACTACCTACACAAGATGATATTTGGGAATTAAAGGTATCTCGAAAGATTGATACAATTACACTATCACCTAATGAGATCATTGTGCCTAGATTACTTGGTAACAATCTCTTACTTGATGAGAATGATATTAAAATCAATGTTGTTGGAGGTAAATGATGAGAAAAATCTTACAAGGTTGGCAATTCTCTAAGGTAAGAACTACTGAAATTGCAGATATTGTAGAAATAGGCAATCAAATCCCCCTACTAATCGAAGAAACTAATCTTCCTTTAGGTACAACTATTCATAGGGTAGTAGTAAGACAATCAATCATAAATGTAGGTGGTCAAATATCTTATGTACTTTCTAAAGCAATTGAAGATAGTCCACAAATCACTACTGATTGTTTAATTGTTAAGGTTGGTATCCCTTTAGATACAGCTCAATTCACATTTACAGGTGATATTGCTATCCTATCTTCTGAAATTGAATACCCTAGAGCATATGATTTAAATAGATATAAGCTAGAATTTGAAGGATATGTAAATTCATACTCTACATATCGAGATGAATATATCACACAAATCATTTTACCTAGCACAAGTGGTATTGTTAAATATATAACACTACTTTATAAGGTAAATTTGGTAGGTGTACAAAGTGATCCATTCTATATCTACTCTCAAGTAAATTGCCTTAATAGTGGTGTTGCAAATAAACTCTACAATCCTTTAGAAAGTAAATTAGGTTTAAAGCTATTCAATCGCTTACCTGCATACCTTAAAAAAGAAGATGAAAAAAACGGAAATGCAACAAAAAAACTACTTAATATATTAGGTAGAACACTTGATGATGTAGAAACTAAAGTAAATCAAATCAAAAATACATATGATGTAGATAATGTAAATGCAGATAAAATACCATACATAGATAATCTTTTAGGTTGGGAAACAAATTTTGAACTAAATGAACAGATTAGAAGATTTGAAACAAAAACTGCTATAGATGTATATAAGACTAAATCAACAACTAGAAGTATTGAACTTATCCTACAAGAGATACTTGGTTGGAATGTAGAAATTCAAGAGGGCTACCCTTATGTCTTTAGCTTAAATCAAAAACCTTATGAATTACTAGCTAAGCCTGATGATTGGAATGATACTACAGATGGTGATTGGGATCAATTGTTAGCAAACTCACCTTTATCTGTTACATATAATACAGATATGGGTATTGTTGATATAGGCTCTACATTCTCACCTATTGCAATCTTACCATCATTTTCAGATAAAAAAGATAACACAAGCAACAATTTTCAAAATCTAAATGGTGTACTTATTAAGCTATACCCACTACCTAATCGTAGGGTAAAATTAGGAAGAGATTTACTAGATAAGCTAAATGTATTACTACCACAACTATTGGTACATTATGCAGACTATTTTATCTCTGTTCAAGATGTATTTGATGAAACTATTAGACTTGGTATTGCTGATGACTATGATGATTTCTTAGGTTATGTCAATGGTGAAACACTTGGGCTCAAATCTAAGAGTGGTACAAAAACACCATCACTTGTATTGTTTGAAACTTGGGGTGAAGATCGTGATTATGATAGCTTACTAAATGATGATTTTTATAGGCTATTCCATAATGCTATGGGTATTGCAGGTAGCAATGTGGACGGTGGTTATACACCAAACGAATAACATTAAAATAGAATGATGAAAAAAAACGGAACATAAAAAAAAGATTATGCTATACACTACACCTTAGATATTATATAAAGAGATACAAAGACATACACTAAAGGAATACAATATGAACAAAATTGCCTTAACAATTGTGGGTAAATACCAAGACACCTTGATTGATAAAAACGGAAATGTAAAAAAACATGAGATCAAAAACAATCAAGTACAACTAACTGCTCTAAAGCTAATATCTTCACTATTTAAAAACCAAGCAAATACAATTGGTATTCAATACATTGCTTTAGGTAGTGGAGATGCTACTTGGGATTTACTAACAAATAACAAACCTAGCCCAATGCTTAATAGCAACACTACACTTACAACAGAGATATTTAGAAAAGCTATCCCTATTACAGATATTGTATTTGTAGACCCTACGGCTGCTTTTGGTCAAGGTGCAATTTCTCAAACTGCCACTACAAGATTAAGAATTACTACTCAAATTGAAGCTAGTGAAGCTAATGATTCTCTTAGAGAATTTGCTCTTTTTGGTGGTACTGCAACAGGTATGCAAAATAGTGGATTTATGATCAATTGGGTAGCACACCCCTTGATTGAAAAGACAGAAGATGTTGTTCTTAATCGTATGATTGAACTAGACTTTGTTCTAGTAAATAACTAAACTAAACACACACTCTTAGAAAAAAACGGAAATTACAAAAAGGAAATAATATGACAGCTACACACAATACTAGCAAACAAAACAGTCATAAGCCTTATAAGAACTATACACAAGTAGCTTTCCAACAAGGCAAACCTGTATTAGATTATGAACTTAATGATGCACAATCAGTAGTTTTACAACAAATTACAAGTCACCTACAAACACTTGAACAATTTTGTGGTATAGAAACATCACCTAGTGAATTTGCTATTGTTCCATTATCCTTTGCAGATCGTGGTAAGAATGATAGAAATATTTCAAACTTTGGTATCACTCTTGGTAGATTACCTACTAAATTTGGTGTGATTGATACTACTCACCTAAAGGAAGTTGGTAAAGGTAATACTATTGCTTTTGACTACCATAGGTTAGAATTAAATAACATTCATACAACAGAAGATCATGTTTATGAAAACTACCTACTTAAAGGTAAAATTACAGGATATGATAGTGCAACAAGAGTAATTACAGATGAACATAAGGACTTTTCTAAGACTCACCTTGATTTAGTTCAAACTACTAAGCAATACACTTTATCACATTCAGATACAGATAGTGTTACACTAAATGTAATCTCTAATGGTGCAGATATTGTATTTACTAGTTGTGCAAATTCAGGTTTAAATGGAACTAGAAGATCAATCTTATCTATCCCTACAAGTAATTCTATCTATATTGGACTTCCAATTGGTCTTACAGTAGGCGATGAATATGTAATTATCCCCAAGAACAACTTTAGTGCAATTAAAAAATCATTTGATGATGAAACAACATTTACAAACACAATTTCAGGTCAAGAGGCTAATCCCATTGTAATCACTTATGTTCAATCATTCATTGAAGATATTGCAAGTGAAGAAGATGAAGAAATTAAATTAAGTGCAATTGGTATGGAAACTACTCACCGTAAACAACTTAGATGGTGTGTTAGAACTTCTAGAGCATTTTTAAGCTCAACTGATTTAGCAAAACTTGTATTACAAGAAAACAATGTAAATGTAGGTGTATATTCTAAATATTCAAGAGAATTACTTGGTGCATATACACCATTTGAACAACCTGTAGACACATTCTTAGACACATTCTTAAACACACAATCTGAACTACAAGAAAACGGGGATTTAAAAACACCTTTAGCAACACAGGTAATGCCTATATCATTAAAACTAGGCAATTTAGAAGCACCTGAATTATCTCAAAGCTATAACAATGTATACCAAAGCAAAGGTATCTCTAGTCAATCCTTCTTTGTTAAGAATAGAGCAAGTGTATTATCTATCAAAACACTAAAGGCAGTTCTATTACAGGTATTACAAGGCAACACATCACTTAATACAGAAGATGCTTTAGGTAGTGAATTTGACATCTCTATTCTACAGGTACATACTGCATCATCTAAAAGAGAAGGAAATAGCATAGTACGAAATGATACTCTTTCACCTTATTTGTATGCAGGTTTTGTGTATGAAACACCTACTGTAGCTAATACACCTATGGCTATCCCAATGTTTAACCCATTTAAACAAGGTGTACCTGAAGGTTTTCCTGTAATTGTAGATGGTTACTTCTACCAACCACCTAGAATTTTTCAATCACAATCAGAAATCTCTACAGAATTATTGCAAGCTAAATCAATGACTTATTCTTTAGGTTATATGCCTGAAAGTGATGATTTGATTACTTCACTTATGCCATTTAGTGAAAACACAGTATTCCAACCATTCACATTTAGATCAATTGTTCAAAGACAAAATAGTGATCTACAAATTACACCTATTGCATTTGAAACACTTGGTCAAAAATTAGCATTTAATGATATTTCTGCCATTGCTATGCTAGGTATTGGTAGTGCTTTCTCTATCAGTAATAACACCATATTTGACGGATTTACTACTATACCAACTATTTCTGCAACAGGCTTTGATGGAATTGATGTAGGTTTTTCTGGTCAATTATCCACAACACAAAATACTATCTTAGGGCTAAACGAATATAGTAAGAATGTATTTGGTGGTATTGTTTTCTCAAATCCAATTCTTGCAGGTGATATTCCTAGCATTGCAACTCAAATCAATCACAAAGATAGCACTGATCAAACTTTGGTAGGTTATTATCTTCCTAAGGCAGTTGAAGATCAAGATGGTAATCAAACTCACTTTGTTAGCTATAATGATAAAAAACTAGGTTATTCTCTCTATAAAGATGAACAAACTTTAAGAATGAGAGAATTTGAAAATGGTATTTTACAAGCATCTGTTTTTGCAAATACATTCAATTTAAGAAAATTAGCAATCAAAACACAAGCATCACTAGAAGCAGATTTATTTACTCTTGATGTTCCACATGCTTTAGATATTTTTAGATCAGGATCAATTCAATCTGCTATTTCTCAAGCACAGTATGACAATGCAAATACTCTTTTAGACACTAATCCTGAATATAGTTCTATTGTATATAATGCTATTCAGTTATCTGCATTCTCTGAAATTGCATTATCTTATGGATCTTCAATATCTGCTTATTTTGGTGTATCTCAATTCCCTGCAATTAGATCATTTCTATCTAATTCAAAGATTATGGGTAACTTTTCATCAAGTGCTAATCCACTTAGTAATCTATTTAGTAGCAATATCAATGCATTACCTAGTTTACCATTCACTTTTTGGGGTAATACTAACACACTAATCTCATCAAGTAATATTGGCAATTTATCTACTACTACTGTTGATTTAGGTACTGGTACATTTGATGTTGAATCTGTAAATTATCAATCAGGCAGTGTTTCTTTACAGTCTACTTATCGTGCATTTGATAGATCATACATTCAAAGTAATGATGACTTAGATCAATTACATGATACTCTTTTAGATCATGAATTAGGTGCTTGGGCAGTAAAGCGAATTTCATTTGATCAATTCCATACAAACACTTCTTTAGATGCATTACAATCTACATCTACATTTAGCAATAGAAATACATCTGCATCGCTAAGATACCATGTAGGCGATTTCTATCCAGGTGAAGTAGATGCAAGGGGTATTCCTAGAAATCTTTTGGTAGATACTCTTAATCTCTATGTTAAATTAGAGCCACTACCTTTAGTGCATTGGTATACTATGCCTAAACACCAACATTCTGTTCTTGAGGGTAGCTTAGATGTAAGTGAGGCTATTGCAACATTGCTTGATATTTCTCATTCAAGAGGTATTCCTGATCACTTATTTAATTTGGGTAAGCAATTTACAACTAAACATATTGATAGTCAAAACACAATTGTAGATAAAGCAGCACTTAATGTTGACTATTTCTTAAATAAAGCAAACACAGATAATCTAAACCTTGCATCAGGTTTTGATCAAGCTAATGATAAGACAAGTGGATTTATCTCTTTTGAATTTTCAGGAACTAATAATTCTCAGAATGGATATAGTGTTGTTAAAAACATTATCCCATCTTGGTTAGGTAGTAATTTTGCAAGCACACTACCTGGATTTGGATTATCTGCAAGAACAACACTTAATGAATCAGAAAAACAAGACCTTAGAAATAGTACTGCATCTAATAGTTTACTTAGCTATGCAAACACTAATTTAAATGTAGGTGATATTGATCCTATGGGTATCTCATTACCTAATCAAGCACAACCATTTATTCATTGGTATCACCCAAATATGGATAATATTAAATCTAAGAGTGCTACGATCTATACAAGTCCTTCATTTACTATTCCTGAAATGCAGATGTATGCAAAATGGGGTAGAAGATCATTGGTTATTCCTGCATTAGTGCCTATGTCAACTAGTAATGATATTGCACAAGCATCTTTTCAAGGTTTATTTCAATCTGTAGGTGGTGGATATTCTACAAATATTCCTGCTGATGGTGATAATGATGGTATTCTTATCAATAATGCAGGTATACCTACTACTGATGTATTCGATTTTACTTCTAGCATTGGTGGATTAAATGTAATTACCAAGTTCGACGGTGTTGAGCTTAGAACTATTGACGATCCACAATTATTAGCAGATGGTTACAATGCATCTATATATGCTGATACTTATACACATCATTCTAGTGGTTTAAATGGTAAATTTATTTTATCAGATAGACAACCTGATGGCACAAATACAGATATTGCACAAAATCAGGACTACTACAATAAATTCCCAATGACACTAAACACCACTAGATTAAAGGTACAACAATCATTAGATTATACACCAAGTCAGGTTAGTGGTTTCATTAAACAAATTACACAAAGATCAGGTAATCCAAGACCTGTATATTTACCTGCAAGTGCATATTTTTATAATAATGCTGTTACAAATACGGATAATGCAGGCACACTAACTGTAGATGAAACAATTACTAATGGATCTGCAATATCTTCTCGCGTAGATGCAATGCAAACAGGCATGGGATTTCACCCTGCAATCAATTGGATTGGTAAATCATTTGCTGATATTAGACAAACAATCGCTACATCAGTAGGATTTGATGCATATAACAAAAAAGAATTTGATTTTAGATCATTCCCAACAGATGAAGATCAATTAATTTTTGAGCCTGCAATTAGAAATGCAAATCAAACAATTCATACTGGTATTGCATCATTCAAAGGTATGCTTGGCACAGAAGAAGCATGGTCTACACCTGCAATGAGAGCTTGCTTATCTACTGAAACTGTAGCTTACTTGAACTTTATGACTAAGACATACACATTTATTCCAGGTCATGATAGTATTCACCCTTATGATGATGTTAGCTATTTTGCTGACTCTAAGGCAACACCTGTATGGCTTACAACATTAAAATCAGGTCTTGATAAAGTACCAGGTAAAGGTGTTGCTAAGGATACTGATACTGCTTATGCAGGTAGTATGGGTACAAATATGCATACAACAGGTGCATCATTATTTATTGATGATTTGGTCTTTGGTGTAAATCGTGGCACATATCGTGATGCAAATGGTAATCCTGCTAGTGATTTATTTGAACTTGCATCTAAGAAAATTATTGAAGGACTTGCAAGTGGCATACAATCTTTTCAAGCTAAAGCTATTAAATATACACCAATTATCAATGCATTCTCTAAGGGTAGTATGCAGACCAAATTGCTATATAATTGTTCTTTAAGAGTATTACACTCTAGACCAAATAGCTCTAAGGTAGGACAATCTACTGCACCTAGATCACTTACAGAGATGTTTTTATGTGTTGATGGTGAAAATAATAGATTGATTGCATTACCTAGATCAACTATGGATAAAGCAGAATACAAGCCATATATTCATGTTCAAGGTATCTCTAAGGCTCTCAATCATGATTATGTAGCAACTAGTGAAGATCACCCAAATCACAAGTATATGCAACATTTAGATAGCATGATTAGTGATACACTTGGTATTGGTCAATCATTTGATAATGCTACACCATTTATCTCTGAGCAACCATTGGCATATAAGAATGCAATTCCTTTAGCTAGTTTTGTTGAAACTGATCCTTGTAGTTGTGAAGGTGAACCATTAAGACAGGTAACATCACAAGATTATACTACTGCTAGAAATGGTGATACATTCAATGCAGATCCATTTGATTTTGCATATGATAGATCAACTAAAGTAACACTAGATGAGACAAATTTAAGTGGCATCAATCCAATGATTTCTGCAAGTTCAAGCAATAGTGGTGTTGAATATGAATTGCTATCATCTCTTAGTGCTTTACACCAACAAGCTAGTGATATTGGATTGACTGCAAATATTGGTAAGAGTACTCATGCAAACTCATACACACTACAGGATTTAATTCCTACTGCAAATGAGATGACATTGCCAGGTGATCATGAGATTACATTTGTTCTCTACACAGGTAAGCATGGTCAAATGTATGTAGAAGATATGTTAGAGTCATTTAATCCCAATGTTGCAGGATGTCATATTAAGGCAACTATTGAGATCAACAGACCAACACAATACATTTCATCTACTGCACAAGAGAATGTACACTATGGTAAGACACTTGATGGACAACCAATTGAAACATACAAGATTGCAGGTGGTACACCACAAATTCTTACAGATATGACTGTAGTTACTCTTTGATAAATAAGCTAAAATAAGAATATTGATTGAATTTCTTTTAGATAAGGTATAATATCTCTGTATCACATTAAAAAACGGAGATAGAAAAAATGGCAGCAATTCCTTACGATAGTCCATATAAGGCTACAACTAAAGAAATTACATGGGATACAACAAATCCATTAAACTTAACAACAGATGCAAAATTAGATGGCACAAGAGCATTTAGATTAGCCGTATCATCTTTGCCTGCAGGAGCAACAATCTCTTTACAAGGTGCATTGATTGAAACACCATCTTTAGATGCACATTGGTCAACCATTTCTAGCTTGACTTCAAGTGGATTTATTACTGATTTTGATAATCACTATAAGATTATGCCACATAAGGTTAGATTAAAACAAACTGCAGGTGCTACTACATCAAATGCTACTAAAGTGCTTGTTGTATCTAAGCATATTCCACCTGAATTAACTAAGCCTTAATAGATAGCATAAAAAAACGGAGATTACAAAATGGAAAAGATTTTAGAATTCTTAGCTAAACAATACTTAAAGACTAATAACATTGCACCTACTACAAGTGATTTGATTTCATTGTTAGAAATCTGTCAACAAGAAAGCACATACTCTCAAGCAGTGCAAGCAAAGATTTTGGATATTCAAAAACCTGTATCTGTTATTCAGCAAGTAGGTAGTAATGCGATTGCTAAATTTAAAACAATCATTGTAAATGGCAAGAAAGTACAAGTACCTGTTCAAGGTGGCACAACTACTACTGCTACTACTAAGGTTGTTGATAAGAGTAGCCCAAATGGTGCTATTGCATTGATTGATATTATTAAAGGTGCTACAGGTGATACACTAATCAATAGTGATGTATCTAAATGGCTTGTGGATAGTCCAAAAACTATGGAACTTCCCTTTAGTGATTTTGTTCTTACTAGTGATATTGTTGTATTTACTCAAGGTAATACTACTTGTTTTGGTATTACTACTAAGCCTATTACAAGTGAATTACTAGAAGTATTTGTATGGATTTCTAAGCCACAAGTTTTATCCATTCCGTTTTCTTCTGTATCTAAAGTATATCGTTTATTACAAGAACCATAAGCATAAAAAACGGAGAATAACAAAATGACTATGACTACAATATTAGAACAATTACTACCTATTATGGGTACTGTTGTAAGTGCAATTGTTTCTTATGTACTCACTCTTCTAGCTAAGAGATACCAACTACAATTAAGCAATGAACAAGAAACTCAATTAAGACTTACTGTTCGTTCTGCTATTGCAGGTGCTGAAGAATGGGGTGCAAGAAAAATGAATGTTGAAAAACTTGATTATGTTAGTGGTAAGGAAAAGGCAGATTATGCTTTAGCTATCATTAAGAGTTTATACCCAAAAGCAGAACAAGAAGATATGTTAAAGCTGATTGACTGTGAAATTGCTACTATGCAAGACTTGGGTGCAACTAAAAGAAAAATCGACATTGAAATCTAAGGTATAATAAATGATAACAAGCATTGTCACTATCTTAGCTACTGCACTTACACCTGTTATTGTTAAGGCTATTGAAAAAGCACTTGATTTAGATAAGCCTACTACCAAAAAACCTACTAAAAAGAAAAAAACGGAAGGTTAAAAATGGCAGGATTACATAACATAGAAATCATACAAGGATCAACATTTACACTAGAGATACAATGGAAAGATGCAGATGATACACCTATCTCTTTAGATGGATTTCAAATTCATATGCAAATTAGAAAATCTTTTGAAGATAACTCTACACCACTTGTTGATTTATCTCTAGGTAATGGTATAACTCTTACAGGTGAAATTGGTGGACTTAAAATCACAATTCCACATACTGTTACTAGAAATATTACACAATCCACAGCAAAGTATGATATAGAAATTACTACACCTGATGAAGTAATCAATCTTCTTCGTGGCAATGTAAATATCATAGGAGAAATTACAAGATGAGTATCGTAACAAATCCATCTAAAGGTATTGTTGTTATTAAAGAACGAGGATTAAGAGGTGCTACAGGTCCATCTTCTGTATCTTCCGAACGGATTGAGATTACGGTTTCAAATCCTATTCCACAACCATACACTTATGTTTTTCCTAAGAATATTAGTACAGATGCTAATATGTCACCCCTTGTTCAGGTAGAATTGAATGGATTATCTGCTGTTCTTACAGATGATTTTACAGTCGATTTAAATACTAGAACATTTACTTGGACTTCACCTATTACACTTATCGCAAATGATAAGCTAGTTATTAGGTATGTTCCATCATCTATCCCTGTTTAAAAGACAAACCCTTAAAAAAACGGAGCTTATAAAATGGCACAAATTAGACCAGAGCAAATTAAATTAACAGAGAATACACTCTTAGTTGGTGTACTTGAAAACGGTGCAGAAGTAGCTAAAGCATTACCATTAAATACAGACGGTAATGTATCTTTCTCTATTGTAGATGGTGCTTTAAAATTATCTGTAGATGCAGGTGGTATTACTGCTACTGAAATTGCAGATGGTACAATCACATCAGAGAAATTCGCACAAGGTGCAATTACTACAGATGCTATTGATGATTATAGCATTTTACCTGTAAAGCTAACTGCTGATCCTGATGAAACATTTGTATTTCAAACATCAAATCAAGATTGGAATGATAAAGCAGTTCTTCAAGTTTATGGTATTCCTGTTTCTGATGAAGATGTTGTTAATAAAGCATATGTAGATAGTGTTGCAACAGGTCTTGATTTTAAAGAAAGTGTTATCCTTGCTTTAGATTATGATGTAGATGCATTAAATGGTCTTTTTGCAAATCCTGATCAATCCTTAATTACAAGTGCAGGTGCTGAATATCGTTTATTGCTTTTAGGTCAAAATAATCCTATTGAAAACGGTATCTATCAAGTACAAACATGGACTAACGGTGGTAATGATATTGCTATTATCAGAGCCCAAGATGCAGATTCATCTTCTGAATTAAATACAGGTGCATTTGTATATGTTGAAGCAGGAGAATATCAAGGTGCAGGCTATGTCTTACAAGCTAATCAAGACGGTACTTCACCACAAGTAGGTGTAGATGCAATTAACTTTGTTCAATTTAACGGTGCTACATCTCTTACTGCAGGTGAAGGTATCACTAAGCCAGCTGCAAATACAATTGCAGTAAAGATTGATGCAAATTCAAGTGCATTACAATTCTTAAATGATAACTCTTTAGCTTTAAGCATCAATTCAAATGCATTAAGTATTGATCAAAATGGATTATCTATTATTTGTACTACAGGATCAGGTATTCAAGTAGGTGGTAATGGATTAGAACTTATCATTGATGAAAATTCTGTTATTGTAAATCAAGCTAATGAATTACAAGCAGCTATTATGCATTCATCTACACTTTCAGGTGCATTCCAATCAGGCACAGGTGTAACAGGTTATTCTGTATCTCGTGATCCTATTAGCGATGGTAAATTCTTATTGCTTGTAAATGGTATTGCACAAAGACTTGGTGATGGCACTTCTGTTGGTTGTGATGCATTCTTCTGTGTAGGTGTAGGCAACCAATCACCACTCAATCTATCTCAAGTTCTTGCAGGTCATGCTCTTTATTGGAATACAAGTGTTGCAGGTTTTGCTCTTGAAGGTACTGATTATATTGACTTAATCTATCAAACAAATGACTACTAATATTTAAGATAGATAGATTTAATAGCATAAAAACACAATATCATTTATAATCCCTTAGAAATAATGCTATATATAAGACATTCTAAAAACAAACTAAGGAGATTATATGGCTATCGTCCCTGCAAAACAGATTGCACCATTTACAATGAAAACGGCATCATTTACTACTAATCTATTGGATTTAAATAATTACTCACAGAGATCACATACACAAGTTCTTACACTTACTAATGTTCCTAGAGCATTTATTAGAACAATTAGATTAAGTAGAACACCTGCATCATTTAATACAGGAACTTATGGTGATTATACAGGTCAAAGTGGTTATAATATTGCAGTAAAACTATATGATTTCGTTACCATTTCTACTAATTACTCAGATATTTACTACACTAAAGATAGCTCTACATTAAGTTCAAATACAGGGTATGACGCATCTACATCAGGTATTGTATTAGATTTTAATATGGATACATGGTATTCTAATCAAGCTATTGGAACAAATAATATCTACTTACCTATTGTCATTCAAGATAATACTGCTATTAGTGGTGGTCATGGCACAAGTGTTAAGTATGATGTTGTTGTTTATTATGATAGTGTTAATGCTGTTTAAACTAAGGAGATTATTATGTTTGGCATTTTTTATAAGCCCGAAAAAATCAATAATGTGGAAACACTTATAGGCTACCCTGCTTGTATGATTTCTACAGAAAAAAAAGGAAATGAAAATAACTTGGGAACAAACTATTGTAAAGTTCTCACAGGTATTGCAACTGATGATATTAAACCTATCTCTAGGGTAATTACTAATCCTACAGATAAATGTAGTCATGCTTTCCTTTGGTTACCATTAACAATTACACCACAAGATTTAGGCATTCAAATCTAAAGGATTAAACAATGAAACAGAAAATGACACCATTTACTACTCATAGCAAACAAGGATTTACATCTAGGGATTTACCATATATTACAGGTAATAAAATCCTTGTAAGTGAATACTTTGTCAAACGACTTGGTGGTAAAGGATTTGTATATACAGGTGGCGAAACACTTGATTTCTCTCAAGGATTAAAAGAACCTACCACTGATACACCTAGCTATCTTGATTTGGATATGGTGCTAAAAACACTATTTGATGAGGTAGAACAACTTAAATTACAAAATGCTTTACTTGCTGAATGTTTAGCTATTCGTGGGATTGAAATCGTAGCAAATAAAGCAATCTATCACCCTATTGGGAAAACAGAAAATACATTACCTGCATTCTCTAGGTATGTTAAATCTGAAAAATAATTAAGCTATATACATTGACAAATACAGACAATATTACTACATTGATCTAAAAGCTAAAGACACTCTCAGGACATGATAAGATGTTTGAAACAATATACACAGTACAGATTAAGACATTATTATTTGAAATTAGTATTGTATGTTCACAATTACTAGATAATGATGAGCCTATTGCATTTGATTTATCCACAGAATTAAACCAATGGTGGATTGATGATAAAGATTATAAAACAACACCAAATGCAATCACTTTAGGTGTATGGCTTAAAACTATGGAATTACTTAAACAAGATAAATTATATTCAAGTAGAAATCTTACTTGTAAATCTGTGTTATTTGAGAGCCCATCTAAGATTGTTAGATTTACACCATAAAAAACGGAATATTAAAAAACCAAACTACAAAAACACCATAGGAGATATACTATGTCACAAGAAACACAAGAACAACAAGTAGAACAAGAACAACCACAATCTACTACACAAGAAACACAAGAACAAGCTCAACAACAATCTCAAAATCCAAATGATGCTTTAGGTTTAACACCTGATGATGAGATTGAAACTGCGGTATTACTTGTTATGACTAAGAAGGATAAGGCTATTTTGCCTGTTGTAAATATTGGTAGCTTAAAAACTGATAGAATTGCATCACCTAGAGAAGTATATCGTATGTGCCTTGATGTTGCAGATCAAATCTCTTCTGTATCTCTTTTAGGTGAACTTACCAATGTACAGGTAGCATTACTTAAAGAAAGCAATCAACAGGTATCAAACCTTACTGCTCAAAAGATTGCAATGGCATTAAATCGTGCAGTAGATGGTAGCAATAAACAAAATGGCTAAAATCAATGAAGATAATTTAGAAGTCATTCGTGATTTAATCTCTATCATTGGAGATAATCCATTTAGAGAAGGCTTGATTGATACACCTAAAAGAGTGCTTAAATCTTATGATGAAATCTTTGCAGGATATTCACAGAATGCTAGAGAAATCCTATCTACTACATTTGAAGAAGATATAAGCTATAACCAAATCATTCTTTCTAGGGATATTCCATTCTCATCATTTTGTGAGCATCATATGTTACCATTTACAGGTAAGGCTCATGTTGCCTATTTACCTAATAAAAAGGTTGTAGGATTATCCAAACTTGCAAGAGTAGTGGATATGTTTGCAAAGAGATTACAAATTCAAGAGAAAATGACTGATCAAATTGCAGATGCTATCTTTGATGTATTACAACCTAAAGGTGTAGGTGTTATGATTACTGCACACCATACATGTATGAGTATGAGAGGTGTAAATAAGCAAGACTCTCAAATGCTTACTACTGCTCTTAGGGGTACATTTCTTACAGAAGAACATAAGCAAGAATTTTATAATATGATCAATACTAGATAGATATTATTTCCTTTTTTAAACCACCGAAAAAAACGGGATATATAAAATGAGTAGAAAAGTAATAGCAATAGACTTTGATGGAACTCTTACTCATCTACAAGATAACTATCATAATATGGAAATACATGAATTAAGACCTAATGAAACAATTATCAATTATGTAAGAGCATTGCATAGTGAGTATCATTTCATTGTGATCTTTACTGCTAGATTATCTCACTATAGGGAAGAGATCGCAGCATACTTGAATTTCCATAAGATACCTTTTGATCTTATTCATACAGAGAAATTAAGGTTTGATGTGTTAATTGATGATAGAACTCTACACCCTAGCTTGATTGAGGCATTTGCAAACGATACTCATCATCAACTTGTGGATAAGATTAGACTAGAAACATTATCTCTAAACCTTAATCTAAGTGATGTAAATAAAAATGAATGAGAAGAAAAAGACAGATGAAGTTCAATTTGAATATGATATTAAAGAACTTGAATTCTATTGGGATTTACTTATGGAAACATATCTTTCTATCCATTCTAGATTGAATTACCAAAGGGAAAAAACACCTTATGATTTAAATAGCCTTATGATGACTATCAACTCAGCTACAAACTATTTACTTGGTGAAATCTCTTATAAAGATAAAGAAGATGAAATCTATGTATGTAAGCATTGTAGAAAGCTATATGTAGATCAATTCCCTTGCTATGAACGAAGAAAGAATAATCCATCACTTCTACTTAAATGTGAGAAAGCCGATCAACCTATAGATAAAGATACTGACTTTAGCGACTATCTTGATTATGCAAAAAACGGAAAGTTTAAAAAATAATGTTAAAAATATGCTATATCCAAAGACCTGATTACCAAATAGAACTATCTGGTCCATATATTAAAAGACAAGCATACCATAAAATGCTAGATAGCTTATCTCTACTTACAATCATTAAACTAGAAGAAACAGATTATAAAGTACCTAATTGTGTTAAGCCTGATTTTCTTGATCTTACATATTACCAACAGGTGTTAGATTTACGACTTGAACAATATGACTTAGTATTTAATGAGAGATACACATTACTACCTATACTTGATCAAATTGGTGTAAGACATGTATTTTTACCACATATGACTTGGGAATGTAATGATGGATTTGCCCATGACTTAGAGAAATATGCACCTTTTAGTGATATTGTTATTTGTGAAACTTCTCTTATTAAGGGTATGTTTATTAGATTTACTAAGAATTGCTTTGTATTACCAAATCCCAACACTATTAAAGAGTTTAGATATAATCATACTTTAAGTGATGTAAATAATAATGTCATTATGGTAGGTAGAGATGATGATGTTAAACAAATGTATTTAGGTATAGATGCATTCAACAATGCTAGATTACCTTGTAAATTGGATATTTATTCATCTATCCCTTTAAGTAAAAAAACGGAAAGTAAAATAAATCCTAAAACAACAAGAGTACATATCGGCAAACCAACAAACTATGATAGATCAAGTATATTACTACATACATCTATCCATGAAACAGCTTGTATTACTATTCAAGAAGCAATCTCTAATGGACTTACATTGGTTATCCCTAGAGAATTTGGGTATGATCACTATGTAGAGAATGAATATACATTTAAATTTAATAGATCAAATATCTACTCTAAACAGGTTAAACTGATTATTGATACTCTTAACTATGCACATATGATGCAGACTACAGATAAATCTTCACAGTTAGATTTCCACAATAAACATACTATGAGTGTAATTTGTAGACTACTTAAAGGCATACTTGATCAAATCAAAATACTTTTAGATGAACAGGCTAGAGATAAACACCTTGATTGTGATACTAGCTTAAAACTAACACAATTGATCTATAGGGAACTAAAAGAAGATAACAAGATAAAACTTGATAAAAAAACGGAACAGTAAAAATGTTTTTAGACAAATACAAATCAAATATAGATACAAATATCCATAGATCACTATACAACAAAGATGATAATGGTAGATCAATGGAAAATGAAGATCATATTAGATTAGCAGTAAATCACTTTATCCGTAAATGTAGACCAGGTGTTAGAGCTAGATTTTTTGATATTGGTGCTGATTATGGATTTGCTATGCATATTGCTAAGACAAGATTTATAGATGTTTATGGTATTGAGCCATACCCGCATATTGATCCCATAGACCCTATGATTAAGATTGATCAAGATACAATAGAAACACTTGATTTTGCCCAATATCCTAGCGGTGAGTATCATGTATTTTTAAACCATGTCTTAGAACATTTGGAAAATCCCATAGGTGCATTGAATAAGCTAAGTGCATTTACAGATTGCCAATATCTCTTTATCTCTACACCTAATGGATTATGTCAAGATATGGATTGGGTATTCCCAAGAGGGCATTTACATTCATTTATTCCTGAATTTTTTTCTATTGTAGTGCCTAGAGAAACACGATTTAAACTTATGGAACAACAAATTGTGTGCTTTAGAAACGGTTGGGAAGAAATTTGGAATGTATACCAAAGAAAATCAACAACGGAAGAATAAGATGAAAAACACTTTTGATAACATTGCTAGTGATCTTGCTAGATTACTTACTGCTAAGAATGATGCTTATGGTAATGCATTTGATAAGACTACTCAAATCTTAACATTACTATATCCTAAAGGCATTCCCTTATCTAGCTATAAAGATGTACATGTCATTATTAGAATGCTTGATAAACTTTCAAGGATTGCACAAAACAATGATCCATTTGGTGAGTCACCATACCAAGACATTGCAGGCTATTCATTACTTGCTTTAAAATCACACCTAGACACTCAAGAAAAAACGGAAGTTAAAAAAGATGAATAAATACCAATTAGCAATCATGATGAGTGGTGGATTAGATAGCTTTGTTGCCTATCACTATGCACAGAAAGAACTAAACATTCCTAAAGATCAAATTGTATGTGTATGGGTAAATTTGGGACAACCATATAACCATAAAGAAAAACAAGCAATAGATCACCTACAACAATCTCACTCTTTAGATAATGTTAGAATAATCACTTGTGATATATTAAGAGCTGAATGGGATAATCTACCACAGGTTAAAGAGCCTAAACAAATCATACCTGCACGAAATCTACTACTTTCTAGCATAGGTGCAATGTATGGTAATACTGTATGGATTTGTGCCTTAGAAAGTGAAATGCATGATAAAAATCCACTACAATTAGATAAGAGTCATAAATTCTACCAACTAGCTACAGATACTCTTACTGCTACACATGGCATTCCTATTAAGGTTGAAACACCATTCTCTAAGATGTCTAAAACTGATTTGATTGCATGGTCAATAAAAAACGGAATATCAAAAGAAGAACTTTTAAGTACATCTACCTGCTATGATGAAAATATTAGAAATTGTGGAAGATGTGGAACTTGCTTTAAGAGAAAGATTGGATTTATTCTAAATAATATAGAAGAACATTATGAAAATGATCCATTTACAAGTGATTTTGCAGAGCCATATCTTAGAAAACTACTTGATGCACAAGCTAAACAAGATTATTCTCACTATACACAAAAACGAGTAGAAGAAACTATATTAGCTATGTCTAAAAACAAAAAGGAATAACAAATGAAAGTCGTTCTTGCAGGTGCACAATCTAAAAATGCTATGGAAGATTTACTATGGGCAGGCACACCCAATGTACTTGTTTCATATGAATATCTTAAAGATCAAAAAAATAAGGGTATAGAAGTCCTTAAAACATTCAAATCAGCAGAACGATGGATACTTGTTGACTCTGGTGCATTTACATTTAAGGTAAAATATAAATTTTTAAACTCAGCTTATTTTGATACAGATACATTTCCACCTAAACCTAAGGCATCTTTTGAACAACAATCTGTAGATCAAATTGTAGAATACTTTAAAGAACAACAAATACCATTTGATCCTAGAACACAATGGGAACAAGCTAAAGAATATGCAATTAAAGATGTAACAAACTACTTTTTAGAACATTTAGATTGGATTAGACAAGCAGCACCTTATGCTAATGCATTTGCAGAACTAGATGTTGAATGGCTTATAGGTGATACTATTTGGCAATGGCGAGATCAATATAAAAAGGTGCTAGATGAAAACAATCCTGATGCAGAACTCATTTGTACACCACACATTTATAATTCAGATGAAGATTTAAAAAACATTGCTACCAAAATCACTAGATATATTGGATCTGACTTTTTAAATGCTAGAAAAGATAGTAGGCTATGGACTACACAAATGCCTATCTTAAAGGAACATCGTATTAGGGTACATGGTTGGGCTCTCACAGGTCATATCTCTATGAGAGAGCTACCGTTCTATAGCATTGACTCTACAACATGGCTTGGTGGCGCTAAATATGGGACAACATATCACTATAGGGGTAATTGGGATATTGTTACTTATGATCACACAAGAAAGGTAGAGAATAGACAACAATTCAAGGGATTTTGTAAGGAACATGAAATCGACTTTGATCAATTTATAGCTGATCATATCCCTACTGTAAATCGTTTTAATGCTAAGATGTGGACACTATGTGCGATAGACTTGGAACGAGATATATCTAGAGCATATTGGTTATCTGAAGAAGAATTACAAAATGCAATCTCTACACAAAGATCAGAATTTGGACTTGATAAACCTTTAGAAGTTAGACATAGACTTGATTTGATTTCACCTGAAGAGGCAAGATTACAATCTATCAATTATACAAGAATGTGTAATGCTTGCTTTCTAAACACAAAGTGCCCTGTATTTAAAAAAGATGCAACCTGCTCTATTGATACAGGTATCTCTATAGATAATAAAGATGCTATGATGCAATTACTAAATAAAGTGATTGAATTACAAGGTCAACGAGTAATGTTCGGTGTATTTGCAGAAAGAATACAAGGTGGTGTGATCGACCCTATGGTTGGTAAAGAAATGTCTTTATTATTCAAATTAGGTGAGCAAGCTAAAGCAATTGAACAAGAAAACACTACTGCTACAATCTCTTTCTCTAGTGGTGAAAAGAAACCTGCAGGTGGTATCCTATCTCAACTGTTTGGTGGGTATGGTAGAAATGGTGGTGGTGGATCTAAACCATCTCAATCTGAGAAAGTGATTGATGTTCAACCTATAGAACAATTAGAATTCCAAGAATTAAAACAAATTGAAAATCAAGTAGTTATAAGATCAAAACCTGACAGTGAAAAATAAATAATTGACCTTTAGGTGTTATTCATCTAGCTTATTGCAAATTTTCCTATTGCTAGGTATCTATCAAAAAACGGGATATTAAAAAACCAAACAACAAGAGAAGGTAAAATGAAACAATCATTTACACTAGATACATCATTTGTAGAAACATATAAATCTAAAAAAGTAAGATGGGGTGGACTTGGGTATGTTGTATTTAAGAGAACATATGCTAGATCACTTGAAAATGGAAATACAGAAGAATGGTATCAAACAATTGAAAGAGTAGTTAATGGCACATACTCTCTACAGAAAAATCACTGTAAATCTCTCAATCTCTATTGGAATGAAGAAAAATCTCAAGCATCTGCTAAAGAAATGTATGATCGTATCTTTAATTTCAAATTCCTACCACCTGGTCGTGGATTATGGGCTATGGGTACAGATATGATCTACAAGCAAGGATCAGCATCACTCAATAATTGTGCATTTGTATCTACAGAAGATTTAGAAAGTGATCCTGTTGAGCCATTTATGTTCCTTATGGATATGGAAATGCTTGGTGTAGGTGTAGGGGCTGATACACTAGGTAAAGGTAAAATCAATGTCAACAAAAAAACGGTGGTAGAAGAAACCCATATCGTACCTGATACAAGAGAAGGTTGGGTAGAATTACTTGGTATTATTCTAAAGGCATACTTTGTTAAAGGTGCAACATATCCTAGCACAATTGACTATTCACTCATTAGACCTGCAGGATTACCAATTAAAGGCTTTGGTGGTGTAAGTAGTGGTAAAGACCCACTTGAATTACTTGTTAAAGAAATCACTACACTACTTGATACATTCTTAGGTGACCTAGATAGCAAGCCAATCTCATCTACAATCATTGTGGATATTTGTAATTATATTGGTAAATGTGTAGTAGCAGGTAATGTAAGAAGAACTGCTGAGATTATGTTTGGTACACCTGATGATGAAGAATTTCTTGATCTAAAAACGGACATGGAAAAACTATCTTCACACAGATGGGCATCAAACAATTCTGTATTAGCACATGTAGGTATGGATTATACTCAAATTGCAAAACGAATTGAAATCAATGGTGAGCCAGGACTCATTTGGCTAGATAATGCTAGAACATTTGGAAGATCAAAAGATAAAAATACAGATGATTTTCGTGTTAAGGGAACAAATCCATGTGGTGAACAATTCTTAGAGAGTTATGAATTATGTAATCTTGTAGAAACATTTCCTGCACATCATGATAGCTTAGAAGATTTTATGCTTACACTCAAGTATGCATATCTCTATGCAAAGTCAGTAACACTTACACCTACACACAATGCTAGAACAAATCAAGTAATGATGAGAAATCGTAGAATTGGTTGTTCTATGTCAGGCATTGTTCAAGCAATCAATAAATTTGGATTAGATACATTTAGAACATTCTGTGATCAAGGCTATAAAAAGGTAAAGGAATATGATCGCCAATATTCTGAATGGTTATGTATTCCTAGATCAGTAAGAATGACAACTGTAAAACCAAGTGGCACTGTATCACTACTTTGTGGAGCAACACCAGGTGTACACCAAGAGCATTCAGAGTATTATATTAGAAGAGTAAGATTAAGCAAAAACTCACCATTGCTAGAAGTCCTTACTAAAGCAGGCTACCATACAGAGCCATGTAAATACCAACCAGGAAGTATTGTTGTATCCTTTCCAATGAAGGTAGAGAATTTTAAGAAAGCTAAAGCAGATGTAACACTATGGGAACAGGTTGCACTATGTTCATTTATGCAACAACATTGGAGTGATAATAGTGTTAGCAATACAATTACATTTACAAAGCAAGAAGCTAAAGACATTCCTATCTTGTTATCATTCTATGAAGATAAATTGAAGAGTGTATCTATGCTACCACTAAATGATCATAGCTATGAGCAAGCCCCTTATGAGTCAATTACACAAGAACAGTATTTAGAAATGATTAAGCCAATTGTAGATATTGATGATGTGCTTGTTAAAGATACACATGAAGAAACAGAAAAATTCTGTGATGGTGATAAGTGTACAATCAAGTTAAACCAATAATTTAAACCAATATCGTATAGTAAAAAAACGGGATTTTTAAAAAAGATATACTTAGAACATATACAAAGAAATGACAATATACCTTATTATATATATATATGCAAATTTTCACTTTTTAAACCGTCCTGTAATCACAAAGACTTTTCTCTTAGTTCATGTAATTCATGATTAAGCCTTGAAATCAAATGATCAATATGACTAAGGTATTCTTCTCTTATAGGCTTGTTCTTTAGCATTGTGGTAGCAATATCCTTGATCAATTTAAGACTTTCAATATCAAGATTAATCTCATCTAGTAAAGGTACATCTCTAAAGATTGTGCCATCATTCTTACAATTACAGGTATATAAACCATCGTGGGTATGGGTATTTAGATTTAACATAGCATGATTTCCTTTCTTTATGCTCATTACATTATAACAGATTACTTTAAACTTTTCATTAACATTGACAATTTAAACTTAGATTTACATATATACATTTTAATAAAAATACACAAATTGCTAGATATTTACACTATTCACTAAGATTGCTATTCTTATATTATCATTTTGATATTGCATTTTTTCGCAAATCAATTTTTTCTTCAACAACAAAAGGTATAGATTATGTTAGATTTTGACATTATTCTAAATGCTAAAGCTAGATTACCTAAAGATGCTCAAATTCGACTTGAAAATAGAGCTAAATCTTTACTCGATCAGATTACAACTTTGCAAATCCCATTGCTATGGTTAAAAGATAACCTTTATGCAAGCATCTCTGAGCAAATTCATAATACTTATCGTTATGGTAATGAATTTAATGGTGATCCTGAAGGTTATGAAACTGTTAGAGAATTTTACACAAACAATCAAACTGTTGTGGAATTACTTTCAAGTGCAGAAATTCGTACATGTTGGATTAACAACGGACACAATGGTTATGTAATTGCTTGTCCTTCATCACAAAAAGATGGTTTACTCTTTTATTTAGAAGCAGGGATTATTCTTTGTGATCATCGTGATGCACTCAATGATGCAGAAACAGAAATCTACACCTATTTACACACTCTAGAAAAAAGTGGTGAACATAATGAGCCTTAACAGTCAAGAAAAGAAATCATTGCTACTCTACCAACTTGATAGCGATAAATTAAAGAGTCGCTTTGAACAAGAGTATGCAACTAGAGATATTGATACTGTAAATCAAGAATTAGAAACAATCATTGATATTGCAAGCAGTCATTTCAAAAGATGTATTGAATTTCCAATCAATCTAAGATGCATTGAAGAAATTCATACTATGGAACTTGATCGTGATTTCTATCGCACAAGTCAAAGTAAAACACACACTGATAACTTTTCTGAAGGTTATGATCTGTTTCTCTTTAGTATTGATCAAGTGCATTCATTCTCAGATGCTCATGGATTAAATCAATCAAGCTCATGGACTTCACCAATGTTAGAAACATTAAAGCTATATCGTTATGCAGTATCAACACCTGAATGGCTAAATAGTTCATACCATTGTATTCTAGCTTTGGAAGTAAATGTTGGACTAAGAGAATTGACACAAATCATTATTGCTCACATTCATGGTTATTCTACATGGTCATATATTACTGAAGATGAATTTAGTGATTTTGATTGTGTTGATGATATTCACAAAGAAGAACTACACCTTAGTGATGATATTGTGTTTGTCATTTAAAGACTAAAAAAACGGAACATTAAAAACACTGTTAAAAACAAAGACACTAAACACCTTAGATTATATTTAAGGCAATAAACATCAATGATAATTTATGATATAGGTTATCACAAAAACATACTTGGTATATGGTCAAGGTATCTTTTCCATTCGGTTTAAATACTTGTATATTAAATGGTTTGTAGATTATAAACTATTGAAATATATGATGATTTATAGATACAAAATATTTTGTAAAAGATATATACATATTACATATAGTATGCTATTCTATGACTACTGATTAAATGAATGTGATTAAACACTAAATCGACATGATACATCACACTAGAAAATCAGTTTCTTTTCTCTCACTCTTAGGAGTAAAAAAATGAGTTGGTATAATAACTCTGAACAAACTCAAGCAACCGATAAGGTAGGTCGCTTTCTCTTGATGCAAAACAATGGTGCTGAAATCACTTTCTTAGATGAAGCTACCGTAACCATTGATGGCAACACAGTCGCAACACCAATCAAATATGGTGAATACAGAATTCAAATTCCTTATGGTTTTATCACAAAATTACCAGATTCAAAGAGAATGTCTGCTGAAAACACCTTAGCTGCACTTGGTTTCAAAGAAGGTTGGAATAACTATGCTACATCAACACCTAGTTGCCCATTAAGCTCAATTGCCAAGCCATCAGCCGTTGCCGTATTTTCCGTAATCGACCACTCTTCTTGGACTAGCCCAAAAGGCAAAGTGTACAAAGACCTTGTTAAGTTGTTTGTCGTAAAGCGATCATCACCTACTTGGGGTATCCTTCAAAAGCAACAGGAAAAACGTGGTGGCTCACTTCGTGGCTGTCGCTATTCTGTTGAACGAGTTGGTGACAAATCCCCAAGTGTCGGTAATGTCTTTGAATTTTTGGAAAAAGTAGATGCTACAAATCTTCCCAAAGCAGTCGATTATGGCAAGGTGCTTACACCAAAGAATGAATTTGAATTATCTAAATTGATCACTCTCTTAGGTGGTCAAGGTGCTGAAGATAATGAAGATGCTCACAATACCTTTGCAACAGATGATGATGATGGTGATGTGCCTTTTTAAGTCATAATCCAATCAGCTCTCTCTCACGATTAACCCATAGAAATAGGTGACTTGTCAATAAAATGATAGGTTGCCTTTTTTTATATCTAGAAACTACCTTAAAAAAACGGAATAGTAAAAAATGCCATATCCTAGATTACAGGTAAATGAAACAATATCTAAAAATAAAGAAAACCAAATACAAATCACTAAATGGGGATTTATTACAGATAACATTATCTATGGAACATTTAGCACAAAACACAAATACATGGATATTAGTCATTATTATTCACATGGTAATGGAATGTATCAAATTGTAATGATAGCAGCTAAAGATAATCATAGTGAGAGTGTAGAATTACAAGTGCCAAATGAATACACAATTGAGAGTGTAAATTTTGTAGCACTAAAATGGGAATACCAAATCTATGTAATTGTATCTAGCAAGAACAATGAATTGAACTACAATTTAGCAGATAGCTTAGATATTGCATCATACTGTGATGATACCTTTAGTGATGAAGAAATTGAAAAGATGAATAATAGGTAATTTACTGTTTTTCCATATAGCTAAGAAATACACCTTGACAAATAATTTTAAAAAGATATATATATAATAGCTTTTGCAAAAAAGCAACTGCGAATGCAGGATAACATTTAATTCTAGCTATGGAAAACAGATGAAAAAAATTGATTTATTTAATGGTGGATATGTAGAATTATTGCACCAATATGGAACTGAACTTGATGTAATCAATGTAGCTAAGGTGTCATTTGATAATTCAGCAAATGAATGGCAATCACCATCTATGGATAAGCTATTTAATTATTTATGGCAACATGGTCATACATCACCATTTAGACATGTATTTTTATCATTTAGAGTACATGCACCTATATCCATTGTAAGACAGTGGGAAAAATATCGTGTAGGATCACCAATAGATACACCAAGCAATGAAGTAAGTGGTCGCTATGTTGAACTAAAAGAAGAATTCTTTATCCCTAGCGAATGGCGAATACAATCTAAGAGTAATAAGCAAGGCTCATTTGGATCACTACCTGAAGAATTACAGCAGCAGATAGATGAAAAAACCAATGATCACTATAAGAATTGCCATGATTATTATGAAGAATTACTACAATCAGGTGTAGCTAAAGAACAAGCAAGATTTGTATTACCTAATGGATTATACACTACATTTATTTGGACACCATCTTTACAAGCATTGATGCATTTCCTTGAGCAAAGATTATCTCATGATGCCCAAAAGGAATTACAGGAATATGCCAAAGCAGTATATGAAATTGCTAAAACAATCTATCCTAGATCAATGAATGTATTGTTAGATAAGATTGTGCCTAAGCACCACCATGTGATGACAATTCAAGAACAAAGTGTAGAAGAATTAAACCTTATCCCAATTCTACATGAAGGCTACCAACTCTATGTAGAAAAAACGGAACTTGAAAAAATGGGTAAGAAAGAAACAAATAAGATAAGCCATATTATATATAAGATAGCTAAAGAAGATATAACTGCATATTGCTTAGGTAAAGACTTAAATCGCTTTAAAGAACATGGTTGGAAGGTTGTTGAATGATTGCTTAACTGATTAAAAATTGATTTTTCTTTTATTTTCTAGCTATTTACACAATTCACTAAGATTACTATACTGATATTATCATTTGAAAATTGATGATTTCTTTAACCTATCACTGCACAGGAAAATCAAATGGTTGCACACGATAATGATCAAGAAGTTCTTTTACTTCAACCTAGCTATAATGCTCTTGAAAGTGTTTGCAAAACAACTGATGGTGTTGCTTACATTGATCAAAGCTCTTTTATCCTTTACACAGCTTATAATGGCTCTGTCTCTCAAATGTCTTGGTGGTATTATGTTGTATCATACAGCATCAATACAAAATCTTTAGGTCAATATGATCTCGAAATGGTTATTGATGCAGGTGCATTTGATGCTTATGTGGTTTACCAAAATGTTTCTCTAGCATTTGTTGCTGATTTTGTAAAAAATGAAGCCTCAAATCCATACAATAAAGAGGTATATCAACGAACTTTAGTATAAAAAATGTATTCAGCTTATTAAATAATACTTGGCTATACTGATTAGCTTATATTTACCAAATAAGTAATTTTTAAATAAAAAATCTCAACCACTGACTTTTGTTGGTGGTTTTTTTATACCTTATTTAGTAATACCTAGTAAAAATTATACTTATATAGAACTATACCTATATCACTAAGATCACTATACTGATTTTATCATTTTGATTGATCTATGAATGATCAATTTTTATCAACAACTTTTCAAAAGAGAACACAAATGTACACTCTAGAAAAAACCTGTGGCATTTTGACCACCAAAAAAGAATTCTTAGCAGTAAAAAATGCTGAAACTATGGCATTCATCAAGCACAATTTTGAAACATTTGAAAGTGTATACCAAGAAGTCGCTTATGCTCAAAAGAACACAGATGGCACTTATCATGTAGAAATCATTGCTTGTTGGGTATCTCATGGACCTACAAATAGCCTTGTTGCAGTAGAACCTGTAAGCAAATTACAAAATCCTGATTGTGAAAGAACTGTTGCAAATGTAAAAGCTAAGTCACCTAAAGAAGCTATTCTATCTGTTGTTAAGCCCATTGTGTACAATCGTGGATAAATAGTAATTCACTTAGCATTGCTAATCTATTGTGATGCTTACCATTATCTAGCAACCAAATATTAGACGACCCCCTGATTATATTGGGGGTTTTTTTATACCTAGAATTTAAATAAAAATGACAGTGTTTTACATTTATCATATAGAATGATATACTTATTATATCAAAAACCAACCACCACCGAAAAAACGGAGGATTACAAAAGGTGATCAACAAACTAAAGAAAACAATCATCTCTAGTGATACTGATTTACAATTACTAGAAGATGAACTATCAAGCTATGATACATATTGCTTTGATACAGAAACAACAAATGATAATGGTGATGGTCTTGCATTTAATCGTTATATGTTTGGTTGCTCTATTGCAGTTAAACACAATGATAGGTGGAAAGGCTATTACATTTCTGTAAGACACAAAACTAACAATCAAGTTAGCTTATTTGATAACAATCATTGTGAGAATTGCACACCTGAGAAAGTATCTAAAACAATACAAAATCTACTAAGCAATAAGCGAGTGATTATTCACAATAGCCAATTTGAACGAGGTGTATTCAAAAACGAAAACATTGACTATAGCACCTTTAACATCATTGACACACTACCTTTAGCATGGTTACTTGATCCTGAGAGGGAAGGTGGCAATGGTCTTAAAAATCTTGTTAAGCAACAACTCAAATATAAAATGACAGAGTTTTCTGCATTCAAAGAGTTTAAAGATGCAAGCCTAGCACCACAATCTACTATGTCTTTATATGCCGTAGACGATGTTGTTCAATTAGGTAAGCTATATGACAAACTATATCCTATGCTACTTAAAGATAGCCGTATGGCTAAAATATATCACGAGATATACCTAGAGTTAGTTAGCATCGCTTTTGAGATGCACTATGAAGGCATTGAAGTAGATACAGAAAAACTATCTTCACTTGCAAATGTTTGGGATATTGAATGTAGACAAATTGAACAAACAATCAAAGATAGTGTTAGACCAATGCTAAGCGACTCAGACATATCTGTGGATAAATTAAATATGGGTAGCTCTAAGCAACTATCCGAATTATTTATAGATACCTTGTGCCTATGGCAACCACTAGAGAATGATCGTGGTGGTAATGGTAGCTGGTCAACTGCTACAGATAATCTTAAAACATGGACAAAATCAAAATCTACACCTTTAGGTAAAGAGATTGCTACACATATTTTAAGACATCGTGAAATATCCAAACTATGCTCTACCTATGCAGAGCCACTTGCACAACTTGGTAATAGTGATGTAAGAAAGCGAATACATTGCTCACTTAATCCAATAGGCACAGCGACAGGTAGATTTTCCTGTACCAACCCCAACCTACAAACCATTCCTAGTAAATCCAAAGATGGTAAAATTATTAGAGAATGTTTTGTTGCTCAAAAAGGGTATAAGCTAATAGGTTGTGACTATTCACAAATTGAGCTTAGATTACTTGCACATTTCACTAAATCTAAACCACTTGTAGATGCATATCATGATGGTAAAGATGTACATTCTGCCACTGCAAGTTCCATATTTCAAATACCTATTGATCAAGTAGATGAACAGAAGAGAAGAATTGGTAAAGGTATTAACTTTGCACTTATCTATGGTCAAGGTCCACGAGCCCTTGCAGAAAGTGTAGGTGTATCTGAGAGTGATGCAAAATTGTTTATCCAAAGATACTTTGACAATGTTAAAGGTGTTAAGGAATGGAAATCATCTTATATAGAAGAATGTAGATCAAACCTAAACACTAAAACAATCTTAGGTAGAACACGATTATTGCCTGAATTTACAACTAAAGATCGTGAATTGGTAGCAAGAGCAGAAAGAGTATCTGTAAATACTCGTATTCAAGGTAGTGCAGCAGATTTGTGTAATTTAGCTATTCGTAATTTTTATCGTAAGCTACAAGAGTTAAAGATTGATGCAAAACTTCTCTTACAGGTACATGATGAAATCGTTGTAGAGTGTCGTGAAGATATTGTAGAGTATGTTAAGGATTTACTTGTAGACACAATGCAGAGTGTTGTTAAACTAGAAGTGCCACTTATAGCTGATCCTGCTATTGGTAATAATCTAAGAGAAACAAAATAATATAATCTAAGATAAGTGTTTAATAAATAAGGAAAAACTGATATAATAGGTATTGCAAAAAAGATACCTTTAAGGAGCTTAAATGAATACAACAGGCATGATATGTATGGCAAAAAACGGAATGTTAAAAAAAGATTTAGATAAGATCAAAAAAGACTTAACATTCATAGACTATACAGATGAACAATTTCCACAATATAAGCTATATATAGATACAAGTGATTTTATTTATATACCTAGAGGATATGATGATTTTAAATACTACCAAGTAGAAAGCATAGACATACCAAACACTATGCAAGAAAAAACGGAATTTAAAATCACCCTTAGAGAATATCAAAATAAAGCAGTAGATACACTATATGAAAATGTAATAGCTAAAGGTGGTGCAACTCTTATAGGTGGTTGTGGTACAGGTAAAACAATTATGGGAATTGCAACTGCTATGAGAATAAAACATAAAACTTGTATCTTAGTGCATAAAGAGTTTTTGATTGAACAATGGATTGAACGAATAGAGATGTCATGCTCAAATTGTAAGATAGGAATATGGCAACAAGATAAAATACCTGATGATGATTGTGATTTTGTAATAGCAATGGTGCAATCTCTATATGCTAGAACATATCCAAGTGAAGTATATGATAGATTTGATTTGGTAATTACAGATGAAGTCCATAGGTTTTCTGCACCTACATGGCAAAACATTATTAGTAATTTTAAAGCTAGGTATAGAATAGGACTTACTGCCACACCCAATAGAAGAGATGGATTACAAGAAATATTTTACAATCATATAGGGAAATCTGTATATGAAATTCAAGGCACACTATTACAACCAACAATCTTTAGGTATGAAACTAAGATAGGGATAGCAATCAATAAATACACTGATTTTAAAGGTGGATTAAACAATGCTAAACTACTTACAATCCTAGCAGAAAATAAAGATAGAAATACACAAATAGCAACACTACTTACCAATGCAAAAAAACGGAATAGGAAAATACTATTATTATCAGATAGAATAACAATGCTAGATAACTTACTAGATATACTTACAGGTGGTATAGGTGAAACAGAAGATGTAAGGAAATATGTAGGTGGATTATCTAGTAATGAGCGAGAACAAGCAAGTAAAGCTAAAATCATACTTGCCACTTATGGTATGGCACAGGAAGGACTTGATATTCCTGATATTGATACACTATTTCTAGCTACACCTAAAGCAGATGTTGTGCAAGCAGTAGGTAGAATATTAAGACCACACCCTGATAAACTTGAGCCTATTGTTATGGATTTTGTAGATCATACACCACTAACCTATGCTTTATACAAGAAGAGGAAAACAATGTATGAAACTAGCAACTATCTTATAAGAGATTATAAATGACTATGCTTAAATAAAAACATATATAAATAAAATCATAGCACTTGAAAACTGATACTAAGTATGCTATTCTTTTACTATATGAATTTGATTAACTGATTAACTTTTCTTATGTGATCACTTTCATAGAAAACAACAACAACAAAAACATTAGGAGTAGCCAAATGGCAGAACTAATTCTTGCAAATGACTTGCCACAACCAAGCAGTATCGTGGCTAAATTGCTCAAAATCAAGGTACTCAAGGATCAACTCGATCAACTCGAAGAAGAACTTAGAGCAGAATACAAATCAACAAATCCACCTAAGAAACAACAAACATCTTCAGGTGAAATCAGTGTTACAGAAACCCAAAGGCTCACATTCAACAATGATTTAGTATTAGCAGTTGCAACTGCAAAAGGCATTGATCCATGTGTTCTTGGTGAATTTGCTTTTAAGGCTGATGAAAAGAAAATCCAAGCAAGTATTTCTGCAGGCTTAATTACAAACGAAGAATTGAGTGGTGCCGTAAAAATTAGCACCTTCGATAGATTCACCATCAAGCCAACTGAAAATGTTGTAAGTAGTCTTTCTGTACAAGCTAAATCTGTTTTATTACAGTTAGCATCTGAAAAGATTTAAGTGTTCTGCATAGGTTTTTCTTCTACCAAGCACTACAATCACTTAAAAAAACGGAGTATTACAAAATGGTAGTAGAAAAACCAATCCAACCAATCCAGCCACAAACAGTTAAAAATCCTGTGTTCTTTGAAGATGATGCACCTATTACTTCTATAGAAAAAGATAGCATTAAGAAGAAACAAAATTCTGCTTATTTTAGATCCTACTATTTGAAGAATAAAGAGAAAATCCTACAAAGAAGAAAACACAGGTACTTAAACGACCCTGATTATAGAGAAATCATTCAAAGGTCTAAAGAGTTTGCTAAACTAAGAAACCTTGAAGTATCAAATAATCTAGAGTCTACTACTATTTCCCCTGTTGCTACAGGTAATCCACTTGCAAATAGAGCTAAGAAACTCAAAATCAAATCACCTACTTTAGGTGAGGCTGTTGTCAAATTCTTAACGATTGGGCAACTTGCAGAGGCTATTGGCATTGCTGTGGCTACTTGTAGAAAATGGGAACGAATGAATATTTTACCCCCTAGCAATTATCGAAATGAAGGTGGTCATAGATTATACTCTATTGATCAAGCACAACTTGCTACTGATATTTATCATAAGCACCTAAATAAATTTGCAGATAAATGTGAAAAATGGCGATTGACAGAAGATTTTCAAAAAGAACTCTTTGACTCTTGGCAATCTTTACATATGGGGGTAAATCCAAATCGCTTTAAGCACACTGATCTATCTAAGCTAAACGATGCTTTAGATGAATAAACAACACACTAAACAAGGATATACCATGACAACAGGTAAATCTTGGGTACAAGTAGGCGATAAAGCCGAACAAAAGACAATCCCAAACGAACAAATCAGCACACCAGCTACAATCACTGTATCTTCAGGTATCACACTCAATCTTGGCAACTATGAGTCACTTAGAGTAGATGTTGGTATCTCTTTACCATGCAAACCTACTAAGAAAGATGTAGAAGAAACTTATACTAAAGCATTGCAATTTGTAGAAGAAAAACTTGCTGAACAGGTAGCTGAAATCAAATCAAATAAGAAGTAATATAATTATTGACAAGTAAGTACATATCAAGTATGATAAATAGCCAACTATGAAATAGACAAACAAAGGCTATTAAATGATGTTTAAAAAACCAAATAAAACGGATGTAGAAAAAACAACAGAAACTACACCTAAACCAATCGAAACAAAGACAAGTGATACTTTTAATTCTTTATTGAAAGACATCAACAAGAGATATGGTGGAATGACTATTGTAAATGCTAAAACAAGTGCAGTACTCAATAGAAGAAATCGTATCAAAACAGGGATATTTGCATTTGATCTTGCTTTAGGTGGTGGAATACCAACAGGCACAATCACTACAATCAAAGGTGAATATTCAAGTGGTAAATCTGCAATTTCACATAAGATTGCATCTGCATTTCAAAGAGTGTGTAGAAATTGTGGTAATCCATTAGAAGAATGGAATGAAAGTAAAATGCAAGCTAAACTCATTCACTGTTGTGATCAACCTGAAAGAATGAGAGTTGTATGGTTTGATGCAGAAGGCTCATTTGATAATAATTGGGCATCTCGTCTTGGTATGCATTTAGATAGCACATTTGTTATTCGTACTGAATTTGCAGAACAAGGGATTGATGTTGCTGACACTGTTCTTAGATCAGGTGATTGTGATTTACTTGTATTAGATAGTGTTGCACAACTTACACCATCTACAGAAATTGAAAATTCTGCTGAGAAATGGCAACAAGGATTACTTGCAAGACTAATGAATAAGGCTATGCGAAAATGGGTATCTGCTCAAAATGCAGGCTCACTTAATCGAGCATACTCACCTACAATTTTACTAATCAATCAAGTAAGATTAAACATTGGTGTAATGTATGGAAATCCTGAAACATCACCAGGTGGTAAGGGTATTGAATTTGCATCATCTGTTATTCTTAGGTGTAAGAGAAAAGGCTACAAGATGAATAATGTTGATATGCCTATCGGACATGAGATGGAAATTGCAATTCAAAAAAATAAGACTGCACCACCTAACAGATCATGTGAGCTTACAATCCATATTCAAAATGCAGACAATTACAGAGCAGGCTCTACTGATGAAATTGCTCAAGTGATTGCTCATGCTGAAAAATGGGGTGTGATTGAACGAAAAGGTGCTTGGTATCAACTGTCTAAAGATCATAAAGCACAAGGGATTGAACAATCATCTATTCTTTTAGCTGAAACACCTGCATTACTACAAGCAATCAAAGATGCAACATGGCAAGCAGAAATGAAATACTTAGGTAATATTGACGATGAGTGAATTATCAAAAAAATTGGGGATTAAAAAACCTAAGCCTAATCTATTTGAAACTGAACAAAAGACAAATAGACAAAGAGGTGATAAACACGAACAAGATACTGCAAATGAAATCAATGGTAATACACAACCAAATTCAGGTGCAACTGCATGGCAACGATATAAAGGAGATGTATCTAGTGATAACTTTTTATATCAATGCAAACTAACAGATAAGAATAGATTTACGATCAATGAAACGATCTTAGCTGAAATCACAAGACAAGCTAGAGTAAATCATAAAGACCCTGTTGTTGTGATCAAAATGGAAAGCATACAGAAACCAACACCTAATGAATGGTGTATGATACCTATGGAAGTGTATAAATATTTAATAGGTGAATGAAACTTTTTGACAAGTAAAATCAAACTAGATATGATCTGATTGTTCATGTCTAAATACATGATATAAAAAAACGGAATAGCTAAAAAAGGATTTAAAATGATTGAATACTCAAGAAGAAATGTAGATATATCTTTAGATAAAATCACTACTACATTTATCAGCAATCCAAGACAATCTTATGATGAAGATTATATCACATCACTTATGCAGAGTATTGCAAGTATTGGTCAACAACAAGCAGTATGTGTATATGAAATTACTAAAGGTAAATATGGACTTGTATGGGGATTTTGTAGATTTAAAGCGATAGAAGAACTATCCAAGCATGGTGAAGGTGATAATACCATTCGTGCAGATATTTTAGATCCCAAGACTAATATGGGGGATTTACTATTACTTAACCTACAAGAGAATGTTGTAAGAAAACAATTGACACCTTTAGAAGAGGCTAAGGCAATTGAATACCTACAAGATCATAAAACACAAGATGAAATTTGTGATGCTTTAGGTTGGTCAAAATCCCTATTTACACAAAGATCAAAAATCCTTAGCTATTCTGAAATCCTACAACAAGCTATTCAAGATGGATTACCTACTAGAGCAGCATCTCTTATCTCTGAATTACCAGAAGAATTACATGAGAAGTATATTGATATTGCAATGACTACATCTGTAGTTAAATTAAGAGAATTGATTGATGCTTATCTTAACTCTAATCAAGATGAAAGAGAGCCTGTTGATGTATCTAGCATTACACTTGATACAAATGATGAAGAAGAAGAACAAGAAGATAATGATACTGATTATATTGAGTCACCTACATTATCTAGAGCAGGTGATTTAAGGGATTTACTATTATCCTTACTATCTCAAGTTACAGATAGTGATGATCAAATTATGGCAGTTCAATCCATTGATTTTACAAGACTACTATCCGTTGATCAAGATCGCTTATTATCCGTCCTACAATTCTTAGCTAGTGATGATGATGATATTGAATATGAAGAAGTAGATGATGATGATGATGATGACTTTGATGATGATGATGATGATGAGTAATAAATGATTACGGTAGCTATTCCTGTATTTAATACTAAGCCTGCATATTTACTTGAGGCTATTCAATCAATCATATCACAAACATATACAGAATTTGAGTTAATGATACTTAATGATGGCTCTACATATCGAGATACACTTGCATTTTTAACTATTGTTGAAACACTTGATCCTAGAATTAGGTATATCAACTTTAAACAAAATCAAGGTATTGCAAAAATAGGTAATGCAATCTTCTCTTTAGCTAAATATGATTTAATTGCAAGATTAGATAGTGATGATATTGCACTACCTACAAGACTTGAAAAACAAGTTAAATACATGAATGAAAATCCAAATGTAGATATACTTGGAACAGGATTACACTTTTACCAATATGATGAAAAAAACGGTTGGTATAAAGGACAATCCCAAATATTCTACCCACAAATAGACAAACAGATTGCAACTAATTCTATGTGGTTTATCCACCAACCTTGTTGTATGTTTAGAAAAAGTAAAGACTTATACTATGATGAAACTATAGAATACTTTGCAGAAGATTTTGATCTATTTATTCGTGCAATTAAACAAGGTAAGATACTACACAATTTAGATGATTACTTAAACCTATATCGCATACATAGTAATAGTTTATCTGCTCATCACTTTTCAAATCCTAAGCATTATGATAGAATGTTATTACTTAGAAAAACACTGTTAGGATAATAAAATGCTAGACCAATCACTACTTGATAGGGTAATGCCAAGAATATCTAAATATGATAAATTTGAGCAGAAAATAAGATTATCTCATCTTAGGTATACAGATGATGGGTATATGGTTACACAAAAACCAATCAATGATAGGAAATACTTTAATCTTACTGATTATGCTAAAGACAATCTATTAGGTAAATTAGGAATACCTAAGAATTACTTTGCAAAAATTTCGGAAAGAAACAAAAAACTATCTGTAGAAATGATCAATGATGGATTATTAAGTGATAAAGAACACTACACAATTAAATTCATGGACGATCATATTCGTGGTGTTCTTAATAGTGATGTAAAAACACTTGATGATATGACTATGCTAGCAGCAGTACAACAAGGTTTAAATGATACTGATTATGAATTAAGATCACTACATGTAGACCATAATGGATTATTCTTAAAACTATTATTTAAAGATACATACAATGACACATCTGTATATGCTAGATCATCTTCTCTTAGAGGTGGAATTACAATTACAAATTCAGATAACCTATATGCTGAAACAAGTGTAAAACCATTTTTATTTAGACAGGTATGTACAAATGATGCAACAATGAATAGTGAGAAATCATTTATTCTTAAAAACAATGTAGGGTATTCTAAAGAAGATTTATCATATAGAATTGCATCACTTGTAGCTTATTCTGTACTTAATGGTGGTGAATATGCAAGAGTTGCACTTGGATTAAATACCCTATCCATACCTAAGGATAAAATTAAAGGTATTATTGAGCAACTATGTAATCAAAATGATCTTAGTGTAAATGAAATTAAGCAGATTATTGTATCATTCAATAAAGAGCCACTCTACACACCTTTTGGGATATGTAATGCATTTACAGATTGTGCTAAGAATTTTGAAACTACTGATCTATTTAAGAAACAAAAACTTGAAGATATAGGTGGACAATATTTCAACTTACCAAAAGATAATTGGAAAGAATTACTAAAAATAGCATAGCTAATGTGTTTATATGCAAACAGCATTGACACAGAAAAGACAGACAAAGATATGAAAAACATACTTAAAGAACTTTACAATCCTGAGAACTATACAAAATCAGCAGTAGCTAAAGAAGATGCACAACAAAAAACGGAAGTTAAAAAAGAAGAAGAACAACCAAAATACAAAAAAGGAACATTCTTCTCTAACATTGACCTAAGTAATAAAGAAGTAAAACAATCTAAAGCATACACTGAATATCCTGTAAAATCTTTAGGGATTATATCTGTAATAGATAAGCATATTGAACAGAAAAAGAATGAGCCACGATTTGGATTTCACCCATCTTCAATTTCTTTAGAAGATCCATTTTGTGCAAGGTATCATGCATTCCGTCATACAAGAGATGCACTATTCCAAACAGGTATCTTTGAAACCATTGAAGAAGCAAATCAAGCATTATCCATTCGTGGTAGATCAATAGATGTAGCATTACAAAGAGTATTTGATACAGGTCATGCACTACACTCTATGTATCAAAATGATTATCTTTCTAGCATTCTTTGGGGTAAATGGGAAAGATATAATAAGGAAACAAAACTTGCAGAAGAACACATTGGTCATAAACCCGAAGGCAGGGGATGGGAATATATTGAGCCTACAATCAAAAATTCTGAATATGAAATTACAGGTCATACAGATGGTATTCTTAGAATAAATGATGAATGGTATCTACTAGAGATTAAAAGTGCAAATGATGCAAGTTGGTCATTTATGCATTCACCTAGAGATGCACACCAAAAACAAGCACAGTTATATTTACACTCTACATTGATTGGGTTTGAAGAGATAGAGCCAAAAGGTGTTGTATTTTTGTATGTAAATAAGAATACATCTAAGGAAAAGGAATTTCTTGTATTAAAAGATAGCACAATGATACAACCAATCTTTGACGGCTTAAAGCTATTCTATGATTGCCTAGATAAACAAGAACTACCATCTAAGGTATGTTTAAGAAAGAAATGCCCTAGAGCAAATGATTGTCCTGCTCAAGAACTATGCTTTATGCTAGATGCAGGTATTGTAGGTGCAAAACAATTACAAAACATGATTTCCAACAGGTAAAAAACGGAACATTAAAAAACCAAACAGATAAGACACTACAAAGGAAACACTATGTCATTCTATGAAAACAAACCAATTACAAAGAAACAACAAAATACAAGTGAATACACTACAACATCTCTAGACACACAGATGGTATTTAAAGTACCACAAATGCCTACAATGACAGATGAAGAATTACAATCACTTGAATTACCTTTAGATTTATCACAATGCCCAACAGACCAGCTTGTAGCATTATTCACCTACTATACACACCTTGTAGCAACTACAGGGTATCAACTCTCACTGATTGCAGGTAATGAATTACAATTACAGGTAGAGGTAGAGAGTGAAACTGCAATTCAATACTCTCAAGCAAGCTCAACTAAAGTAGGTGATAGAAAGCAGCAAGCAAGTGCATCTTTATCCGTTGTTAGCCTTAAACAAGAACTAATTCAAGCAACTAAAGATAAAATCATTGTAAATGCATTGCTAGAGGGTTATAAGACTAAATACTATTCTATTAAGAATGAACTTGATAGACGAGTACATATTAGGTACGAACATTCCTAAACCAACCATAACACAAGAAAAACGGAACAAACAAAAATGGAAGAAAAACAAATTATCAACTTAAAGGTTAGTGGTAAATCTGATCCATCTAAAGTAGCAGGTGCTATTGTAAAATATATGCATGAAGGTAATGAAGTAGAAATCACTACTATTGGTGCAAGTGCAATCAATCAAGCAGTAAAAGCTCTAGCAATTGCAAGGGGAATGGTAGGAACAAGTGGCTATGATTTATCATTTATTGTAGGTTTTGCAGAAGAAACAATTGATGATGAATTAAGAACAGCAATTAAATTCTTCCCTATCAAGACTAAATTTGGTAAATAATAACTACTCACTACTCACTCACTAAAAAAACGGACATTTAAAAATGGCTAAAACACAAATGCCTACTAAAGATAAAGGCACAACCAAACCAAAGAAATGCTAAACACTAATCTATACACTCTTTAGATATAGATAAGAAAAAACGGAAGATACAAAAATGACAAAAGAAAAAACATATAAAATTGTAGAGATGTATGAAACAATACAAGGTGAAGGCTTTTGGTCAGGTCACTCTATATTCATCATTAGATTTAAAGGTTGTAATGTATGGACAGGTAAAGAAAGTGATCGACATAAAGCTAAAGCAATGTGTGGATTATGGTGTGATACAAACTTTGTAGATACCAAAAAGGAAAAGAAAGGTGGTACATATACCCTAGATGAATTAGAAGAATATGTACTAACCAATGTATCACCTGAAAGAACACCTATCATTCTACTTACAGGTGGTGAACCAATGTTACAGGTAGATGCTGAATTGATTACTTCATTTATTGATATGGATTTTAGAGTACATATTGAAACCAATGGAAGTCAGTCAGTAGAAGAAGTTCTAAAGGTAATCAATGAAAATCCACCATTTATGATTAGTACGGTATGGGTAACAGTATCACCTAAGCCACCATTACCATTACATAAGAGTTTATTTGATTTACCACCATTTGCATTAGAGTTAAAGTGTGTGTTTGATAAACAGATGGATTTACATGCTTATGATGATTTAGAATGTTATGCTAGATATATCCAACCTGTTGAAATTGATGGTAAGACTAATCTACAACAGTGTATTGATTTTGTTATGAATAATGGCAATAGATTTGCACTTACAACACAAGCCCATAAAGTTTGGAAAATTGAATAAAATTAAGCAATAATCACAATAAACTTGATACATAGAGTGTTTAATGTTAAGGTTTTATGGTTGTTGTTGAAGTAGCTCATTTGATCTCTTATCCTTGGGGGATTGAATGGGCTATTTTATTTTAATCTCTTTATATGCTTTAAAATGCTTTAATTTGATCATTCTATACTTGTTTAATACTTACCTATCTAAAACATATAATCTATTCTTAAAATGCTTTAAATCATGCTTAAAATGAATTTTTATCTTTAATCTATATCAATCATTCATACTTGTTTTTTTACCTATATCAATTTTTAATATACCTGATCAAATTCTAATGATACCAATTTTATAGTAAAAATAAATAAATATCAGCACTTTACAATTTACACTTTCTCAATACTCATTTATAAAATCACTATATATTTCAATACCTTAGACAATATAGAAATTTGATTTTTTCACTAAGAAATGATATAATGACTTTGCTTTAAATGATCACTTGATCAAAACCACCTACATGATGACGGAGAAAAGTCAAAATGAGAACAAAAAGAACAACCGTTTCAGGTGTCTATTGGGACATCTTGGTAAAAAATCACCACAACGGCACAAATACCATTCCTAAGAAACCATTCAATTCAAATTGGAATGACAGTCATACACCTGTTGTAGATCACTCTTGGAACAAATACTCAAAAACAATTAGAGTTATGTTTGATGTTATTAGCAATGGTGAAGATTATCCTGATCGACAATATCAGATCAATGTCGTCAATGTTTGGACATCATGCCCTGATAGTAGTAAATTCAATGACTACACAGATACACAACTTGCTTGGCTACATAAACTTATGACAGTATGTGTGATCTTAAACGAACTTGTAGTTAGCGATAGTAGTTTAAATCGTGATATTGTTAAGATCAACTCTATCTTAGACACTTTATATGCTAAGCAAGATGATGTATCTAAGATCAAATTAAATGATGCACAAAGAGAAAATGCATTGATGCTTTTAGATCAATATAAGGCTCACCCCAAAATGTTAAGGCTATCCACAATCAAATAATGGATATTTACGATATACACTAAGTAATCTATACTTGTATCATAAATTCTTTCATAAACCACACTTGCAACAAACGAGATTAAAATGCGAGAACTCACTTTTGAAGAAGAAACAGCAATCACTTTACTAGAAACTGCTGTAAGACTAAAACCCAAAGCAACTGCACTCAAAAACGGAGCAGAAAAACTTTTGTCATTTTTAAACTCTAACAGATCAGAACGACCAAAACTGACTGAAAAGAATATTGAAGAACTTGACAATGTGTTAGCTAAACATGGTATCAACTTGGCAGTATTGTTAAAGACACAACCTACTACACAAGCTAAACAGACACCTATCGTAAATCCTGCAATGGAAGCATATAAACAAGCATTTGCGATTGCAACACCTATTGTTAGTGATAGTAGTGTTGAACAACCAAAGGCAACTGTTACTGTGCTAAATAGCCAAATCGAAACAATTAAGAGTAAATTGTTAAAGTTAAGACTACAATTCAAACTTGATGATAAAGCAAACAAAAACAAGAATGAATGGCTTGATACCTTTTCTAGTGATTGTTTAGATCGTATTGCAAAATATGGTGATCGCACAAAATTTACAGATAAGCAGATTGATGTGATCAACAAATATGTACAAGATGATGATAACAATCTTAGCTACACACCACAGACAAACTACACACTTGCAGATGTTAGTGGTAATAAGCTAAGAGAACTTATCCTACATACTCGTGATGTAATGGGCAAATATGCTATTGTAGGTGATACAATTCAGCACAACTACTCTATGTTATGGAATACACAAAGTGCTACAATCAACAAGCTACTTACACTTGAACTTACAGATGCACAAATTGTTTGGATTGTAGACTTTATGATCAAACTACAAGAAAATAGTCGTATTGTTGCTAAGGATCACAAAGAAGATGATCGTAGAAAAAACTATTTCAAATGTGTAGAACTACTTAAAAAACTTGTAGATGGTTTAGCTACCAAACAAGACTTACTTACTAAAGAAGATCGTGTGTTTTTACAAAGCTATGTTAAAAATACTTGGTCAAATGAGCCAATCCAAGAAGTAATCAACAGAACTGTTGAAACACAAAGAGAAAGACAATAACAACAAATGTCAGACACAAAATACAAAACAAGGTTAAGATTAAGAGTATTCAACATTGAAAAAGAAAAGCTCTATTTCTTAAATGTGGATTATAGCTACAATTCTATGACTATTGCTAAACAACATCAGCAATCAACATATGAAGAATGTGAAGAAATTTGTGCTACCTTAGCACTGATTGCAAAATCAAATGGACTTGACAATGATGAGCTACAGGCAATTGTAATTCCTTTAGTGGATTATATGTATATGAACCATGCAAGCTATGATCGTAAGGAATTTAAAGATGATGTGCCTAGAACTACTGCACTATGTAGAATGATTGAAATCACAAATATCTACAAGTATTTAGGTGATATTAAGACAAACACAATCTTTAGTGATTATCTCAAATCCAAAGATATGTTATGGGGTATTTAAGATCATACTAAACTAGACTAAAAAAAACGGAATTTAAAAAAAAGGCAATAGGTAAAAAAATACGAACATATTTATATATGTTTAGATATTTATAACACTCACTAAGAACATTATAATTGATTATATCTTTTATGATATTCTTTTTTTCAACAACAAGGAGATATTGTGCAAGCACTTATCAAATTCTTAGCTACATACCATTCAGTTATAGGTGAGATCGTACCCCAACACTCTCTTATGCTATGTGTATGCTTGGCAGATAAAATCATTGGTATCAACACTACTGTAGATAACCTTACTACTAGATGTTGTGTCAATAAATATGCAGTAGACTTACTTGCATCTCGTACAGGTTATGTTGTCGTTCAAGGTAATAACATTTACTTACAAGATACATTCTTTAAGGATTTCAACATTGTTCAACAAGAACTAGCTATGGAAGTCGTATACATTGATAAATATGTAGCACCTGAACAACCAATCGTTAGAACAGAGCAATCACCACCTGCAATCATGCTTACAACAGATAGTGGTGAACAACGATACATTGAACTTGTGCCTGCTGGTAGCACAGAAAAACCTATCCAACTGATCAATAATACAGATGCTTTAGGTACACTTACTAAAACACTCATGGCTACTGCTGATAAAAAGGCAAGCACACGAAAGGCAGCACCAAAACAAAAAGCTACACAAGAAGGTAGCACTAATGCTGTTATTGTTGCTTTAGAGTTGTTTGATGAGTTATATCGCACTAAGTTTGCTGATTTGCCACCACCTAAGCATTCAATGAAAGATCGCACATCACTTAAAGAACTTGCTGATCACTTTGGTGGCAAGGTTTTGTCAGATACAATTCAATGGTTTTTCACCAATTACGAAGAACTAAAGAAGAAATATAATTGGTCTTATCCTAGTGTTGGACTATTCTACGGTTTCAGAAATTCAATCTTCCCATTAGCTATCAAGAACGAAAAGGTTGATAACAATGTAAAATGGGGATCACACCACAAGGAAGATAATGAGAGAGATGATGGTGATGAAGTTGGATTTGGTATCAAGTTAGATGATGAATAATTGACAGATTATATTTGTTTATATATAGTATGACTACTTGCATAATACAACATAGGAGTAGTCATAATGCAAATCACTACATTAAATTTAAAAGGTTGCTTGATTGATCAATTATTGGTAGATGAAGAAAAACCAAGACACAAGCTAATGAAAACATACTCATATAAAAATAAATGGTTTGTGGAAATCTATGAGGCATTTAATTCACGAACTAATTCAAGAACAAGAGTATTTGCAAATCTTTTAGCACCTGATGATGCTTTTAGAACAATCCCTACACTTGCAACTAAGCATAGAATTTTTACATCTATGTATGAACATAAGAATATAGATGAATTGGAATACCAAGATTTAGTTAAAGGTATGTAAGATAATCTATCAAACTTAAACATAACAACAACAAAAAAACGGGAATTTAAAAAATACCTTAGATATATACTAACAACACTTAGATCGTTATACTCTATACCATATCAATCATTGATATATTTTTTCTATTCCGTTTTTCTCAAGGAAACACAGATGACACAACAACAATACTCAAGACCTAGAGTTGAACTTACACCAAAGGTACTTGATAGATTAAACATCGGTAAACGATATTGGCAATCGTCCTTAGATACCTTGCCTAAAGAAAGCAAACACTATTCAATCACTAAAGAATATGTTAAGGAATTTGCACTTAAATATGAGCCTAAAGGTATTGGCTTGTTTCTATGGGGTAACAATTCCACAGGTAAAACATGGACTGCTACTGCTATCCTTAAAGAACTTGCTCATATTGGCTACACTGCATACACTATCTTAGGTGATGAACTTCGAGCAATTTATATAAACAATCAGATGTTCGATCCTGATAACTCTATCATTAGATGGGTAGAGAATGTCGAAATCCTTTTGATTGAAGATATTGGTAAAGAGTATAATGCTAGTGGCAGTGGTTGGGCAGAACTATGCTTTGAAAACCTGCTTAGAAAGCGATCACGAAATCTAAAGGTAACTATCATTACTACAAATTTGTCACCAGATGAATTTAAAGATAGGTACAAAAACTCTGCTATGGCTATCTTACTAGAGTCAATGATAGCTATACAAGTGAAATCAACTGACAATCGTGCTAAAATCCAAGCAGAGATACAAAAAACAATCGTTAATCCTAGCTAAAAAAACGGAACATATAAAAAGGCATAGTAATGTTAAAAGGTAATTTAGATTTTAAATCACTAAATGATAGCTTAGTATTATGGTTTGAGATAAATACATTATTTACTCTAGATCATACTAAGAATTGCTATGTCATCAACAAAGAACGAATATTATTTATACATAGTGTACTTATTAAGCACTCGATCACTATCGTTAAGTATGATAATATAAATGTATGCTTTGATGATCTAAACATTAAACTAGATATTCTTGTTTTTAATAATCGTTTAGATTGTCAAGCTACTCTTTTAAGAACACCAATCCCATTCCACTTGGTAACATTAGATGAGGAAAATCCAAGTAAAGAAACAACAACATTCACAGATAGCCTTTTATCAACATATAAGGTTTCTCGTTCTCACCTACGACAAGGATAACACTAAATGGACATTTCAGGTCACATTTTTTCAAGGATCATTTTAGATGATCAAACTACAATTCAAAAGGTTATTGATAGCTTATCACCTGAAGTATTTGTAGATAAGGATAGGGATATTTATACCTTTATCCAAGATTATTATCGTAACTACGGTAGCCAACCATCAGCAGATGTATTGTGTTCAGAATTCCCCACCTTTACCGATAGGTATGTAGAGTGTGATGAGCCTATTGAATTTTACATTGCTAAAGCTAAAAAACAATTCCTTAGTAATCTACTACTCACATTATCCAAAGACATTGCAATCAATCTCAAAGGTAACAAAGACCCTTTTGTAATTCTTGATGATAAATTAAGATCAGCAATTGCTAAAGCAGACATTCTTGCTACTGAAACACGAGATGATAATTGGAGCTCAAGTGGTTTAGATCGCTTTGATGAATACAAACAAATTCAATCAAAACATGGTATTGAAGGTATCATCACACCTTTCCCTAGCCTTAATGGTTATATGCAACTTGTAGATGGCACACTTAATTACATTGTTGCTAGACAAGGTGTGGGTAAAACCTGGTTACTTTGTAGACTAGCAATTCATGCTCATGAGTGTTCAAATAAGATCGTTATGTTTGACACTAGGGAAATGCCAATCAATCAAATCGGTAGAAGATTAGATGCACTCAAATTCAATCTATCCTATGAAGAACTTCGTAAAGGTGATCTAAACTCTTCTGAAGAACAGAGATGGCAGATTGAATTACAAAAACAATCTCAGCTTAATTACCAACCTTTTCACCTACTTGAAGAGAGTGGTGGTGTTATGGCACTTGCATCTAAGATTGACAAATACAAAGGTGGTATTCTATTTATAGATGGTGCATATATGATACCTGATGATAGATCAAAAAATCAAAATGCACCTGAGTGGCAAAGAATTACCAATGTCATGAGAGATTTAAAGCGACTTGCTAAACAGAAAAACATTCCCATTGTTGTATCATTACAATTCTCTAAAGAAGCATCCAACACAAATGGTAATGCATCAAATATTGCTTTAGGTGATGTTGCAAAAGAAGCTGATTGTATCTTAGGTTTATTCCGTTCAGAAGATCAAAAAAATTCCGAACGAGCTACAATCAAAATTCTTAAAAATCGTGAAGGCACAGAGATGGGGCAAATTGAACTTGATTGGCTATTATCCAAAGGTGTAATCAAAGAAGTTGATCATGATGTTGACTATTCTGTTGTAGAGCCTAAAGCACAACAACCTATCACTTGGGATCACAAACCTATCATTGAGCCTGTTAAACCTATACAGACCAATACACAAATGCATTCTTCTAGTGATTGGGACAGTAATAACACTATTGTTAAACAATGGACTACACAACAACCTACACAGAATACAAATGCAAGTGGTTGGTATATGAATGATGATGGTGATATTGATTTTTAATCTAAGCTATTGATTGATTTTACTTAGATACTTATACTATATATAATTTCTTTTCTATCACTTATTCTTACTGAAAAAACGGAACAGTAAAAGATGAAACAACAACAAATCATTAACCTATTAAAATCCATAGGTATATACTCAAGACAAGGTGCAAGTGATAATCTTATTGTTTGTTGCCCTTTAGCTGAATATAGAGAACTACACCAATTTAATAAGGATAATAAACCAAGTATGGGTATCCTTGTTAAAGATGCAGAGCCTTGTATCATTCACTGTTTTACATGTGGGTATAAAAATATCTCTTTAGCTAAAATGCTACTTGAATTACAACAGTATAGACCTGATGATCAAGCACTTGATGTTGCTATTGATCAAGCTACATTGATTGAATTACCTAGTGAAGATGAAGTGTTATCACTAATCAATGACATCACTAATAATCAAGCTAGAAATAATGGTAATTACCTATTGCCTAAATATGAAGAAGATACACCTTTAGATACTTCTCTATGGGATACTTACAAGAAGAAATACCATAAATACTTTGAAGATCGTGGTATCACACTTGATACTTGTAAGGATTTTGAAAGTGGCTATGATCGTGAGAAAAAACGAGTAATGCTACCTGTATATGATAAAAACAACATTCTTAGAGGTGCTGTGGGTAGATCAATCATACCTAACATTGATCCCAAGTATTTAAACTATTGGGAATTTAATAAAGGTAAATACCTTATGGGCGAACACCTTATACATAAGAACAACATCTTGATTATTACAGAAGGTATGTTTGATCTACTTAAAGGCTACCAATACCTAAAGCAGCATGATCTCTTAGGTACTTATAGCATTGTTGCTCTTATGGGGGCTAGACTTACAGATATTCAAGCAATCACTATTGTTAAACTTGCAGGTGAAGTTGTATTATTTCTAGACAATGATGATGTAGGTAGAGAAAACTCTAAGCATATTGCTACATTACTTGCTAAATCCATTATGGTGACAGGTGTAAATTGGTCAGTCCTTAAAACAAATAAAAAGGACTTAGGCGAATTAAGCTATGATGAATTTGATACTATGCTTAACTTAACAGAGATTATGTAAATTTATTGCATGATCATTGATAAAAAAACGGAATTTTAAAAAAATCCTTAGCACTATACACTCTACACTAAGAATGTTATTATATATCTATCATAAATTGATACACTTTCTTTTTATGATACCAACAACCAAAGACACACAAGGACATATAAGATGATGAAAGAATTACATCTTGAATTACCTGTTGTAGATAAAGAAAATACCCCACCTGTACTTCCTAGCAGGTATATCACAGTCGTTGAATTAGTAGATCCAAATGATGAACGATTAAAGGGTATTCCACACAATCCAACAGATGAAGAATTAGAAACAATCATTCGCAAATATGAACAAGAAAATGAATGGACTAATAGAGTATGGGAGTCATATATTGATGAATACAGAAACCCTACAGAATAACTCTATTGATTTCCTACAGTACCTTGATACTTACAATCTAGTACAAGAGATCAATTTCAAAAGATCATGTATTGAACATAATGGTGAGCCCTTTTATGTAAAGTATCAAATCGCTAATATTGTACAGATTTTGCCAACAGATAATGGCACATACCGTTGCTACCACTCAACAAATAGTTCTATCAAAGACATTAGAGAATGTAATTTTGATGAATTTACAATTGATTTTAGTGATGGCTCTGTTGAGATGTGCTAAGACTATAAACCTATGGATATTTAGATTTATAATACTGATCACTGATTAAAACCTTTTTATGAGAACTAGACTTGTTAGACCGTACGAATATGGCTTATACAAGCACGACCACCTGCATCATGATATGGTGCTAAACACAACCACAACCACAAGGATAACTCTATGAGAGATGCCTACAATTACAAACAATATTTAGATGATGATCATATCTTGGATATGGAATATTATTCAGGTGAATCAGATGATGAATATGAAAATGAAGCACAACTTGAATTTTGCACAGAAACCATTGGTGAATTGCTTAAAACAATGGTCAAGCTAAGAAATACAGACTCAAACACTGTTCACCTTGATGCTTACAATATTGGCTGGCAAGCACATTCGGCAAGTAAGCTATACACTGTCGATACAAACGATAGCGATCACACTGCAGGACTTGACTTTATCCACAAGACATTCATGCATAGATACGATGGTATTAAAATCTATGTTAAGGAAATTGACAAGCTATACACCACTGTCCATAATAATGGATTTGTTGTGATTTGCCATAGTCATGATTGTAATATGGTGATTAGCATATCTTAGCTCTTCATGTTGATATTATAGTGTCTGTATGCTATTAAACTATAAGATACAAAACGGAATATATAAAAACAATAGAGAACACAATGTTAAAACGACTAAAGAAACGATTTACTATTGATTTTAGCAAATCAGAGATTATGTTGTTTGAAAATCAGACAATACTAATCAAAAGACCTAATACTAAATATCATGGTAATATGTGTACTGTTAGATATATGGGCGATCGTGAGAAATCTGCAAAAATCTTATTTACAAGAGCAGAATATGAACGAGAAGAAATCATCTTAGGTAACACAGGCATTTCTGAGGTAGTGATTATTGTTAATTCTAAGAAAAACCTAGAGTATAAATCATACTTTATCTTTACAAACTATTTGGATAAAGAGAATAAGCTATACCGTTCTAGGCACACATACTATGTTTATGATAGGTATAATCCAACTGTAAAATATTTAAAAAATAGACTTACAGATGAAACAATTCTTATAGGTGATACTAAAAAACCTACACAAGAAGAACAAATTGTGCCACAAGTACATAAAAAGAAATCTATTTTTAAGCGATTAAATAAATAGAAAAATCTTTACATATCAAGTATGGTATGATAAAGTGTAAATCCCCCAACCACACAAGGAAAAAAACGGAATGTATAAAACCCTTGAAGAACAGAAACAAGCAATCACTAAATTACTATTAAATCCTGATAGTAATCTATATGATGCAATTGCTTTAGATATTAAACTAGCACTAGAGCCAATGCACATTTCTTTAGTATATCATACACTATCACTATTACCTGATGATCAAGCATTTGATGAGTTAAAGATTATGCTTAGAGCGATTTGTTTAAACCATATTGCCCTTTTAACTAGAGATCAAATTTTGGTAAATGTTATGCCTAAAGCAGCATATGTAGTTATCAAGTATGCATACTCTTTCTTAGATCAAAAATCTCAAGAAGTATACAACAACATTCTTACACAACTTACAGATCCAAGCTATGATGAATTTAAGGCATATTTCTTAGAACAAAAACCTATGCCCCCACACATTGCTTTAGATACACTTAAACAAGCACTACCAACCTTTTCTGAAGGAGAAGAATAATGCAAAACTACACAATCACACCAATCTCAGCAGATACATGGAACACCAACGATCAAGAACTTGCAAATGAAATTGCCACATCAGTAATTGATAGTGGATTTTTGACACATGATTTAAGTCAAGCACATTCAATGATTACATTCAATGAAAATGCACCTACCTTTAGATCATTTAAACTAGAATATGGTGATCGTGAATTTGTGCTAGAGATCAATGTATCACTTACAAAGAACAATGGCAGATCAAAACAACTTGTGATCACAGCAAGTTAATAGCTGGCAAAATTAACACTACACTACCAAAATTGCCAAGTGTGGTAATAACTATTTGAAATATATAAAGAAAATACACCACTAAAAAAACGGAATTGACAAAAACCTTATCTTAGATACCATATAAAAAACCAATGATAAGGAAACAAATTGATTAAGAAATACAAAAACACAAAAGATACAGATAAAGATCACCGTATTGAAATTGCAGATCACCATATCTATTTTTATAGCGATATTACAGATGATACTGTTGTAGAGTTAATCCAACTAATCAATGAACTAGAAAGAGATATGCTTGATGTACACTTTAGAACACAGATACCTTTACAATATTTACCTATTCATTTGCACATATCTAGTGAGGGCGGAGATGTTTATGCAGGTTTTAATGCTTATCATTACATTGTGAATTGTAAAGTACCCGTACACACCTATGTAGAAGGATTTGTAGCATCTGCAGGGACATTCCTATCTGTTGCAGGTAAAAAACGGTATATGCAAAAATATGCTACAATGATGGTACACCAAGTATCCTTTAGCACATCTCAATCAATGACATATGAGAAAGTAAAAGATGAAAAAGTAGCTTTAGATATGATTATGAACTCTATCCAAGAAATCTATACTAAACATACAAAGATTAAGAAGAAACCCCTGACTGAATTACTAAAGAGAGATGCATTTATGGATGCAAATATGGCACTTACTAATAACTTTGTGGATATAGTGCTTTAATCTTTTCTATATTCAATGCAATATTTCTAATTTCTCATAAATTTCTAGCTATTTACAATCACTACTTAGATTGATATACTGATTGAATACATGAAAATGTATGTATTTTCTTTACCATTCACAAGTGAGAGCCAAATGATAGACTTTCTTTGCGAAATGATAGCTGAACACTACATTGATATGACAGTAAACTCTGTTAGAAATATCACACCTAGCTATCAAGAACAATTATATAAACAATATGGAACACAATCAAAGTTCCAAATAAATTGTCGAAAACTACTTACAGATGTTGTCGCATACAATGATAGAGTAGACCTAACCTATATCACCTGCATTGCATTTAATGAAAGTAGATTTACATACAATGTTGTTGCCCTTGACGGTGCTAGAGGTATCATGCAGGTAATGCCATCTAATCTTAAAAAATTCCCTAAGAAGAAAGATTGGCAGATTGCAGTAGATTACTTAGAACAAATTATTGAACGATCACCAAGTGAATGTCATGTCTTTAGTGAATATGCAAGTGGTAGTAACTTTTGCTCTAAAAACAAAACCAACAAAACAAGGCAATATGCTAAAAAAATGATGGAATGTAGGCAATTCCTAAATGATAGTATAAATTGTAGGTATTTTGATAGGTGTGGTTGCTAAACACCAAAAAAACGGGATTGTAAAAAAGAAAAAATGATATATACTCTCTAGATACAATTAACAAAGAGAGAGAAATAATGACTATTAAAAAGATTAATCCACCACTAATCATTACACCTAGAGTAGTGCCTAAATTTGATAATATTGAACTAGATGAAACAGAGATAGAAACTGCTGAAGATTTTAGAACAGAACACTTTACATTATCTGAATTAGAACGAGCATGTAAAATCCCTGACAATCTTAGACCTAATGCACTTAAACTACTAGAGAATTTACAAATCATTAGAACTAATATTGGAAAGCCTATTTCTATTTTATCAGGTTATCGTGATGAAGCACTTAATATTAAAGTGAAAGGGGCTCAAAATTCATACCATACAAAAGCTATGGCAGCAGATATTAGAGCAACTGACATTGCACCTAAAGATTTGTTTGCAATCATTGACAAATTGATTAGGGAAAAAAAGCTATCTGAAGGTGGACTTGGATTATACACACGACCAAATGGTTGGGTACACTATGATACAAGGGGATTTAAGGCAAGGTGGACTGATTACTAAACATTATACTTTATACCTTATATTATTTACACTGAATATTTAATAATTCCCTAGACATATACAATTCGCACTTAGAATGTTATAATATACTTGCTTTCAATTTATTTTTCTTTTTTTCTCATAAAAAATTGAATAGCAAAAACCACACAACAAAGAGGTTTACCATGCTACATAGCATTATCCCCCAATTAAAAGTGTTGCCATTAGTAGAAAATGTGCAACAACAAAGTGAAAATGTTTTGATCATTCCTAAGAAGTACCCTAAAGGCTACAAAGAAGAGAAGTGCCAAGAACCATGTACTGCTACATTTCTTTTAACATGCTCAGGTGAATATGGCGAAACACGATTGACCATTGTAGGCTCTACTGAAGATTATAATTCAAGACTTCTTGGCTACAAAAATCCACAAACTTTCACTCGTTTTCGAGATGGAAAAGTGTTTACAATTGGCGACAAAATCGAAATTGGATCAGATGAGTTTATTTCCCTTGTTGCTAATGCTATTAAATATCTATATGGTATGTCTTTCATGAAATAACAAGCACATATTGTGCCTTGACTAAACACTATGTAATACACAACTGATAAACAAAAGATCGGTGCCATATCTAGCGAAATTATCCATACAGGTAAGAAAGGTGTAAAAACCCCATACGGAATAGATATGGCAGATTAGGTTTAGCCTAAGTGGTAAAAAATAAGTAGAAGATCGTTTTACACTACAAGGAGCAAGAGTTCTTTGTTGGACTTAAACTAAACAAGATATATTTAGCATAAATTAAAACAATATCAAATTTAATATTCAATTTGTAGATATTTACCATACTCACTAAGATTGCTATTCTGTAAATGTCTTAAATGACAATGACAAAAACCAACAACAACCACAGAAAAAACGGAGCTTTAAAAAATGTCTTTAGACCTTAGCTTTGAATTTGATGCAACTCTACAAGAACTAGAGAATGCAGGTGTACCACATAACATTCGCTTATATAGAACTTATGCTGGTGCAAAACGATTACACACTATCGTACAAGAACTCTCAAACGGTACAATCTCTCTCTATCAGGATTTGGATAATCGCCATATTGATCAATTGGTATTCTGCTATAGATTAGCTAGAAATGTATTTGACAATGGTCACTTGGTGGATATGATCGAAAACGATACACAATATCGAGATTTTTTTGATACATTGGTTGTAGTCAAAGAAAAAGAAATTAAAACTACCATTCGCCCCTTCTTTTAAAGGAAAAACAAATGACAGACTTCTCAATTACAAGAGATCAAGATGAAATTTGGTTTGGTGTCTTACAACAAAAATTTGGACACATCTCAGAAAATCTCATCAATGACATCAAAATGGCACTACAAGCAAAGCAGAAATTCGGTGCGATTGCAAAATCACAAAAGCAAGCATTGTTCATTCAATTGTCTTTAGAAAAATTAAGGGCAGATTATATGCAATGTGTAAATGCTAGAAAAGAAGGTGACAATGATGATAAAGAGTTATCTACAAGCATGTTCACTACTACAACATTTATGATGGCACAGGTATGTGATATGTATGTAGGCACAAACATTCTACCACGAGCAGAATTACCATTTGATTATGTAGGCATCGCTGATATGTTCATTGATAACCTATGCGAAGATTATGATCGTTTGGTTGTGGAATTAAACAATCACACTATGAGTGAATTTGGTGCACCTTTAGATGAAATCAAACAAACAATCAATATGGTTAAAGAAATCCTAAAGCAAAAACCACAATGATCACTTTATAAAATTCAAATTTAAGTTACAGGTTGCAAACAAAGACCTTGCATATTGATATATAATATAGCTAAATATATTGACAAATTTAGTCAAACTTGATACGATAATAGAGCAACCAACAACAAGCAAGGTATAAATGAAATACTTTTTAAACAAAAAAACAACCGTACAGGTGTATGAATTAAATGGCTCTTGGGATGCTAAGACATTTGATGCAAACTATGAATTTAATCCTGAGAGATATATGCTTATCAAATCACCTGAGCAACATATTGAATTATACTTTGGTGTAATCAACAATTGGCTAACAGTAGACGACAATTCTTATGGATTTGCTGAATATGAAACAGGCTTACATATCTTAGTAAATTACCATGATATAGATGCATTCATTGTTCAATAAAAAACGGGGATTAAAAAATGCTACTTGGAAAACAACTACTAGAAGATTACACCAATTATAAAGAGAGAACTAAACCTAAAGACTTAGAGTCATATAAATTAGGTTGTTTTGAAACTTCCGTTTTTTTGACACTTGGTCATAGAATACCACAAGTACCTTTAGCAATTAAAAACACTTTAGATGTGCTTGATTACTCTATGGTAGAAAGCCAATACTTTACTTGTTTAAGACAAGCAGTTAAAGCAGCACTCTTTGACATCATCATTAGGAAAGATTTCAAATCACTTACTGAGCAACAACTCATTGAGCTACTACAAAAAACGGGTATGGATAAACTTGATTATGTACCTGTTATTGATATGTTAAAAAAGCACCAATCACAATAAAATCAAGAATATATTAAGAAACATACCAAGAATTGATGCTTATTCATTCCCTTTATATACCTATTTAAACTTAATGACTATTCTTTAAAATGCTTATAACCTGTCTTAAATTTAATGTTTATACTTTAATTTTAACTTATATAATAAATAATCCATAATCTAAAATTGATCTAAAATTGATCTAAACTTG